GCTAGTTCTGTAACTCTTCCAATGAATCCACCTGGATTAGGAGGAATTGGTCCGGGTCCGGGAGGAACAACACCGTCACTAGTTACCTTAACGATAAAATATTTCAAATCCTGTTCGTTATCATTTGCACAGGAAATGATGATTGTATAGTCACCAGGGGTGCCGGACGTAAAAACAGCTTTATGGCCACTATCATAGATTTCAAAATCTTTGGTGGCAGGTAGTACTAACCATTTGAAAGTTTTACCGGCTGACTTTGATACGTCAAAACGAGCCAATTGTCCGATCTTGATTTCTTTCGGCCCTTCAAATACAATGTCTGCCTTTGACGAATTGATTGGCGTATTTGGGACGATGTTATAGTCATTTGGTTTCTTCAAATAACTATAAGACCCAACACCCATCACACCAATAGCTAGAAGAACGACTCCTGCCATCACGTAAGTTTTAATTTTCTCCCACATTGTTCTCTCCTCTATGTTCAAAGTCTTAGGATTTAATTTTGTTTTGGATTGTATTTTTTACTTGAGTAATTGCATCAATCCAAGTTGTTGTATTGTTGATCTTGTCCCAGTATATCATATCTAGTTGATCTTCTATATTAGGATATGCTTGACGACGCTTATCTTTATAAGTGCCATTCTTTTCTGCTTGAGTACGAGGATCATCTGGTAACTCGCCTGTTGGAGGCATTATTAAAGTACCTGCATAGGTTACAACGTCACACCCTGGATAAAGTTTTGCTACATTTTGATTGTCATCGTGAGTAGCAATAACCTTACCATTTTTAATTACTAGTTGCATGATATTTATTGTACGTAGTTAATAGCATTCCAGTTACCAACTGTATTAGCTACTGGCGATAAATCAGTACCATTACTTGCAACAAAACCGCCAGATGTACTAGCTTGAGCCGCTTGAATAATAGTATATATACCAGTACCAGTATTATTTGTTACGTAGGTGGAACTTAAATCTACATAAGAGCCAGTTAAGGAAGCGGAGCCTGTGCCATTATATCGAACTTCTCCATACGTCATAGTACAGGAGCCAGCCGACGAAACATACAAACCATGAGAGGTATTCTCATTTACCTTTGATCTATCGGCTGCTAGTCCACCATTAACACTACATCCGAGGCCAAACTGATTTCCACAATAAACTGAATAAGTTCCAAATGCCGAGGCAGCTATACAATTTAGACCCTGAAAGGCATTTCCATTACAAACACAATATTGAGCATTTAAGATACTATTTGATAGGCACGATATACCTGAACTTGCGTTATTACATGAACGAAGATAGGAACCGCTAAGTGACGAAGAATTTTGCAACTGAACACCAAAATAACAATATGCAACCCCAAAATATGCTCCCGTATTTATTGATCCACCAGTATTTAAGGCAAGACCAATGTTGCCCGTATTGGCCACATTATCGCCACCCTCGATTACAAGTTTATCAATATATCCAAGAGTATTTTTATTATTTATGCTAAGAATAGCATTAGTTGCATCATATAATCGTGTTAATATTATACGAGTATCTGTACCTGCTGTAAATGCTTGCCCAGTTGTAGTGGGAAATGCTGCTGAACGGTAGCGGCATAAAAATGTTAATCTATTGTTTACAGAATCAACATTTGTTATCTTATGTACACCCGCCAGTGCATGGGCACGTATAGTATCAGGACTTCCTCTTGCTATATCCCGTGGAATAACTATATAGTCGTTTACCGAGACGCTTACAACACTATTAACATTGATAATTGGATACCAAGCACCTGCCGCACCACTCACTGATTGAAGTGACGTTGATGCTAATACTAAAGGTGAAATTCCTTCAATTTGTATCTGCGAACCTTGTGGATGCTCAATAGTAACCGAAGTTGCAAATTGTCCTGCACCTAAAATAAGTTTAACAATTATACTAGGAGCAATCTTATAATCTGCAAGGTATGTTAATGCTTTATCAATCGAGGCCCAGGGGTTGCCAATTGAACCGTCGCCATTTGCATCGCTACCAGTGGTAGTGATAAAGAAACTAGTATTTGCCGAAATTAAGCCGCCAACCAAATAGCCTGCTGTAGCATGGTCACCCCAGCTATATGCTGTATTCCAGTTAGAAGAATTGTCTGTGACTGACGAGTAAGTGCCAGCCCCATCGCATTTAATTAAACCGTTAATTGCATCTTCTGTAGTTTTATGTGCAAGCGGAGTATATAAGCTGTCATGTGTGTGGTCGTCTAATTTATCTAAAGCTAATTGAACATCTGTTTCATTTGTAGTTAAAATGCCATTAAAATTAGTTGTGCTTGTAAAAATAGCAGCCGCACCGTGGTCTTTATCTTGCAACCCAGTTAAAGCACCGTGATCGCTGGCCATTCCCATACCGGCTTTAACTAATGCTACGTAGTCGAAATCAACCTCATGCGAAGTTGTCCCGCTACTCACATGATAGAAACGCATAATTGCATTTCCAGAACCATCAATATAATTTGTATCAACAACTGGAAAATCAATAAACTTGAAGTCTGCTGATTGAGAAGTTGTAGTTATTGTGTCAAATGCTAATGTGTTATAGTTCCACAGGTCGATATTAACAATGTGTGCTGAGCCTAAACCACGGTAGTTAATATGAATCCAGATTCTATTGAACTCACCAATGCCTGTAAAATTAAATCTCACATCGTAGCCAGGAGAGCCTGATACTTCACCAATATGATAAACGCTACCATCTGATAGAGTTTGAACGCCTGCAACTGTTCCTGCTAATTCATTGCCAACAACTTGAGTCAAGGACGTTGGAGTATATGCAACTTCGTTGATCGCAGCGACTAAATAATCAAGTGTTACTGCGTCTGCACCGTCAATAGGGTCAGCAAGATTTTTTGCATTGAACGCTCCAAAATCAACATCGGCTACGCCAACATTAACTGCTTCTGAGGCTATAAATACGGGGTCAGTTTCAACTAGATTTGCACCGTTAGCTCCGTCTGCGCCCTTTTGGGCCATTAGATTCCAATAGGTCGTATTGGACGTTGGGACACCATTAGCCGCAAGTATATTTATAAATGAGGAGCCAGCATCTTCAACTACGTCATTTTCGACATAAGCAGTATTTACATCCCAAGCACCTTGCCATGTGAATGCACTACCATTGCCACCACCTGTTGCAGCAATAACAATTGTATCATTAGCATACGTAATCTGTACATTTGCACCGTTAGCAAGAGTACGATATTTTAAGCCTGTCTGAGTATCGTCAACGGTAACTAAGGCTCTGGCCGGAGTTGTGTGGTCGAAGAAATCGAGAGTTGTTGCGTGCGCAACTAAATATTGTTCGATTGCTTGAATCTCTTTTGTAACCCTATCTTTACCATCAACATTGAGTTGTTTGTCAGTTTCAAGTGAGTTGAACGTATTGTACAACCCATCCCAAACTGCATTCGGAAATGAAGAGGGTTCAAAACGAGACATTTCTTTAGCCCTTTAGTTTGGCAAGTAACGCATTAAGTTCAACGCCAGTGTTAAGTTGTTCAACTTTCACTTCCAGGGCTTCAAGACGTTGTTTAGTTGCTTCTTTGAACTCATTCAAAGCACCCCAGATTTTATTTTGAAAGCTACGTACTTCTTTAATAAAATCTTCCTGCATCCTGGCGACTTGTAGTTGACTCTTAACCAATTCAGCTTTTGTTTGTTCATTTTTATGAGCAAGCTGAGCGACATAGGCCCGCGAGTCTAGTTCTAAGTGAGATTTTTCTAACTCTTCTAATCTAGCCATTACATCCTCTGGTACGGCTAATTTTTCGAGTTGACTGTTAAGATTAGATAACTTAGTTTGTGCGGCTTGTAGCACTTTATCTAAGTCTGGCATTATAGTTAGATTCTGACTCAAATCGGTGACGAATTTTTGTGTTGCAGCAATCTCATTGACTAATGCCCAATAGTCGGCGTTGCCGGGGGCTTTTACAGTGCTTTTATCTTGCCGTTCTGATGTAAGTCCGTCAAATATTTTCATCTTTTATTGCCTCTTATAAAGAAAGCCAATCATATAGACTGGCAGAACCGCCCTCAAGGGGCGGGGAGTCGTAAAAACCAGTGAGGGAGTCGAACCCACGTTTTCCACTCTGGTAAATAATCTAAGGCTACCGGGCCGATTCCCGGTAGCCTGTTTCCTTCATCTTACTTGTGCATATTACGAAGCGTTTTCGCAAGGTTAATCTGCCGCATAGTTGTTGCACTTGGATGCTTGCCTGGATTTGCCATAAAAGCACTTAAACTTTTATGTGCAGCTTTTGCTTTAGCAGTTAGTGCGCCAGGATGCTTGATGGCACCCTGAATCCATTTCTTCTTCTTAGCCATTATTTCTTCTTCCCGTTTTTAGGTTTGGCCTTGGGTTTGGCTTTAGCCCCGCCACCACCTGATTTACATGCCATGATAATTAACCCTTAGCTACTGGTGTCACGGTTATGGCACTCTTTGTCATAAACCGTAAAAGTATATTCGCCACGGCCTGGGCTAACACTAGCCAACAAACAAGGTCTGGGTGTGACGAAAGAGAACCGGCAAAAAATCCCGTGCCGGTTGCCACTAAAGTTAGTCCATTAACCCATAAAGTCTTACTAGCAAAAATACTCTTAATCATAAAATGTTCCTTTATCCGTTAGCATCGACAACCCAGGAGACGACTCCATTTGCATCGACTGCTAGATTATAAATCGCGCCATTTGCAGGTTGTGAAGTTGGTAGATAGTTGGGAAGCCAAGTAATAATACCATTTGCAGATACGTCAACAAGATAACTCGCTCCATTAGCTGGGGCTGCATCTGGTAAATAAGTTTCAAGCCAAGTTGCATCACCATTAGCATCCATATTTAATGAATACGTTGCACTGTTCGCAGGCTCCGTTGGCATATAGCCAATGTCTGCGGCATAAGTTACCATAACCGTCTGCACCGAAATTAACTCGGCAGCTAGTTGGTCAAAATCATTGAAGTCTGGTTGGCAGTCATCGTTTCGTTCATTTCGATCTGGATTTCCAGTAGTACAACCATCAAAAACTGCGGTTGGAAATTGTGCGTTTCGTCTCATTAAGTTACTTCCTCGAACTAGATTGGTTTATCGGACGCTTCTGGTTTCCCTCGGTGCCGCCGCCCAATCGTGCATCTGGGTTAAATTGCTTTACAATAGGCTGTTTTTGATTACCAGAAGCCGGTTCCAAGGATGGATAATCTAAACACGCTTGCGACTCTGCCATACCTGTCACTCCCATAGGTACACCAGTTGGTTCGTCCATGTGCGGCATGTTGTTCATTCGACCTGCTGCCATTTCCATCTTCTCTGCATTCGTCAGAGGAACACTCAAGTTATTTCCGTAGTCTCTCATTAGTTTTGACCTTTCTTCTTGGCCTATCTTTAAGAATTACTTCCGAATAATGAATAACAACTAAGATCGTATCGGAGATAGAGGTATCTCTGTTGTTATTAGAACATACTCGGCGGAGGCCCAATTTAGATGTATTTATTGTTCTGTGTTTTGTGCGTTATCAATGATAGTAAACATCCTGTTACTAATGCGATCAACAATTCCTTCAAAATCAGGAATGTCTTTTAGTTCTTCTAAAAGAACCTTTACTGTTTCACCGGCGACAGTCACCAAGGTCTCTTTTGATAGTAAGTTACCAGAAGCAATTTCTAGTTTCTGAGAGGCTGTCTTTAGTTTTTCGATCAACGCCAATTGTTCTTTAATGAATCCACCGGCAGAAATCTCGTCGGCTTGGCTGGTAATACTGTTGATGCGATTTTCAAGCATCATTTCGGCAATGGCGATTTCCCATTGCAGTCCCTTCATTTTGTTGTGACCCGCCAGTTGCGAAGTCCGTTCACGATACTTGTGTTTAAGCAACTGATATTGTTGCTTCTGGTCGTGATCTTTTGCTAGGTGAGCATGGATGGGGCAGTAGTCCCTTTGTTCCATTGCATCTTCGGGGCATTGCCCATATTGGGGGTTAATGTGTCGGCATTGCATAATTTTCTCGAATTTTACTTGACAAGAGGCAATTCCCGTGGTATAATTAAAGAGTGGGAAAACTACTCGCTATTATATTAGACGCAATTGGAGCATAAATATCCACAAAATAATCGTTAAAATCCGAAAAATTGTCAAAATAGTTAAAAATGAGTCTCAATTTATTGAAAATGAGTCTCAATTTTCGATTTGAGACCCATTTTGGCACAGGATTTGCACAGGTAAGAATATGGGACTATTTCATAGGTAAATGATGCAAAAAATCAACATGCTACCCGTTTTTAACGAATGTCCCTGTTGTGGGGTTGTAACCACGGACGTAATGATCCGGCGATTAAACACCGCTTATGTGAACGATATTTGTAACTACCTGCAATCCTGTGAGTCTTGCTACATGGATGCTTACGAGTATTATGCCGACCTGTGGACTACTTACTACAATGAATGTTGTTAAATAAGGACATAATGATGCCAAAAGTCACCATCGAAGCCTTAAAAGCGGCGACAGCAATCATAGAAGCGGTTGGTGGGAGTGTAAAACTGCCCTATAATACCGTAACTTGCTGGAATGAAGTGTTCAAAGACCTAAAAACCCTGTCAAATGACCCCCGTTGCGAGGTAACGATAGGCACCCTCAGAACAAAACTGAGTAGTGGAATACCTCTCGAAGAGGCGGTGAAGATTTCCAAAGTCCAGTCGTCTATGTCGAAAAGTCTCGTATGCTGGGGAGAAACCTTCCCGTCAATCGCGGCCTTGGCACAAGACCCCCGCTGTCAGGTGGGATATTCCGTATTAGCTGACAAATTACGCATGGGAATGCCGCCCGAAGATGCGGCTCGAAACCTTGCCACCCGGCGTGAAGTTCGTTCAATAGAAGATGTGTTAGCAAGGGCACATCGTTATCGAAGGAATAAATCCGATGCTGACCCTCAAGTATGAGGCCGGGACCAACTCTGTAGTCACTACTTGTTCAAATTGCGGCGGTAAGATCGTTATAAAGGTGGGAGAAGGGCTTGCACCCAGCTTCTTAGCCCGTATTTTACGTATTGCGAATACGAGATTAACTGATGCAACGAGTCATTGCCCCGGCTGTGAAAGGAAATAATGTATGACAGCGTGGATTCAAACTTACACTGGTCAAAAGTTCGAGCCGCTTGAACCGAAGTTCGAGCAAATACATATAAGGGATATTGCGCACTCACTAAGTTTACTTTGTCGATTTGTGGGGCATTGTCGGGAATTTTACTCCGTAGCCCAGCACAGCATCCACGTCTCACAGATTGTTCCACACATGCCGCCTGATTTGGCACTGTATGGGTTGCTCCATGATGCGTCGGAAGCCTACATTAGCGATATTGGAGGGCCAATAAAACGATACATTGTAGGGTATAGTGAAGTAGAAAAGCGTCTTATGGATACAATTTTGCAACGCTACGGCTTGCACCCGTCGCTTCCAAGGGAGGTAAAATACGCTGATTTGACACTGTTGGCGACAGAAAAGCGGGATTTAATGTCCTATTGCCCTTATGAATGGTTCCCAATGCCGCCTCCGTTGGAACACAAAATTGTTCCGCTTGCCCCGAAGGTAGTAGAAGATATGTTCATGCGGCAATTTTATGTACTTGGAGGGGATGGATGAACAAAGATTTAATTCGAGTTGCGTTAATTTACTTGGCAGTTGGCACAATAATTGCACTAGCAATAGGCATACGTTGGGCGACCGGCTGGGTTTCACTTTGGCCTAATTTACAATAAGGAAGTACCATGAAGTTTTTCGATTGGCTCGGAGATCGAGCATTTGAGGGTGGTGACGTGCTTTGCAGATTCCTAGATAACCAACTAGACCGTTGTAAACAACTAGGAAGCTGGTTACTAGACGCTTTGCTAGTCGTTCTATTAGCCTGTATTGTGACACCAATGCTGGCTATAGGCTTGTTTATTGGCATCATTATGGCGAATTGGAGATTTATTCATGGCTCAGGTAGAAAAAATGTTTCGTCGGGCGCGTGCAGTTGCCCTCAAGGGGGATGCCAAGGGGATAAAGCGCAAGTATCGCCTGGGGAGTGTGGGAGTTCGCAGCGACGGTGTGATTGTCGAAGCCAGCAACGTATCGTGCCGTAGGCCGACCCCGTATGCACATGCCGAAGCCCGGCTAGTTAGAAAGTTGGACTTTGGCTCTAAGGTATTTGTGGTTCGCATACAGCGAGACGGCACGGTAGTTAATGCCAAGCCGTGTCGAGATTGCGAGATAGCTATGCGCCTTCGCGGCGTAGAGATTTGTTATTATTCTATCAGTACAACCGAGTATGGAGTTTTGCACTTATGATACCGACTACTGTGATTCTTGCAGAAATTGAACACGAACTATGGGATGCCGAGGCCGCACATGCGTCTATGAACTCAGCCCACGAAGCATTCGCCGTTATCTTAGAAGAACTTGACGAGTTCTGGGAGGAGGTTCGTAAGAAACGCTCGGAGCGACTAAACACTAAAATGCGCGATGAACTTGTCCAGACGGCGGCAATGTGCGTCCGTGCAATTCGTGACTTGAATATGTATCGTCAGGGAGAATGCTAATGGGCAGACAAAATTCATGGAAGAGGGCAGCCAGTAATACACCGGCTCGAAAGTTTAAGAAATGGTTTAAGATCACCACCAGACGCAAGAATAGACGCGCGGCAAAACGTGACCCTGAAGCAAAAGACAAAAAACTAGATTCATGGAGTTTCGACTAATGATTTATCTATTGGAAACCTACGATACTAACGAAGTGTTAGTCAAACAATGTATTATTCATTGCCCCGCGACGGAATTTGAAGGTTTATTTGAGACATGCAAGCGAATGTTTGGCACGTTCCGTTTAACAAAGTTCGCTGAGTACACATTTGGTGCTAGTGATGGTGGTCTCGCTTTCTATAGCGAAGCTAAGAACAGGAGTAATAAGATCAGCCAAGGCCGTCATCCACGGCTAGTTGAAAATATTGCTGCCGCAACTGTGAGGAATTTGAAATAATGGATATACCTCGCTTTGAAGTGCTTGCCTTTGGCGAAATGTCAAGGGAAATGAAAACGAACACTATACGCAACCCCGCCGCTTTGGAGCGAACGGAGGCGTATGCCTTTACGTCTGCTGGTAATTTCTTTCTGGGTCGTGCAATGAGTGTTATTAACCATGAAGGCATGGTTCTATTACGCTGGGATGATTTGGATTTACCGGAGGATACTGTCGTCCACAAAGTTGTTTATTTGGTCGATTCACGGCTACTCGAACAAGTTGTCGAGAACGTGACTTGTTCCAAATTTTATCCTCGCCTCGTTCTAGCCAAGGAATAGAATATGAAACGCTATAAATATTGTAGTAAGCCAGTTAAATGCTACCGTTGGTTACGTTACAAACCATTGTTCGCCATCGTCGCTAGTTACCATATTATCTGTTGGTTAGCTACCAGAGCTAAAACTAATGATTTTATGCCGCTACGAATGGATATGTTGAAAATGATTTGGCAATGCTCTATGAGCATGGCAGACATTCAGATGCGTAATTATCTCACCTTGCAAGAACTAATTAGCGAACTAAAGGACCGGATAGATGAAAGTAAACAAATGGCGTGAATTGATTAAAAATTTACGGACATATTACCCGTTATCCGTTCCAGTGACCGTTAGGCGAGTAAAAATGCGCGACTGCGCTCGTACTAATTTTAATGGTTGTAAATTTTCCATAGCCGTCAACAAAGATCAACCTGATATTGGTTTAATTGACTCGTTACTGCATGAATGGAGTCATTGTTTAGCCATAGAAGAAGCCTATTCGCATGATGGGCGATGGAGTGTGATTTTTGGTGAAATGTATGAGGATTGGGTGCATGGCTTTGAACGAGAAGAGGACGAATAATGTTTCAAATTACGTGTGACCGTGGAATATCCACACGAACAAAGAAACGTCTAATCCACGTAGCACACTGGCTAGAAGAAGAGTACCCATTCCGAACTAAAATCAAATTGATTCTAAGAAATAGATGCTGTATCAGATTGCCTACGTTAGGCCGTTGCTGGGGGTGTTATAATCGTATCAATAAAACTATGCAACTGGCTTGTGGCTGCAAAGCACCCACGCTATTGGAACACATGGATACTTTGATCCATGAGTTTGTACATTATGAACAAGCCCATCGTGGACAAAGGATGAATCATCGGGGTATGAGAAAGCGCGTGCTATCATTGCTTACAAAATACTTAAATCGATATAAAATTGCCAGAAACAGTAGGATATTTACATGATCGTTATAAAATCTCAGGATGAAACTTTGATGCGGTCGTTAGGTGGTACTCTACGAAAAGGTGTATGGAAACTATGGAAGTTGCCTGACGCAATCAAGCAACAACTCGGCGATGCCGTAGAAGGTTGCAACTACTTGCTTAATGGAGATTGGTTCTCGGATTTATATGCTATTTCCCTGGACCCCCGATGCCACTGCTCCTATGCTACGCTAGTAAAACGGGCTGCCGAAGGCCATATTGATTTTACGGGCCGTGCCCGGCCAAGGATACCTTTTCGACGGGCCGCACAGCCGATTATTTTTAAGGGCACGACTTATACGACTATTGCAGCCTTTGCCCGTGCCCACGGACTAGACCCTAAACTAACCCGTGCCCGCCTGCGACTAGGCTGGTCATTTGAAGAAACCATTGAAGGAAAGCGAAAATGAATCAACGTGACTACGATGAATTGTTGGGAGAGCCAGCTAAGAACAACCTAGATGAATTTCGACGCTTACGGTTATCATTGGAACAGGTGCTTCGAGTAGAGAATGCTCGACACCGGGGTATTGTGGCTTCTGTTGAACAGAGCCTAGAGGCTTTGCAGCAAGCCTGTCCGCATCCGGTGAGTTCGTTGTCGAAACATTATGGCGTATTCCCGGAGGATACGTACACCCACTGTTATATTTGTGGTGCCGAACGATGATAACAGTTTACATCATTCGCAAGAAAGGCACGGACCTATATCAAGGCCGAGCCTACTGGGGTCCATTCGGCAACGCCGAAGTATTTCAAGAGTGGCAAATGCCACAAGTCCTTCGCGGCCTTAAATACGAGTCAGAGCGGTATGGAGAGTTTGAGTGGGAAATTTTACAATATGATTTAACGGAGACACCATGAGCATTAAACGAATTGGCATTGTTGAACTTATCAGAGATACCGAAGTCACTTGGCTTCATATCAAAGACAGTAAAGGGCGTGAGGCACTTTATAACGTGGAAGCATTGGCCGAGAAGCAATCGCCTATGTTGGGTAGCATCCTTCGTCAATGGGCTGACGATAAATTTAATTTTCCTAATGTAGAAGGTGCGTGATGAAAAATATATTGGTTACTGGTGGGGCTGGATTCATTGGTTCACATTTATGCGAGCGACTGCTTGCCCGTGGCCATTATGTCGAATGTTGGGATAATTTATTTACCTCGACGATGGAGAACATTAACCACTTATTGGTGGTTCCTAATTTCAAGTTTTGTAAACATGATGTTAGATTTAGCGGCATACTATCAAGGGATTTTGACGAGATTTATAATCTTGCCTGCCCAGCCGCGCCAGGACATTACCAATATAAGCCAATTTACACATTTGAGACGTGCATGAAGGGCACACTTAATTGCTTGAAGATTGCCGAAAGCTGCGGGGCAAAGATGGTCCAAGCCTCAACCAGCGAAGTATATGGCGACCCAACTGTTCATCCACAAGTTGAATCATATTGGGGTAATGTGAATCCTATTGGCCCTCGCGCCTGCTATGATGAATCCAAGCGGGTGGCCGAAACTATTTGCATGGACTATCATCGACAATTTGGCGTAGATGTTAAGATTGCACGAATCTTTAACACGTATGGTCCGCGTATGCACCCGTATGACGGGCGTGTGGTGTCTAATTTTATACGGCAGACTGTTACTGGTGAACCTATTACAATTTATGGCACTGGAAGTCAAACACGATCATTTTGTTTTCGTGACGATTTGATTGAAGGGCTACTGGCACTGATGGACGTTGAAGATTTTACTGGGCCAGTTAATCTTGGCAATCCAGAAGAATTTACAATTTTAGAACTTGCCGATACTATCGTGCGAATAGTAGGGTGCAGAACAAAGATTCAATGGAAGCCAGCACCAGTAGATGATCCTGTTCGGCGAAAACCAGATATTACGCTTGCCAGACAAAAATTAAACTGGCAACCAGAATGGAACTTAACTACGGGTTTAATCAGAACCATAAATTGGTTTAGAGATATTGATTTATCCAAATACACCCCTCCAACTCCAAACTACTAATATGAAAATTTCAATCATTGGCACTGGTTATGTGGGTCTAACGACAGGGACGTGCCTTGCCGAGACTGGTAATGACGTTATGTGCATCGACTGTGATGCCGACAAGATTCAGAATCTTAATAAGGGCATTATGCCCATTTACGAACCCGGCCTGGAAGAATTAGTTCGCAGTAATCGTAAAGCAAATCGACTACATTTTACAACCAGCCTTGAGAAGGTTGGAGAATCAGATGCAATTTTCATTGCCGTCGGCACACCGACTGATGAAGCAGGCGTTGCTGATATGCGGGTATTTTGGGTAGTTGTTGACCAACTGGCTCCGTACTTAAAATCCGGCAATATCGTCGTCATTAAAAGCACTGTCCCCGTGGGCACACATGCTAAAACGATGGAGCGTATCCAAAAGTTTACAAAACAAGAAGTCGCAGTCGTCAGCAACCCTGAATTTTTGAAAGAGGGCATGGCAATTGAGGACTGCATGAAACCCGACCGAGTAGTAATTGGAACTCGGCAAAGTTGGGCTGGATTGGCCATGCAAGAGTTATATGCCCCGTACCTGCGAACAGGGAAGCCGCTATTGTCATTATCGCCAGAGTCAGCAGAAATGACAAAGTACGTGGCAAATTGTTTTCTTGCCACTAAGATAAGTTTCATTAACGAAATGGCAAATATTTGCACAGAATTAGGAGCAGATATAAATGAAGTCAGAGCAGGGATTGGACATGACAGCCGTATTGGATTTTCCTTCCTGCACCCTGGCTGCGGTTATGGCGGAAGCTGCTTTCCTAAAGATATATACGCCTTGGCTTCGATGGCAAGCGGGGCAGGAGTTGCTCCGCACATCCTTAAAGCTGTCCAAGCTACAAATGCAAAACAAAAGCAACTTTTAGCCGATATGGTATGGCGGCATTTTGGACGCTTAACTGGAAAGACCTTTGCTTTATGGGGCTTGGCATTTAAGCCGGGCACAGATGATATTCGTGAAGCACCTGCACTGGCTTTCATAGATCGAATGCTTGATGCGGGGGCATACCTTCGGGTCCACGACCCCGTTGCAATGGACAATGTTAAACGAATCTACGGAGATAAGTTGGTTTATTGCGAAAGCCCAATGGGCGCATTGAGAGAAGTTGATGGCCTTGTTATTGCGACAGAATGGAAGAGTTTTATCACTCCCGATTTTTCTGCAATGCGAGATTTAATGAAGGGTCATATAATTTTTGATGGCCGAAATATTTTTAAGCCCATGCAAGTCCACCGCCAAGGGTTTATTTATTACAGTATAGGACAACAATTATGAAAATGTTCAGCGATTGTAGTGGCCCATGTGAAACCTGCCAGTCCCACCGTTTGGGTGGGTGTCTTGCTGGGCATGGTGACGACGATTACGTGGAAGCCACCCCAGAGTGGTTGGAAGCCAATAAAGATCGAATAATCAAGGCCCAAGAGAACCGTGCAGTATTCTATGCTAAACTTAATGAGCAGCGTAAACAACGGTTGGCACGATAATTGCAGTAATGGAGAATAGCATCTGCGAACCTCATTATAGCAGTAAATGAGGCAAATAAACAACAATATGTTTCCTTTTATAAACAACGGAGTTTTTATGTACGCTACCACACTCGAACGCGACGGGGAAATCCTGTGGATAAATAAATTCGCGTTTGAACCAAAATTGAAAGATGTGACTGAGGCTTTGCGGGCCGATGCCCAAAAGAGCCGAGATTATGCACAAGTGTTAGAACGCAATCCAGATGGTCGGCCAGATTTTCGTTGTAAGAACTCGGAACTTGCCGCCGACTGCCGCGAGTATTCGGCGAAGTTGCTCGATCTAACTATCGAGCTAATCACTGATCCTACTAAATTTCAAATCATTTCGAGGGTAACAGAATGAACGATAAGACAGAACAAAACGTAATTCCTGAACAACGTGGCCGTCCTTATGGGTTGGTCAATGGACCTATTTCTCGTTGGTTTGAGACGGCTGACGAACGCGATGCGTATGCCCGGTCTCGACGTAATTATCGTAAATGGGAGCGAGTGGATAACGTCTAATGTGTCAACCATTATTATCAGGCGAAGATATGCACTTATACTGGCAAGCGGTGCAACGAGATCAACAAAATCGTGAGGCAAAGAAAATGACAAACACAACGAATCGAATGTATCGAGCAACTTTGACTATTCATGGTGAGTTTGTGTGGTCTGGGGTATTTGACAAGTATCCTACGACCAGTGAAGTCATTGATGCTTGGCGGGTTGAGGACAAGAAAAGTGCAACCTTTGACAAGGTGGATATTGTGCCATGTACATCATAACTGTTGAGTATAGCGGTAGGGTTATTGATGTTTGGAAATTAAGAACCAAACCAACTCTAACAGAAACTAAAACTTTTCTTCGCACTGATGCACAAAGGCACCGGGAGATTGCGCAGAAATTACGATTCCTGCCTGGAAAGAAGCCAGACATGACAATTGATAATTTGGAACTTTCGCACCGCGAAAATGATTGGGCCAGTTTCCTACAAGAGGCCGCTAACAACATAAATGATTGTGTTATTAGGAGCAGGAAATGTACACAGTGACCGCGTGGGAAGAAGGCAACCTTGTATGGGAGAGCCTGTACGACTCCAAACCTACTCACTACCAAATCATGGATGATATGTTGCGAGAGGGTGTTCATGCTGACGAGTGGGATTACATTTCAATGGAGAGAGAATATGACGCTTAATCAATATCGACCTTTCATCATGCACTTGTTACAGAATCAACCAGAGGCGGTTGATTTCGATGCTTGGAGAGAAGGTCGTATGACTTTTGAAGAAGCTGTGACTAATGCGGCTAAGATGTTGTTCTTGAGTAAACAAGAACTACAACGAAAATACGACTATATCCCAGCAGAAATTCGTGAAAAGTATAAGCCGACTGAACCCGTTTATTTCCACTCAGGATTTTAGTATGAATATCAAACAATTGCGAGAAGCCATCGCTTCGCTACCTGACGGTATGGACGTGCGAATCATTGGAGAAGAGTTTAACGACGTGTGGCATATCAATGGTGTTTGTATGCTTGGCAAGAAGCCGCATTTATTTACAGTAGATGAAGCTGCCGAGTTATGTAGAAAACCACCATCAGCAATTTACTGGTTGTGTACCCACGATAAGATCAATTGTTTTCACGACGGGATGCAATATCGTATTCCATCAGAAGAGGTTTACAAATTATATGAGCAGTATCACTTCACAACTGACCAGCAAGAGATTGATTAGCCCGCCGTCTTGGCTGCAAGATAACATCATGTTTGAAGGTTTGCAAGGTAGCAATGCGTATGGCGTTGCGGTTAATACCAGCGACTTCGATATTGTTGGATTTTGTATCCCTCCGAAGGATATGATTTTTCCGCATCTTGCGGGGCATATCGAAGGGTTTGGTCGCCAACGTGAACGGTTTGTGTGCTACCAAAAGCACCATGTCATTGACCCTTCGGCACAGAGCGGTGCCGGTCGAGAGTACGATCTGAACATTTATAACATTGTTCACTACTTTCATTTGGCAATGGACAACAATCCAAATATGCTGACGAGCCTATTCCTACCACAAGATTGCGTATTGTTTACTACGCAAGTTGGTAACATGGTTCGAGAACGTCGTCGTATCTTCTTGCATAAAGGTGCATGGCACCGCTTCAAGGGATATGCGTATTCTCAGCTTAGTGAAATGGGTCGGAAGCCAGATGAAGGTAGCAAGCGTGACGCGCTTGTTAAGAAGTTTGGCTTTGATGTTAAGTTCGCTTACCATCTTGTCCGCCTCATGTATGAGATTGAGCAAATCCTGACGACAGGTGATTTAGACCTTCGGCGTAACTCGGAGGAATTGAAGGCCATCCGACGTGGAGAAGTTCCAGAGGACGCTATTCGTAGATTCTTTTCCGAGAAAGAAAAGTTTCTTGAAGGTTTGTACGAGCAATCCGATTTGCCGTGGGGTCCGCGAGAGAAGGAAATTAAACAACTTCTACTCGACTGTTTGGAAACTCATTATGGGTCACTAGAGAAATGTATTGTAACTGACCAGATGCCGCTGCAAGCCCTTCGGGATATTGCACGTATTGTTGACGAACATCGGAGTATGCTATGAAATTTTTACTATGCAAACAATGCAGTGACATTGTGAAACTAGACTACACGCCTCGATCTTGTAAGTGTGGGGCATCGGAGGGGCACTACCTCGAAGATGGCTTACACTCCGAGATTAAGGGTGAGTTTGCCATGTGCCTGGGGTTTGCTAACTCTTCATTCGTGAGGGCATTGCATAACCACGCAGACATGCCGGAAGGGCAACCACCAACCCGCAATCGTGGCCCAGGATTTGGCTGGCAATTTGAAGCATTTATCATTCCTGAAAACGCACCAACAGTTAAGAGGGTAGTATGAAAGATCAAACCTCCACAACCAAACCAGAAGTTGAAGTCGAAGAAAACAAGATTGAAGAAACAAAACCCGATGCTAATCGAGATTATGCTATCGGCTATGCAAAAGAATTTCTCTCGGATATAGGATGTTGGTAATGAACACAGAATCCCTAATCATGGAACTTACTCAAATAGAGACTCTTTTGAATCAGAGCATCACTGGTATCAAAGTCTGCTCAGATAATGGTAGGACTTCCTATTTGAATCAACCCAGACGAGACGCATCACTCCGACTTGCTAGAAGTATGGTGAAGCGGCTTAACGAACGATTGGAGTCCGAAGGATGCTGCCCTACTTTGAATTAAACTTCGATGGCGTGTGGCCAGGACATGGCGGCTACCTTGGCTTGTACATGCAGGGCGGTAAGGTCTATATGGACCTTGGTGCCGGGCGACATGCTTGTGGAGATAATGAGTTGACTCCTGAACAAGTTCGTGAACTTTCACATTGGCTAGATATAGCGGAGGTTAGAATAGATGGATAGGCCACAAATTGGTGTTAGTGTATTCATTCGACGCAATGGTAAGATACTCTTGGGAAAACGCATTGGAAAACATGCAAATGGTTTCTATGCAACTCCTGGCGGGCACCTAGAAGGTGGCGAGTCGTTTGAACAATGTGCCATTCGAGAAGCCGAAGAAGAAACCGGCCTTCAATTGATTGGTGCTAAATTCAAAGCGATCATCAACACCATTTTTTATAATGAAAGCAAACACTATGTCTTGATTATCATGGTAGCCGATTGTCCAGATGGGCAAGAGCCTGTGAATACAGAACCAGCTAAATGTGAGGGCTGGGAATGGTATGACTGGGCCAAACTACCTACGCCATTGATGCAGGGCACAGCGAAGTTTGTAGCACACGGCGGAAATCCATTTGAGGTTTAATATGATTGTTGCAATAGATTTTGATGACACATTCACTGTGGACCCTCGAACATGGCGGTCGGTAATTCGGACGCTCGTTGACGCTGGCCATACGGTGATTTGTGCCACCGCCCGTGGCTACTCAGAAGCAAATGAACGCGACCTTCAAGGTGCCACGGGAGTTAAAGTAATCTTCTGCGGCATCGAAGTTTGTAAGCGTGTGGCTTGCGCATGGGCTGGCTACAAGGTGGATGTGTGGATTGATGATACGCCACAGGCTATAGATACTGCGATTTACAAAAGGAAATAACATGACTCTTGACATTAACTTTACCGATCGCAGTGACGCACTGTTGATGTTATTGCGGCCAATTACTTGGCCGGGTGGTTCTGATGTTTGGCAGCGAAAAGAAATTGTCAACCAGCGTCGTCGAGACGTACACCTTATACTACCATTTCTTACTGAGTCTGAAAAGGCGTTAGCAGAGCAGTGGCTTAAAGACGAAAAACATGAAGGACTTTGGGAATGAACACACAAATTAAAGGCTTCGGTGGCCAATATCGATTTTTGTCGAATTTTTATCCGTGCGTCTTGCAATTAGACGGGTTGGAATTTCCTACTTTGGAACATGCCTATCAAGCCAGCAAAGTTGTAGTTTTGCCAAGTAGAAAATTATTTCAACATGGGACTCCTGGGCAGGCAAAGCGACTAGGTAATGGGATTACTCTCAGGCCAGATTGGGAAGAAGTCAAGATTGATGTTATGTTATCTTTGCTTCGGCAGAAGTTCGCACAAGAGCCGTTGAAACAAATGCTATTGGAAACAGGAGACGCATATCTTGAAGAAACAAATTCTTGGGGCGATATTTTCTGGGGTGTGTATAATGAAATGGGACAAAATTGGTTAGGTAAACTCCTGATGCAGGTAAGAGAGGAATTACAATGAGGCTTTTCGATTGTTTTGCTTGTACGTTCGTGTTTACTTATGGCTTCTTTATAGGTGTGATCCTTTATGATCTCGCCCAATTACTACCAGTAATGTGGAAACTATTATGAAAAATACTGATGACGCTCAAACGATTTTCACTATCTTAACACAACGAGTTAAGAAAAATCCAGTGCTGGAACAAAGTTTCTTGCATTGTTTTGGGTTAATGTACGATCACCTGTTGGCTGGCGGATTCTTTTGTGAGCAAGATCAGCAAGTTGAAAACTCTACTGAGTTCAAAACCTGTGTAGCCTGCGGAAAGAAAATCTATCTACTGGATATTTTTTCTCCTGTTGACGACCCGGCCCAGGCTTGTTGGGATGGTGGTATTGTTGAATGGGTTACTGCCGGATATGGCTCTCGACACGATATGGACAAGTATTTAATTTGCTTGTGCGATGATTGTGTTAGTGGCATCCAAGATTATGAACGTAACCCCAAGACAAAAGACGGTGTGGTTGTTTATGCTGGTATGCCCCTCTATAAGAAGGGCCTCGACGACGGAACGATGACCTGTCATGCAGACGTTCGAGCAACCTGGATCGACTGGGAAGGCCGAACCTTTGTGGATGATGTTGGTAACTATTACTCGGAACCACAAGAATGAGAGAAGAAACTGATGTATCACAGCCGCTACTCCCCAAACGTAAGCGGCCTTTTGGCATTTGCTATGGCAAGCGAACAAGATGGTTTGAAACAGAAAAGGCCCGTGACCAATCCTATCTTGATTTGAAGAAGAAGATTAAACCACTGTTGCACATTGACCCAACACTTGGCAAGGGCTTAAAGAAAGTTAATAAAGAATGATTATCTTAGAACTACACGCTGGCGAAGGTGGCACAGATTCCAAATTATTTGTGGATAATCTGTTCGCTGCCTATGTTAAATATGCGCTGGCTCTTGGCCTGAAAGTAGAATTACTAGATTCAGACCTGGGACACGTTACGGCTAGAATCGCAGGTGACGGGGTTAAAGAAGCATTTGCAAAAGAAGCCGGTAAACATTGTGTTCAGCGAGTCCCGCCAACCGAGCATAAAGGTCGTAAGCAGACCAGTTATGTGAATGTAGGTGTGCTACCAATTCGCCCGGCGAAAGAATATCAACCCTTGCGACCAGAGGATTTGGAAACGACCTGTATGATTGGCACCGGCCCAGGCGGGCAGCATCGACAAAAGACAGCTTCATGCGTCCGCATTATTCATTTGCCGACACGTATTTCAGCAGTGATTGATGGGCGTGACCAGCATACTAATCGTCGAATTGCTTTGGAAGTTTTGACGGCCAGGGTCAATGAAGCCCGATTAGCTGGCGAGAATGCGGATTACGGGAAGTTGCGTAAGGCACAGTTAGGCGACGGCGGGCGTGGCGAAAAGATTCGCACGTACAATTTCATCAAGTCAAGGGCGACCGATCATCGCACTGGCAAGAAAACTAGTAACATCGACGCAGTGATGCGAGGAAGGTTCGATCTACTATGCTAAGAATAAAGCACCAAGAGGTATTAAATTATGATTACTGATTCAAGTTTAGTCATTACACTAAGAGAATTAACTAAAGCCTTTTATGCAAAAGAAATACTTAAAAGAGAACAAGAGGCTAAGAGGGCAAAATCAGACGCAGAACAATGGGTTCAAAACCGATATGCAGAGATTTTGGAAAACTTGCCAATATATGCTGCACAAGGTAAATATACCTACTCAACCACAACTAATGGAAAGGGAGAAGCAACATGGGAGGTTCAAGAATTGATAAAGAGGCTCTGCGCGTTAGGCTTAAAGGCTCACTATAAACTTCAACAGTATCCTAACGGTTGGAATAGACCATATCATGTGTCTCTTATCAATATTTATTGGGGTTGAAATCATGTTACGAATTTGTTTATACGGAGGGCCGGGTGCTGGTAAAAGCACACTGGCCGCTGCTGTTTATGCGGCGTTGAAAGATGAAGGCATCAATGTTGAATTGGTTCGTGAGGTTGTAAAGGCTTGGGCGTATGAAGGCAAGCGGCCCGATGAATGGGACCAGATATATACCTTCGGGCAACAACTCTACGAAGAGCATCGGCTGGCGAAGGCGGGCGTTAATGTGGTGGTGACAGACTCCCCATTATTACTACAGTGTTTCTACTCAGGCTTTAACGCCGGTGGTTTACTGATGTTTGCAAAACGCTACGAGACGTTGCATAATAGCATCAACTTCCTCGTCGAGCGAGCGAAACCGTATTCCCATATTGGCCGATTTCAGTCCGAAGCGGACGCTGTTGCGATGGATACTCAGATGGAAGCCTATATGCACTTCCTAGAACTTGAACATTGGCGCGTTAAAGACGCTACAACCCTAACTGAAATCTGCTTAGAGCAACTTTTACTCCGAGGAATTGAATAAAAATGGTGCCACTGGCATGGTTTTTGCTCTGTATGTTACTAGTGGCATTGGCCGGGTTTATTGCAACAGAAAGATCACGGGATAAATAATGTATTACAGCCAATTGGGACAGGATAAATGGGTGTTGGAGCAAATGGAAGGCCCCGGCTTCTTTGTAGAGGTTGGTGCATACGACGGAGTAAAGGACAGCAATACGCTGGCGTTAGAGAATCGAGGGTGGGAAGGACTTTTAATCGAAGGCGACACTAAACGAGCCGCGCAATGCGCTCGGAACCGTGCGTCATTGACGCACAATGTTTGTGTGGGTGACGGAACTCCCGGCGAGTTGTATATTGCTGGCGTTTGGTCGGGATTAAAAGGGAAGTGCCGTTATAATATTGAAGCCGAGCATGTACGACGTAATAACCCTACCATCCCAGTTATAACCGTACCACTCATTAGCATCGTACCTAGTAATATCGACTATCTCTCGATTGACACCGAGGGGAATGAATACGAAATACTTCGTGACTTTGTGTTGGCCGGGGGACAGTTTAAGTTGCTAACTATAGAAGTTGGCAGTGTGCAAAGCGACTTAGGTAAGATTTGTGATTTGCTAATTCCTCGCGGCTATAGACTAGATAAAATAACCAAATGGGACGCATTTTTCTATCATGTTTGAAAAACTACTTGGGCAAGATTTAGGGTGGCATTGGACTGTATTCAAATGGTGCGGACGACCGTTCGGGCTTCCGATCAAATATACAGGGGTTATGCCTATCATTCGTTGGCATTTTTATTATCGGTGGAAGGCACGACGCGAACGTATTCGCCGAAGTAAACTTGTGCCCATGCAAGTGCGGTTAGGCCGCGAAGTACAGAGGAGCTAACATGGAATTTATGATTCTTTACATCTTGTTGACGATTCGTGATTTTATTGTACAGAACGCACCGCTGTTAATTCTGGCCGGGGCCGGGGCCATTGTCTCGGCTGCCTTTTGGTATATCGGCCATCGTAAACCGAAGAAAGAACAACTGCCGCCGCTGCTTACCACTTGGACTACGCGGGATGGTAGAACAATGTTTATTAGCGATATGACGGACGATCATTTGAAGAACGCGATAAATTTTCTATCGCGTAGAATCAAGGACTTGCAAGGTATGCGGGCTAAACTATTCATTGAACAAAATCGAAGAGGTATCCGATAATGTATTGTGCCTATATCATCAAGAACAAAGAACTTGACCTTGACATTCCGACTCTTGAACTTTACTACGCAATGCCTGCATTGGTCGCAATGTACAATGGCCACTTGGAGATTGAAGATAAGCCTCATATTAACAGTGTTAATGAGTTGGCTATCTTCCCGACCACCATCGAGATTATGACGCATCCGTGCGGTCTGCTTGTCGTCCTGTGGTCGCACAATGGAGCCGGAGAGGAGACTGTCGATGGATGCTACGGCGGTTAGGAAACGAATTGAATCGGCCACGAAGTTAGTTAAATCGTGGCCGCTGTGGAAGCAAAACATTCTGGTACAAAGTGCCAGTCCAACAGTTAAAGTACCAAGGAAACCAATTCATGTTCATAGTGACACATTGCCCGACCGACGTGGCGAAGATTAAGGAAATCGCAAAAGGTGCTGCCGACCCAGTCTCCTGTGAAGAGCATTTGCTGTTCATCAATCGCCGTGCTTGGGAGTTAATTCAAGCCAGAGAGGAAGAGGACAAGCGGCACCGCAAGGCTTGTGATGATATTGCTGCCGCTGTCTCAGCATTATATAAGGATTGCCCGCACCCCGACAAGGGGAGCGAGTATTGGAGTTTTGCTTATGACAGTGGCTACGAATGTATGGTCTGTGGTTGCAACAATATGCGACCGGGAAGGAAGCCACTTGTATGAAACAACTCACATTAGGCGATGAAACTAAATTGTATTTTCTCGCCTACCCTCGAACCCTTGGTGCGAGCGTAGAGTTGGATGACCTTAACATTTCAGTTGAACTCGGTCGTCAAGAGATTTACGATTTATACAATTGGCTTGCTGACATAATTCTCGACGATTTAATCGAGGATGAAAAGAACCTTAACTCTTAGGTGCAACATGAAGTGCTATATTTTGATTGGACATGACAAACGCGAGAGTGATATTCTGCGGGTTGTCTTTAATGCAGACGATGCACGGGCTGCACTAGAATCGGCTCAAGAGTCGGGCGACGGATACTTATATTACAGTGTGCAAATCTGGACCGAAGAAGGTTTGCTTACTATTAGACACAAACCGGAGTTTATTGTATGAAACTTTGTGACATGCTGGAAATACTTAGACGGCTTGACCAGAATTTTGAAATACGTTCTGTTTATGAGACAGCAGTAGGTGTGGTGGTCAATGCTATTCCTGCTCAAGAGAGTTTTCAAGTTTGTGCTGGCACTGAAATGAAAATTTTAATTGCTACCCAGCATGAATCAGAACCTTATGACGATTACGACTGTGGGTGGTGATATTATGTTACTGACAAGAGATCAATTCCGAGAAGCTGTGTTCGCCCGCGATAATAAGCGATGCGTCATGTGTGGTGATCTGGGTGTTGATGCTCACCATATCACTGAACGCAGATTATTCGACGACGGTGGCTACTACGTGGACAACGGGGCAACCCTGTGTGCCAAACACCATCTTCAAGCAGAGCAGACTATCCTAACGTGTGAAGCCATTCGTGAAGCGGCTGGTATTACGGCGTTGGTATTGCCAAGCCATTTTTATCCAGATGACCGAACGGACAAGTGGGGCAATGTATATTTGCCCAACGGGCAACGTATGCGGGGCGAATTGTTTTACGACGAAAGTGTACAACGTGCCCTGGCTCCGGTATTGTCCGAATTTACAACTCGCGTCAAGTATCCGCGAACGTGGCATTTGCCGTGGTCGCCCGGAGCAACTAGCGACGACCGAGTGTTGGAGAACACTAGCCACTTTTGGAACCGAGAGGTTGTTGTTACTACGAAGATGGACGGCGAATGCACTACGATGTATCCCGACTTTCTTCACGCCCGCTCCATAGATTCTCGTAATCATCCCAGTCGTAACTGGGTGAAGAATCTGCACGGGTCAATTGGTTATCTGATTCCGAGTGGGTGGCGTATTTGTGGTGAGAACTTATTTGCGAAGCATAGCATTAAGTATGATTCGCTGCCGTCCTATTTCATGGCATTCTCTATTTGGAATGACGCGAATGTATGTTGGTCCTGGGATGCCACAGTTGAATGGTGTAAGTTGATCGGCATCGAGCATGTGCCAGTTATTTGGCGAGGAACATTTGATGCTGTGAAAATAATGGAATGCTATCAGCCGGGCCAAGAAGGATATGTGGTGCGAGTGGCCGATGAATTTAGATTCTCAGAGTTTCGCAAGTCGGTGGCTAAGTATGTCAGAGAGTCTCATGTACAGACTCATGGCCACTGGATGCGGCAGGCAGTTGAAAGGAATGGGCTGGCATGACAGAAAAACCAAAAGTGATTACGTTGCCCAGAAGCCACGACGATAATGCTGGCTGGTCAAAGTATTTTCGTGAATATCCAGACATTGATGTTAGTGAATACTGCGACGTTTATGCTTGCCCGTTGTGCGGTTGGTACGCTTTTCATTCACTTTATAACTGCGGGCATTGCCGTGGTAAACTTGAACGGTTGCGTATTTTAAGAACATACTACGATGAATGGAAAACTGGAAGAATGAGAACTCCGGGGTTATAAACATGGTCACAGGATTTGCTAACCTGAACACCACAACTGAATAAAATATTTTGAAAAGGAACAAGCATGATTTTTGAAACGTCGCGTAATATTCCACTGAAACCAACTCTATCTGTACGCAAGTGTGATGGCAGTGGATTAGAAGTTTGTATGTCTATTCGTGAGAATCGACGTATAACATTTGCAATAACAAAACAAGAAGTCAAACAACTTCGGGATTCCTTAAACAATTGGTTGGAGAAAGAATAATGAAAAATCTTTGGGACTTTATTGTTGAAAAAACAGGCTTTGATCGGCACGTTTGTAAAGAGGTTGTTTTTGGTTTGCTCTACAACGGTATGATTATTGATGTATGCCGAAAAAATACTTTGATGATCGAAGATGTGATTGATATACGCATGGCATTCGATGAATACATGCTGATGCTTCGTAAGGAAAGGACTGAATAATGTTGTACGGGACTTTTAATGTAAGCAACTCGATGATTGATGAATACAATGGAGAGAAGTTGGACGCAATCTTCTCGTTACCTTGTATGTTGTCTTTGGCACATGCCAAGGAAATGTGCAGTCCTGAGATTAAAACTGTTCATTGTGGCGATACTCAGCCGATTGCGTTGACTATGCGTATTTTAATTACTATCGACGGCCTCGCTGCCGAAATGCTTGGAGAAGAAAAATGTTAATTCCATTTTGCTGTTGTTCGTTGTGTACAGTTATGGGGTATATCCTTGGGCGAATCGTTGGATATACCTACTATCAAAAGGCCACCATTGAAAGGTTGAAGAATGAGCAAGTTTCTTGAAACATTGGGCGCAGTTATCCTTTGTGTCGGGCTTTACGCTCTACCTGGATGGTTTATGGCAGAGGTACTCAGCGGCTTAACGTATGGCGGCTTGCCTCCTGACGACTATTATCAAATCATGTGGACGTGGCCTATGTGGCTGCTCAGAATATGCGGGATTTAATATGGAAATAGACCTAACAATTGTGAAGAAATTCATGGCGTTGAAAACAGCAGCAAAGTGTTTGACACACGACGAGATTGATAACCAAACCATTGCATTGCTGCTAGTTGCCAACCGGCTTAATGAACTACTGGCTTGCAAACCAGACCCTTGCGGGAGAACTCACGAATGGAAGTGACCCATGAATAAACTGCAAATCGAACATCCTCGGACGCTTAGGCAGCCGACGATGATTATGACCGACACTGGCATGACTGCTTGTGTGACTGTAATGAATACCGACGGCGCGCATATAATGTTCCTTCAAAAGAAGGAAGTGGAACAAGTTGTCGAATGGTGCAAGCAATGGCTTGAGAAAGGTGTTGGAGAATGAAATTCAAATGGAAGAAAGCAAAGTGTGAGGGCGACCGAAAGGTTATTCGTAAGTTCCTACTGATACCGAGAACTTTTAATCGGGAAACACGGTGGCTTGAATTTGCTAATGTAGAGTATGTCTGCCGGAAGTTTCGTAAGTATGATGACGACTGGGGTATCTTTTATTATGTGCTGCGTTGGCGAGCAGAAGGGTTCGTGGACTAATATGTTTAATATTGCAATTGATCTTGGTAATCCGTATGAGCATGTTAAGGTCGATGTACCTCATGCCACTCTTCATTATCTTGAGAGTGGCGTGGCAAAGATGACTGTAACACTTACAGTAAAGGATGCTGTGCGGTTGCGTGACTGGCTTATTACAGCCATCCCGACCACCTGCCTATCAGTGATAGAAGAGGGGCGGAAGAATATGGGATTAACAGTGTCGGAATATTGCCGACGATTCTGTTTCCAGAATTGTGCCAACTGCGAAGATTATGGTTGCGGCGATAACACGAACACAAGGAATTAAGATGCTACCGAAATTATTTAATTGGACCCAAGAACTAATCTATGTGGACCACGACTCTATGAGTCCACCCACACTTAATAGTTTAGTTGGCACCCCGGTAAACTATCGAGGTTATCGCGGTAAGGTTATTAGTAACACCTACCTATCTATCACGGTTCGCTTTGACGGGTGGTTGACGTGGCTCTGGAAACTAATTTTGAGGAAGAACTAAGATGACGACTCTCGAACAACGTATAGCCGATTTGAAACTTGGCTGGGTCTGGCACTATAAAGCCTACACGGCGGTCCACAACGGTTTCGGCTTTGTCATTTATTACAAGGCAGGTCAAAACTGGCTGGCAGTCCTTAAACCTAAAATTGTTGCCGAGCAACAAAGATGCCATAGTACGACTGGCAATGCCATCACTGGCTTTTGGATTAACACTGGATATTATACAGAACGTATGTTTGAAGTTCCGGTAACTCCTGAATTTCTTACTCATGTAATCGAAACCGCTAACCCCGAAATGCTTTCACTATGAACGACTCACTTGGCGACCGAATGAAGAACTTTTACGAAGGCCCCGCCCGGCACTATTTAACTCGGCGGACTCCGGTAATTGTACGCCTGGACGGTAGGGCATTCCACACATTGACGAAAGGGTTTCAAAAACCCTATGACGCATCATTCATTGAAAATATGGATGCCGCTGCTCGTTGTTTATTTGATGAAATGCAAGGCTGCAAGATGGCTTATATCCAGAGTGATGAAGCCAGCTTCGTGCTGACGGATTACGACACCTTGACAACGGAAGCGTGGTTTGGCTATAACAAGTCGAAGGTGGAGAGTATCTCTGCCGCTACTATGTCGGTGTACTTCACCATCATGGCTGGCTTCGCATTGCCTAAGCCGCCCGTGTTTGATGCCCGTGCCTTTAATATCCCTGAGTCTGAGGTTGCTAACTACTTCCTTTGGCGGGCAAAAGATTGGCACCGTAACTCGATTCAGATGTTGGCACAGCACAACTTTACTCACAAAGAGTTGCAGGGTAAGAGTATCCAAGAGTGTTTGGCGATGTTGGAGAAGATTAAGGAATACTGGGACCAGCGGCCCGACCTTATTAAGAACGGCACCTTCCTAATTAAACGTGAGGGAGTTATCCACACGCTGACTAATGTGCGAGATACCTACAAAGAGATTGAAGCCGTGTGGAACGAAGTCAATCCAACGGACGAACCAGAAGATACGTGGGGGCTATGATGACTGAGTTGACATTTGACCGAGACAATGAAGTTAATCCCAGTCTATGGATACGGCAGCATCCCAAAGGTCGAGTAATCCTTTCACTAGTAGATAGGTGGGACTTATATGAAGTAACTCTTGAAGATCAAGAAGTGAAAGACCTTCACGAATGGCTAGGAAAGGTGCTGCAACAATGAATTATACGCAACTTATTGCTGATCTTGCCCGGCGATATACGTTGGCTAAAACGGATAATGCAGTTATGCGTAACTCAAGGACGCAAAGCGAAGAAGTATTGGCCTATTCAAGGCTGTGTTGGATGATCGATGCCGAGAAGTTCGGCTGGAATCCAGAAGATATGGAAGAATGCGTAGCAGAAAGGTTCTAATGTTAGACAAACCGCTATCACTGAACGTCACATTTACGATTCCTATTGAAATTTGGAACCTCAAATACGATTTATCCCGTCTTGGGCAATTCCTTGGGTGGCATTTCTCGGATTTCGAGGATGGTCGGTATCCTTTTGACACCGAACTTGCCAAACACGCCATCGAAATGGCGATTAAGAACACGATTTGTCAGTTGGTAAGTGATGTTGAGTATGATAAACATCGTGGAGAGTACGTCACACCTGATTTTGGCGGAAAAATCGCTAAAGGTTGTATAACTTCGGAAGAACTTCTCAAGAAATTGGTCGTTTGCATACGCGAAGGCATGACATTTGCAGTAGAAGAGGATAAAGAATGAACATATTGATTATTAGCCGAAAACCACTGGGTATTCCGTCACATGTTGAAACGCCTGACTACGATATTTTCTTTCGGTCACGTCCCAGCGGATTAAAAACTTTACCGGCTGACTATGCTATTTGTTTGCCCGGCTGTACACCAGAACAGATTGCTTTGGCAACTGAAAGAACCCGGCCCGTTGGAGGCGAAATAATGATACTTAATGCGGCTATTGGATATGAACCTGGGGATGTATGTAACCGGAATGGTTGTAAGGGTATTATCGAAGAACACGAAGTCGAGAATTGCTCCTGTCATATCTCGCCGCCTTGCTCCCAATGTACGGAAGATAGGACCTATTGCTCCGAATGCGATTATCGTGGAAAGGATGAAGCATGATTACTGGCATCTATATGCGCGTTAATACGTCTATCGGCATCTTTAGGTTGCCGTGTGTTCGTGAAGAAGTAACCGATTGCGTGGTTGACTTGACGTTCAACTGGATTGTCTTTGAAGAGCCTGTGATTGTTTATACAATTCAGCCCTTCGCTGAAATCGTTGAATCGCCCTCCGGCGTGATTCGGGACGAGCCGCTTGCAAACTCAACTGAGTTGCAGCCCGGTGATAGCATGTATTCAATTGAGGCATTTGAATGTGGATGCTTTACTGCGTGTCTGGTTATGATTAACCAAGACATTTTGAAACAAATTAAGAAGTATGTGGAGGGTGCGGAATGAAACTGTTGAATTTATTTGGGTCTGTGTTTGGCATTGTGGCAACACAGTTACTAGGTTGTTACTGTACGTTACCTGAACCAGAATTACTTCCGGCTGCGTGGCAACGTATGCTTGGCTGTGGCGTGGCAATGGCTTTATTTGCTGTATGCCTCTATTGGTTTATGGCTGCATTAGGAAGGATGCTAGAAGAATGAACACTCAAACACTAGTTGAGTTCTGTCGGGAGGTAGCGGCGGCTGGTAGCTTCGATGCTTTGACCGACGATCAGAAAGCCCTGCTTCTGATGATTGAGGCCAATACGCCTAAGACAAATTGCCCGCTATGCCGATACAAGCAACCTGATGGCGTGTGTCGGTGTGACTAATCTATTGGAGGTTACTATGGAACGATGCAAGAATGTAAGTCGGTATCGCGGGATTATGAAACCGCGATGTAACAATGGCCGTGGCTGCAAAGCCTGTTGGGATATTTACTACGCCAAGAAATTGAAAGTTAAATAATGTATCTCTTTGAACGAACGCAGACCGGAGATAAGGTAGAGTTTCGCCACCCTGGCGGATTCTTCTTTAGTTTCATTATAGCCCCTGGCACTACGGAAGATATGTACTTGCAAGCCATTGGCAATTGTGGTGTATGGACTCGGCTGCCGCAACTGTTGGACCGAAGCATCACCGCCGACGAATGGAAGGAATACCGGGAAGAGATCGACCTACGGTGGCCCTCATGTAGTCTGGCCAAAGGGAATATGGAACCCAAATTTTTCGACGACGCTCGGAAAACTATCGACCGTATTCATAATGCCCCGTTTGATTGTGGTGAGATTCGAGCAGATGGCTTGTGGATGATTGAGTTGTCATATCGAGAAGAGAAGAAATTCCACGATGACTTGATGCTGCTATTGGATAATAGAGAGTACAACATGCAGCCGGGTGATACGCTGAAAGTTAGTTTTAACCAGACACATCAACGTGGGCTGGCCCTTCGGGAAGCAATCAATAAACATAGGGCTGAGAAGTATGCAATCTAACTGTCGTGAATGTGGTGGTGAGCGAATAGAGACTCGGATACCTTACTCCCTCGATTGTTTGAAGGGCGGTAAGCTGTGGCGTGTCGAAGTACCCAATCTCTTTGTAATTAAGTGCCTGGGTTGTGGTGAACTTTATTTCACGAACCAGTCAGACGACGAAATCACTTTAGCTTTGGAGAAATTGACAAATGACTTGCATTAGTTGTGGGCGTGAAATGAAAGTGGATGCCTACGGGACTATCGACGGCGGCGTTGTAACCAGTGCCGCTCCTAAACGTGGCTCTCGTCATTATGGAAACATATTTTTTATCTATGTTTGCGATGATTGCCTAGACTTGCCGGATGTTGTGAATGCGGCTAAAGTAATAAATGATGGCACAACCCCGCTGCCCTCGGATTTATAAAGTGTAGTCAATATGACTACACTATACAGGAGACTAGTATGTACAGTGCCAAACGTGCGGAGCAGCTAAAGTTTCAACGGACGGCCCCGTGCCGGAAATGCAAACACAGTGCGATAACATCGACCGGGTATCTCTATTGCACAAAACACTTGATGCTGGATTGTGCAGGTTCGAGTAACCGGGTTGGCTTTGAGAAAGGTTAATTATGGGATGGGCTAGTGGAAGTGAATTAGCAGAGAATGTTTGGGAACTTGTCCGACCGTACCTGCCCGCCAACGAGCGTATGCAGGTGGCCCGTAAGTTCATTGAAGCCTTCGAGCATTTCGACTGTGATACTATGTACGAAGTGCCTGACCTGTATGCTGATGCAGGGATAATCTTCGACGATGACGGTAATGAGACTAAGGCTCCGATTCCGCCCAAGCTAGCGTTTGCCCATTGCCAAGGTGAAGGTCCAACTTGCTTATTCTGCAAGGACCGATATGCCTGCACTGCCGAGCGGAACCCTAATCCATTCAAAGTCGGCGACATGGTTAAAGTGAACCTTGGCGAAGGCTCAAAGATCACTAAAGTAGTTGGCCTGAGCCGCAATGCGTATGGTATGCCGTTTGTTGATTTTATTATTGACCGTGGTTATGGTCTTGTGCATCACAGTTGGTCCACAAACCCAGAGTATGGCATGGTCGAGAAGGTGGAATAATGAAACTTACATTAGAAGTGCAACTTGGTAGCGAATGGTGCATCCTGTCTGAGTACGAATTAAAGGATGATTTTGATTTCGAGACTTTGAAGCGGATTGGGGCCGACGCAGTTTTAGTGGCCTTGCGCACCAGTTACCGTGGCCCCGCACGTATTGTCGAAGATGGCAGGGTTGTGTTTGAAGTGGACTCAGCAATTAAGTTGCTGGATGGCATTCACCTGAAACCTGCACCAGTTGCTAAGTCGGCTGCCGAAATTATGAAAGCTGCTGGTGTTCCCAATATGTTGGAAGGCCGGAAGCTAACTTTATTCCTTGGACCCAAGCCGGAAAAGAAAGGCGGTCCCATTGACCCAGAGGATATGAAATGTTACTAGTTGCCCCTGACTCCCCGATTCTACATCGTCCTTGCAGCGGCTCGGTCGTGACGCGCAAGCAGATCGATGATATGTTTCGGCTTATGTACAGCCTGGAAGGCGCGGGCCTTGCTGCCCCGCAGGTCGGTATCGATGCGCGCCTGTTTGTGACGGCGTGGGGTGAAGTGTTTATCGACCCGATTATTGACTGTGGGGCTGACTATACGGATGTGGAAGAAGGTTGCCTAAGCCTGCCCGGCGTTGTCGTCAAGAAACGGCGGCTTCTGCGAATCCAACTCCTAGATGGTCGCACCTATATAAACGAACAAGCCATTGTCATTCAACACGAAATCGATCACTTGAAAGGTATCCTGATAAATGACTAAAGAGGAGAGGAGCGAGTATCGAAAGAGATACCGGCAAGAGAATAAAGAGAAGATTGCCGCCCAGCAGAAGAGATACCGGCAAGAGAATAAAGAGAAGTTTGCTGCTTATCAAAAGAAATACCAGCAAGCGAATAAAGAGAAGTTTGCTGCTTATCAAAAGAAATACCAGCAAGCGAATAAAGAGAAGTTTGCGGCCTGGCAGAAGAAATACCAGCAAAAGAATTTAGAGAAGATTGCGGCCCGTGAAAAGAATCGCCTGGCTACGGATATAAATTTTAGAATAGCCCATAATTTACGTGCTAGAATGCTCTGCGCAATCCGAAATGGGCAGCGGGGCGGTTCGGCAGTACGCGACTTAGGTTGTTCGATACCTGACTTTAAGATTTACATTGAGGGGAAATTTATATCGGGCATGACCTGGGAAAACTATGGGTCGTGGCACTTGGACCATATTCGCCCTTTGGCGAAGTTTGATTTGACCGACCGTGCCCAGTTTTTGCAAGCCTGCTACTATACGAATTATCAACCCCTGTGGGCAGAAGATAATCTACGAAAAGGTGCAACATGACGCTAATTGAAAAGTTCCGAGAAGGTCGCAAGTTCCTGCCCGATGGGTGTGTCGAACGCAAGCCGACCATTTGGTTCGAGGACAAAGTTTACCGTTCTACTCAAGTAGCCTACTTCCTGCATTTCGGGGTGTGGGCTAAAAATGTTTACCGAACTTGTCGTAATCCCAAGTGTGTAAACGTCGATCACCTGACCACGAAGCGTCCAGCGTCTCGGCCTCTGGTTTGTTGGGGCCGGACCTTCAACTCCGTACAGGAATTGTGGGAACACCCAAGATGCTATGTCCCGACGGTACGGCAGTTGCAACGCCGCCTGGAAAAATATGCGCCTGAAGATGCGGTTCGACCCGACTATTTTGTTTGCGGCGGGAAGCGGTATAAATCGATTAACACAATCCCGCTGCCCCTGGGTTTGGCTCGATCTACCTTTTACAAGCGGCTCGGTTGTCATATCTGGGTCACAGCTAAGACGGCGAAGAAGTTCTCCCCTGACGCGGCACTAGATGATAATTTCTGGGAATTTACAATACCCACCCTTCCGAGGGTTGGAGAATACGGTTTTCGCAACGTGTTGAACAAGCAAGCTGCCCCGGAGTTCGACCCACGGAATCATCATGAATCTAGTAAGGGATTCATTTTCAGGAATCGGTAGCCTCACACTTCACTCCCGGTCCAAGCACACTTAAACCCTTACCCTGTAGGGGTTTACGAGAATCTCTGTTTTTTGCAAAATCAAAACAAACTTCTTCCCTATATAATTTTTCTTCTCTCAGGGAAATCGTTCTCGTTGGGAACTTTGTTTTTTATGATTTGCAAAAAACAGAGATTCTCGTAAACCCCTTATTTATAAGCACTTAGATGCTGTTTGACCGGGGATGAAGTGTGAGGGTGATGATTAAAATGAGTCTCAAATCTCTCTCAGACGCGGCAGCCGTCTAAATTCAGCCGCGACCCAGCCGGAAGGGCGGGCGGGACAATCGTTACATTCCACCTACTCGGTATCTTAATTAAAACCCTCCCCACCGTCACAACCGGACCACCCCGCCCACCAGTCTATCTATACTAAGTATGTAATGTATGTATGTTAATATCATACTATATTGATTATATAATGTATGTATCTTAGTATGTTATGACCCCGACAACACAATCAACCTGCATAGATAGAACAATCGTTACATTCTATCAACAGTGTAGTCAAATTGACTACAGTGTACGATTATGCAGGCTTTGCGGGTTATACTAATAGTAGCTATGATACTAGATTGTCTGGTTGTCGGGGTCGGGATACCTATTTCGCGCTTGACATTGCGAGATTGTCGCGTTTGTCAGTAATGATTGAATAATCGGATATCCCCTTACAATCAGAGACGCTGACATACTCGATACAACATGCACAGACAGAACAACCCCACCCTAGCAGTATAAGTGGTACAATGCAAACAAGCAGCACAGTATGTATAACTGTACTATGTGCTATAATCGGCGCAATTGGTACGATTCCAAGGGTATAGGGATTATAGCAATTGCCCTATTTGTAGCAATGGTAATAGTATCTCTGATTGTAATGATTGTCGGGGGCAACTAGGGACAGGGCAGCACAATCATTACAATCAGGCGACAGGGTGCATGACCCCGATAATTAGAAGTATCGGTACAAAAGAAAAGGCCGCTATAAGCAGCCTTATTAGCACAATCATACTACTCTGCACAATGAGAGTAATTGGGACAATCAGCACAATCGATAGCATCGTGATCTTTGAAGCAATGCACAATATCGGCAGGCATGTTACAAGCGACACGCAAGGCATTACGTGCATCCTCGACACGATCATTCAGATCGGCATATTTGGCATAAGCGTCACAATATGCGAAATTGCCACAACCCTTACAGAGCGAAAAGCCCTCACATCTGGCAACTGCGCAACCAGGGTGTTTTTCGTAATTACCCCTAGCAATGATAGCATCGGCATAAGCCTTAAATTCGGGTGTCATCATAATAAGCTCCCTATTCGTTATAATCCTAATTCATCGGACAAGGTGGTGCTAATACTGGAAAATGCGTCCCAATCGTTAGAATCGAGATAATCCATAAGACCGTCAACACCGAATGCTGCATTTGCCCCCTCTAATAGCAATCGCAATTCCCTCTTAGTAAGGGGTATCGTTTTTTCGTTGATTGTCAATAAAATCATGTTAATCGTTATAACCGGCAAGACCGGAGTTAAGGTTGTTAATGGCAAAATCCAACATTCCGACATGCTGAGGATTTATCGTTTTATTCCGAATAATCGTTAAATTATCCACGGCTTGCATAATCGTTGCAACAATTAAATCAGGATTTTCCGCTTGTCTAAACAAATTGTTTAGACCCTGCAAAATCGGCATAACAGGAACCCCCTGTTTGGATGCCGTGAAAAGACGCGCACGCGCTACAATCGATTTTTCCAGCACCCTTGCGTACATCGGCATAATCGTTACCTCTTGTATAATTGGTTTCCGCAAGCAAAATAGAATTGCCTCTCAAGAGGGGTAGGCGCACGCATGGTAAAATGCGAATATCCGAAATTGAAGTTATGCGCGTAATAAACCGCGCTTTCCCTACAATCGCATATTTGCACTAAAACGCGATGACCGTCACAATCCGAACTATTAGCAAATAAGGCAATCATGGCAATTCCCCTAAAAATGGATTATTCCCAATAAACGCCACCCATAGCCCCGCGAACCTTTACAAGCCCTAAATCCCGCAAAATCGATTCGCGCGCTTTTCTCTGCATTTTCGCGCGCTCTTTGGATTTTTTCTTACAACCATCACAAGTGTTTTGACCGTCAAGACCGTCAAATTCGGCACCACACTTACTACATACTTTCATGGCAAACTCCCTAAAAGTGGTAGAATTGGAATTATCGGTTAATCGTCACAACCGGCACAACCCCCTCCACTATGACGATATGCCGCGCGCCCCGAATCGAGAGGGCAGAGAGGGCAAGCGCGCCTTGAATAGTGTCCGATTTTTCAGTATGAACTAATTTCGAGAAAACGAAAAATTCTATTGTGAACATGATTTTTCCCTTTCCTGATTGCTTGCCCCTTATATAGTCAATTATGCGCTATAGGGGCGTTTTGTCAAGTAAATCGGGAATTTTCTAAAAGATTTTTCGGGATATTTCCATTTAGGGGGTGGATTTTAACGATTAGGCAAAATGGCAACTAGTCGAAAATCGTTACAACCGACAATCTCGATACAAAGTGAAAAATGCCCTGATTGCTTCCCCTTCCAAAATAGTGGCAAGAGCGCAGGGCAGGGGCAAGCAACCGGCAAGCAACCGGCAAGCAACCGGCAAGCAACCGGCAAGCAACCGGCAAGCAACCGGCAAGCAACCGGCAAGCAACCGGCAAGCGATTAGAGGGCAGGGCAGGGGCAAGCGATTAGGCAAGATGATACGCAACCCGATAAAATGACGCAAGCGATTAGGCAAGCGATTAGAGGGCTAGAATTAAAAACTCCCCCATAGTAAGTAGAAAATGGTATGTTCCGATTGTAACAAGTATCGGGGTCAAGCCGGTTGTGGCGGGCGCGTCGATACGACCCCGACAATCGGAACAACCGGCGCAAAAGAAAACGCCGTTTGCGACCGGCGTTTTCGGAATAAGTGTAATAAATGGTAAATCCGCTCCACAATGTTTCTAAGCCGGATTGACCCCGATTATTCATACAACCGGACCATCACGAATAAGTGTCATAAGCGGTAAACTCCCGATTCAAGGGTTAATTGGAAAATTCGTTACTACCTGCCCCCCTCGATTAGCGAATCTAGTTCGCTAGTCGGAATATCCTGATTGTAACGGCTCACACCACCCCAAAGGTGGATATGGGCCATACAATACGCATAACCGGCTTCTTCGGCAGTACCGGCTTTACTGGTCAAAGTGATACGAACGTCAGAACCGGAAAGAGCGTCACAAAACCTAATTCGGGCACGATACTTACCATTAGGTAATTCGTCAACACCGTCAAAACCCGTAGGATTAGGAAAAACCGGATAAATTGGGCGGGTTGCTTCCCTTGCCCTGCGCGCCCCTAGCTTGCGTATCGCGCTGTTTGCAATCGATAATCTTTCCGTTTTCGTCAAGGTTGTGAACATGATTTTTCCCTTTCCCTTGCGTATTGCTTGCCCCTGTCTATATCAAGTATGCAGTATGAAAAGCAATTGTCAAGGAAAATTCCGAAAATTATTTTTTCAACCCGCAAGCAACTAGAAAACGGTTTATCGAAAATTGGGGATTATCATCTTTGAAATAATCCGCCAATTTTTCCGATAAATGCTCGATAACCAGTTTTTCCCCTACATCCGAAATTTTCAATTCGGCAAGGATAATCGCTGCAATCGCTTCATAATGTTTTTTCGACATGATTGTTTCAACCGTTAAAGGCGTTAAAATCGTTTAGTCAGTCCAGCGAACCACAAGAGGGGGTAGAATTGTAGGAATTGCGCCATTATTACGCAACCTATGGGTATCAAGGAATAATCGGATATTTCCGATTGCATCGGTCATGCTGACAGTAGGGGCTTCACCCCCACCCCACACAATTTCCCCGTTACGAGTGGCATAATTGCTACCATCGGCGTATAACTCACAATCGACAATCAAGGTTTCGCCGGAATATACCTTAAAAGCGGAAAAATTGACATTTCGGGCGCGCGCCTTCTTAAATAGGATATGCCCTGTTCTCGCGCTAACCGTTACAGTCCCACTAATCAGAGTAAACATGATAACCGCTCCAATCGGTAAAGGTGGAATAATCGCTAGTTGGCCCGTCTTTCGGGGGGTAACATATCGCGGATTGTCTTTTCCGTTTTTTCGACAATCGCCCCGATATACTGTTTGCGCCCCTTGACGATAAGGGCTAGGGCGATTGCTTGCAATTCGAGAGGGCTAGTTTTTTTCGTGATAGTGAACATGATTTTTCCCTTTCCTGATTGCTTGCCCCTGTCTATATCAAGTATGCAGTATGAAAAGCAATTGTCAAGGAAAAATAAATTTTCTAAAAGATTTTTCTAGGTTTTTCTAAAAGAGGGATATGATTTTAACGATTAGGTAAGATAGAAATTTTCAAAAATCGTTACAATCGATAATCTCGCTACAAAGTGAAAAGTGGCATAGTTGCCCACCCTACTATATTAGGGGCAAGAGGGCAGGGCAAGCGATTAGAGGGCAGGGCAAGCGATTAGAGGGCAGGGCAAGCAATCGGCAACCGGCAAGAGGGCAGGGCAATAGTCTGATTATACAGTTTATCGGGGTCATGCAGGCGGGGGCGGAATAATCGTTACAACCGGCCATTCGAGGATGTGACCCCGAAAATCGTTACAATAGGCGCAAAGAGAAAGTCCGGCATAACCGGACTTACCCATACAATTAGTATTGTCCGCACATTGAGCGCAATCGGGATTTATCGTGGCAATTGTGACAACCCTTACAATCCAGCAATGTGGTACAACCGTTACAATGCTGACATTCGTTACAGTTATGTGAACCGTGACATTTGTAACAGGACTGACAATCGATACAACAGTCGCAACGGATACAGGAGTCACAATCCCTGCAACCACTACAATCTGTGCATCTGTTAATTCCACTACATATCCGACAACCTTGACAAGTCAATCCGTTGACACATTGGATACAATCCTCACAATTGGTAAGATTCTCACTTCGCTCACAATCAGTACAGTCGTTGCAATTAGTACAATCGCAACAATTCGTACAGTCACGACAATTGACGCAATTGACGCAACCTACGCAATTGACACAATCGACACAATTGACATTATCGCATTCATCCCGATCAGTCCGCACAACCGTCACATTCGGATTATGCAGAAAATCCTGCATATCCCCGATATTCGTTGGGGGCGCGGTACAATCGTCACAATTCTCACAGTTTGTACATCCGGTACAATTGTGGCAATTGATATTTCCGTTTGCATCAGGTTCAATCGGCATAGGTATATCCCTTCTCAAAACCGGCAAAATTGTTACAATTAGAATCTAGGACGCTGGAAACCACCCTCCCCTATAGGTGGGGTGATAAACTGTCAAGCGCGGTTTGCAATCCCTCAATTTTCGCCGATAATAGCTTGATAAATTCGGCGATAATCCCCGCCTTACAAGCCTCAAAACCAGTATGATCGGGCGCGACGGCAGCAACCCGTTTATCCATATCATAGACAACACCGCCATAATTGGAAAAGCCGTAGTAATAGATACAAAGATCATAATCCGCATGTTCGGCAGTCCAATAACCTAGCATCTTTGCCGGTTGTGGCGTTATCGCGTGATAGGTCCATTTCAGCATGATAAAACCTCTTGCGTGATTGCTTGCCCCTGATATTCAAGTATAGCCCACAATCGGGGAAAGTCAAGGAAAATTCCAGAAAATTATCGCAACCTATGCGCGGCCGTTATCAATTCGGTAGCACGCGCCGCATAATCGGAAAATCTGGCAATCAGAATATCATAGGCCCACTTGATACAAGCGGCCCTATCGGGAAGGGCGTTACAATCGATAAGATTGTTACCCTCGAAAATATAGGTAGTACAGCCGGAGGAGTAAAACCTAATCGTTAAGATCATTTTATCCGTTAAATTGATCTTTTCGAGAGTTTTCCCCGTATCTAATTGGAACGGCATAATCGGTATCTCCGTGCTAACCAGGCAATCGTTACAGACGCTAGTTCCAAGCAACACTGCAAGACCCCGGCAACAAATAGAAACGGCACAATCGTTACAAACAGAACGATCAGCACCACATCTACAAGCGGCCCAAACAGCAGCATCATTACAAGCAGAGCAACCGTCATTTCAAGCATATTAGCAATCTCCCCTAACTGCCCTACAAATGGCATAATTGTCATAAGCCTTACCACGGCGCATGTCCTCAAAAGTCATACGACCCTTACCACCGCATCGAGCGCACGGAGCGGAATGAGTCATACGACCGTTAATACAGGCACCCCAGTAATAAACCCCGGAACCCTTACAACGCGGGCATTCACACTCAACCCGCTTAGTCGCTGCAATCCAATCAACCGGCGTAATCGGATTAAACGCCCTTATGGCATTATCGGCATTTTCCTTGCCCATTGTATAACGGACAATTTCACGCAATTCGGAAAAAACGGCACGTTGCGTATCGACGGACAATTCCGCATAATCGGAATTATCCATGTCGATATACCCTTTCGGCAATTTCGTTGCAACCGTCATAACCGAACTCCTTAATTTGGGTGGGGTGGAAGGGGCAAGGTCATAGCGATTATGCCGGTTTCCCTGCCGTATCCTCCCTAGCTACCCCCACTTGTAAGGGGAATAATCGGGTTGTCATTTAGAGGGAACCACCCCTCTTGTAGGCTAGGCTTTGGCCTCTTGCGATAGGGGTGGTTAATCCCCTATTAGTGGCACTTTTCCTAGTTACTCTGGCAACCCCGATTATTCTCCTCTTGTGTTTTGTTTTCGTTTTCGTTGCGATATTCAAGTATAGCCCACAATCGGGGAAAGTCAAGGAAAATTCCGAAAATTATTTTGACGCAATAGCAAGCGATTAGAGGGCAAGCAATCCGGCAAGCAATCACAAGCAACCGGCAAGGGGCAAGAGCGCAGGGCAAGCGATTAGAGGGCAGGGAGGGCAAGCAACCGGCAAGAGGGCAGGGGCAACCAGCAACCAGCAAGGGTCCGGTTGTAACGATCATCGGGGTCATGCCAGCGCGCCCCGCAACCGCTCGATACGACCCCGACAATCAGACTTACTAGCGCAAAAGAAAACCCCGGCAAAACCGGGGTAATCGTTTCAGGGCTACTAGACGGCAACCTCCTCTCTAACGGTAAGACCGTTACGAGCGACAATCGGGATATAATAGTCAACAAGATCAGAAGCGTTACAATCCTCCCAGAGCTTGCAAAGGAACTCCCACTTTTGGGTGGGCGACTTGGCAAGCAGTGTATTCCTTACAATCCGCCAATCGTTACGAGCGGCCCAATCGATAAAGAGAGATAAGCCCCTAATCCAGTTACAAATCTCCTTACCGTTACAAGTCCCATGATACAAACGAACCTCAAAGGTTGAATGATAGACATAGGCGTTAATGTTCAACCATTTATAACGATCCTTACGATGGGCATAACAGGCCCAATCGGTAACGCCGAAAATATCGGACAATTCCGTAGTATCCGCTTCACAGTAATGACGCGAACGACGGTCACTATCGACAAAATGCTTCCAAACGTCATACATGAAACGCATGGCACAATAGATAGACTTCATGCTTTCAGTATTTTCCTCACGCATATCAAAATGCACATGAAGCCCACAACTCCGATTTACGGTAAAACCCTTATCATCGGCAGCATTGCAAAATGCCATAATAGCGTCAAGACCCTTATCGCCGGAAAGGACGGAAGAAACGAACTCTTTGCCACTAATGCTACCATCGTCCTTTGCGCCAAAATAGAACTCATCCTCTAAATCGCAATAATCCTCACAAGAGGAAGTTTCGATTTCAACGCCAAATTTCCTATGACCGATACGATTGTAAGAATTGTTATCGTGCGAAAAACGGAGCGCGTCGAAATTGTGGTCATTATGGTTACGACGATAACAAGAGCTACAAAGCCCCTCACCCTCATAATCGTCATTATCGTAAGTATCGCCACAACTATCGCAAACGAAAAATCTGTCACACCAGCACGAATCGCAATAATCGTTACCATCGGAACCCGTCATCGATTCGCGCGTCCATTCGTCACAACCCTCACACTTCACCCAACCGTTACGACTAGCACAACGGTCGCAATAGACATTATCGCCACAATTGTTCAAATCGTCACCACTGAACCAATCGTTGCAATGGTCACAGCTATGATAGTCGCTTGCTTCGGCACATTCGATACAGTTGGTATCGCCGTCACAATCGACACAATCGGAATGCCAAGTATGGCACGATTCACATTCCTTAAAATCGTTTTTATCGGCACAATCGAGACAGTACATAGTACCGTCACAATCGACAAGATCATCGTGATAGGTGCCGCAACCCTCACAAGCGGCATAGCCCTGAGAATCGGCACAATCGGGACAGATAACCCGATTGTCAAGCATATCCGAAACCTCACAACCGGGTTTATCGGTTGTATCCCACCATTGCTCACAATCGGGACAATAGGCATCGGCGGGCGAGCGCGAAATATCCGTTTTAGATAGCATAATCGCAACCCTCTTGCTATGGGTTATGGTTTCGCTAGATATTCAAGTATAGCATACTTTGCGGGAAAGTCAAGTAAAATTCTTTCCCTGCCCTGATAATCAAGTATAGCCCACAATTCGGGATTGTCAAGGAAAATTCCGAAAATAATTTATTCAATATACTATACAAGCGCGGAATCGAGTAGGGTGGGGTTGTATCGAATATCGGGGTCAAGACGATTGTAGCGGTGTTGCCTGTCTGGACCCCGACAACCCTAACAACCCCGATTATTGACACAATCGATTTTGCGTTTTTCACTTGACAACCGGCTTTTCCGTGCTATAATGTAAACAGTGGCGAAAAGGCAACATGCCAAAACGCAACATCCGAAAGTAGGGTTCCGGCTGTAACGATTATAGGCCCTACTTTGCGGTTCTACCCACTCTCTGTGAGGGGAGGGCACGATTTCAGGCCCTACATTGCGACCTCAAAAACTCCCCAGGTAAATTTTCCGAACAAACCTGCTGCCGACGAACGCGCGGCGTATTTCCCAGGTAAATAATTCGCAGATTGCGAACTCAGCGTGACCCCGATAAATGGCCCGATAAAGAAATAAAATAGGGCGTTGGGATGAATGAATAATCACCCCACGCCCGATGTAGCAACCAGTCGGTCGAATCCTTAACCTGTTAGAGGCGGTTCACTTCCATGCCTAACTACTACATTTAACACGCTAACCAGTCAGACTGTTGCAAACTACTGCGCCCGGCATTCAGCGGGCAATATGAACGGGGAGGTTATGAAGCGGTTAATTCCGCGAACGGGGGTTAGATACAGCCACCGACAATATACATTATCGTTTGCGGCCAAACCATTTTTAAGAAGTCCCGTTGTTCCCTCTCGTTGTTCCTTTTCGTTGTTGCATTGTCTTAACATTTTAATTATACCTCATTTTCAGGCTTTGTCAAGTAAGTTGCGTCAGATTTTTTGGAATTGTCTCGCCATAGAATTTTGGACAAAACCACGCAGCATTTTGTCAGTAGATTTTTCGGTCGGGGTTGATCGGATTATCGGGGTAAAGCGATGGGCGAAAAGTTTTGGCACGATTCTGACCCCGACATTTGGCATAACTGTACATAAAAATACCCCGTCCATAGTCGGGGTATCAACACGCTTCTAAGCGCGTTTGAAATTGCCGTAAATCCTTACCACATAAGCACTTAGGGCGTTTCAAAACCCTCCCTATGCGTCAGGATATAATGGCGCGAATCCTGCTTAAAGGCGGTTAGCCAGTGGCGAAACCACACTTCTAATTGTGCAACCGGGTGCATACGCTTCATGCGTTTTCCTTCCAACCACGCCCGCCACACTGGATTGTTGGCATGTAGGTATCGCACGCGCCAACTAAAATAGTCCAGTAACCATTGATAATGCTCGGCAGTCAGGGCGGTATTGGTTTCACGCAACACGCCATCGAAAATGACCCGCACAATCAATGCAGTCCGATCTTCAAACACGTCGATAGGTGTCGGCTGATTCATTATTCCAACCCTATTACAATCAGGTCAGTCAGGGCAAGCAGCATATTCCGCTCGACCCGCAAATCTTCCAACACGGCCTTCAAGGCTTTTCGCTGCGCCCGCTCGACCGTATCGGCCTCAAACATAACGGGCATTCTGTTGCGGCTTGTGTACACGCCCCAGAGCGAACCATCTTTGTAAAGGTGAATGAGTAGCGTATCGACAAAGGCCCGCCACGTTGACCTATCCTCTTGTTGCCAGTGTATCATCGTTTTGAGTGTGGTAGTTTGTGCCGGGGGATAAGGTAAAGGGGGTGAAAGTCACGCCCAAACGGCTCACAGTCGATTGTTCGGGGCGTTAATAGTTTCCGGCATTCAGGGCACCGGAATCGGGAGGGGCGTTGCTTCCCCTCCCTTATCGGTTGGTCTGATACATTGCACCACTCACTTGTGGGGTGCTGTTTCGGTTTTCGTTTCTCTCTCATTTTCGGGCACGATTCTTCAACAGTTGGGCGTAAATAGTTTTGCCGCCCACAGTCGGGCGCGGCTTGGATTTCCAACCGCATAACGCCATGATGTAACCGACGGTCAGCGCGCCCATGACCATAACACCACAGAAAAGCAGCGTCAAGACAGGGATAGCCATGACGATAGCCACGGGAATCCAAAGCGGGGAAAGTACCCAAAGCCAGGACCACGCGATAACGCCACACAATTTCAGGGCGATAAACAAAATCGCCAAGGCACCACAAAAACCAATCTTCATGTCTCAATCTCCAAGGGGTTAAAGAAGTCTAATTGTTGAAATTATCAAATAGGAATCAAAGGAAAACGGGGACAGCATGTGCCGACCTTGACGGTTTTCCAGGTTGTTACGCCTTACGCAGTAATCTTCGACGGTTTCACCTTCATCAAGCAGCGGCCCGCCCTCACGCGAGGCAAGATCAGCTAGTTTCTCTTTGCTAACCGAAACGGCCAGGGGTGTTTCTCCCCAGTTGTAACCATCATACGACCACTCTTTGAGTATGTAAATGTGTTCCATATCACAAGTATAGCACAGTTTTTCAGTTTGTCAAGGGCATGGCGATTATTTCGTCGATCATATCGCGGAAGCGTTTATTTTCTTTCAGTTGCTCTTTCAAGGTAAGCGGTTCGCGGGGATACTTACCCAATTGGTCATTGCGGTAGCCCTCCGAAAGGCAGTCAATCATCCATCGCAGTTTGCCCCACCACGCCATATTTATTTGATGACTAATTTCATCGGTTCTTTCTCCTGCCGCGAACTTTGCTTCGCAGCGTTTTGTCCCGTCGAAAACAGCCAAAGATGCTTCGGTCAGTATATCATTAAAATCGCATCGGTGCATCCCGCTGATTATCACTTCACCACCGGGTAGAAACGTCACTCTGGGTTTTCGTGTTCGGTATTCTTTCATATCACAAGTATAGCACAGTTTTTCAGTTTGTCAACCAGTCGAATTGAATTGTTCCATCAGGCATGATAACCACGGCCCGCACGTTATTGCCGTCCCCGGCTTGCTTGTACTTGGCAAGCTGCCGTAGGCTCGAAAACGAGAATCGTAGCGTCTTTTCGCCGTACTTGTATTCTTCATACCAATAGTAATCGCCTATTTTTTGCTGAATAAATCGAAAGCGGGGGTCAGCTACCACCCGATCTAAGAGTGGTTTCCAGCATAAATTTCGACTCCCCTCCGCATCGGTAGGGAAGCGTAAGGAAAAACGAGTATGATCGAACGAATTGATAAAGGCGATAAAGTTATCAAAATTGTTATCCTGCAAAACCGTTTGAATAGTTGCGTTGCGAAAATGCGGCAGGTTCCAGTATTGACCCCGCTCAACACCAAAATAGTTATGAACGGATAAATTGATACGACGGGCATTCTGCAAACAATCGTGATACGGTGCGCCCGACGTATTAAGGTTATAAGTCGTATTTATGGCATTAAGCCGATAGAATAAAAATGACAGATGATCGGGATAGAGCAACGGTTCGCCGCCCGTGATTGACAACGTAGGGAATAGCCCGGCGTATAGCAGCGCACAGAACAACGAGTCAAGTGTCTGACATTGCTTGATTTCGTCCCGATTTTCATCGCCTACGGGATTCAATCGTTCGACGCAGAACGGGCAAGAGAAGGGGCATTTTTTCGTCACTAAAAGCTGAACATTCAGCCGCCGATAAATCGACGTATAGGCTTGCTCCGCAAATTCAAACGGATAGACGTTATGCTGCGTATAATACGCATACTCCGGCCCGAAAAACTTCTCGATAGTTTCGAGCGACGTATCAATTCGTTGACTTAGATCGAATGTTCTCATACAACAACTATACCATATTTCAGGCGGTTGTCAAGTGTCTATGGCAACGACTCAGCATATATTCGATGCGCGAGCAATCGAAACAATCATCACATTCCAGACACAACTCACAATCGTTGCAATAGGTACAATTCGTACAGGTGGTCAGACCCCCAGAGGCTCGGCAATTAGTACAGCCGTCACAGAAGTCACATCTGATACAGTTTTCACAATTGGAACAGTTGACGCATCCGAAACAATTGCTACAATTCTCGCAATTGAAACAGTTGACGCAGTTAGTACAGTTGATATTGCCGTCGCTATCGGTCATTGGCAGTTTCCCAATACTTGACCATCCGAGTAACCTACTTGCCAAGCCTCTTCCCATGCCATACGCGCAAGGGATTTAGCCCGCTCCCTATCTTGTATCCGGTTGAAAATAAATAGGAGTGGGCTTTGCTCTATCTTTTCATCCCACCATGCGTCAAAGACTTCATCCATTGTTTACCCTTTCGCTTCGGGATGCAAGGCGTAGCGCGTTATGCAAGCTAACATCCCGGCCTATCCGCACTTTGATTGCTCCTGCTACCAGCATCACCGCCCTACGGCGGGCAGTCCGAATGTTAGCAGAGTTGTACCGTTTGTAAAGGCCGAATGAATCGCACGTTACGCGCCATTCGTTTCCTTCCAAGTTGTCAACGTAAAATCGCAAGGTTCCAAAGGTGCCAGTTGCGTTTTGTCCGCTCCGGTCTATGTCCCATTGTATGGCGTTTACCATTAGTAGTCCTCTTCCATACTGCCGTCAGAATAGCCCTCACTCCATCCTTCGGAATGACCCCGATTCCAGGCAGCAAGCCAAATTTCATGGGCGAGTTCCTTACCCTCAACCATATCGGGGTAATGTTCAAGCCACCACAATTCAAAATCTCGATTCATAGTTACCTCTTTCAGGGTGGCCGACGGGACTCGAACCCGCGCATCGCGGATTCACAGTCCGCCGCCTTACCAACTTGGCTACGACCACAGCGGGCAAATAAGGACTCGAACCCTAACCAACGGGTTTGGAAGCCGTCATGCTAGCCATTACACCATTCGCCCGATTACTCGTTATTCGTGTACTCAATCCAAGCCAGCCGCCAATATAAATCCAGCATGGCAGACTTGACTTCGGCAGTGCAAACTACATTTTCCAAAACGTCCAACAACCTTTTCGTTGCGGCAATAATATCGTCACGTTGTCTTTCGGCGATATAAAGTTTTGTTTCGGCAATATAAAGTTTTGTTTCCATATTCAACTATACCATATTTTCAATGGTTGTCAAGTTTAATTTTTCCGACACCACATTATTGAACGCCACAAGCCGCTGATTGCAGCCGTAACGGCAAACGCCATGCTTGCACGGCTCTTTGCTCTTGATACCATCCCGATACAAGTGGGAACAAGTCGATTCCTCACCATCCGGCCCGATAACCCGCTCACTCATGGAGAGGTAGCACGGCTCAGACAGATTGTTTTCGGGGAAGCGAGTACCAGCGATAAGCCGCTGTTTGCTGTCCATCGTTTCGCACAGTAACGCTAATGATTCCTCTGGCAGTAGCGATTTCATTTCCGGCACAATCCGCCAGAAAAAATTCTCAATATCTCCCGGCGAAAACACGAAATTCGGATTAGTTCCCTTGTACACCGAGAAAAACAGGGCGTACAAGTCGGGGAATACTTCATTGGAATATCGAATGAAGTCGGGCGCGTGCCGGTAGTTCTCCCTTGTCAGGGTGTACGTAATCGAAGTGACCGTATGTTTACACGCCCACTTGATATTGTTTACAACCTCATGGAAAGCGTCACGACCGACCAAATTGTTCCAATAGGATGCGCTGCACGAATCGAGCGATACTTTCAACCGGCGAATATGCTGCGCAGGCGGGGCAATGTAGGCGTTAGTATTCAGGTGAAACTGATACTCGTTGCCATGCTCCTCGATGTAGGGGTACAGCCACGGCACAATGGACGGCTCGCCCCCGGTAATGTGGATAATCGCCGTTTTCCCGTAAGCCGCTACAATCTCTTCAAACCGCTCTTTGGAGAGGGTTTTCGGAGTCTGCGCGATATTGCAATACTTGCATCGAAAGTTGCAGCCTTCCGTAATAAACACCGCAACCCGGCGAACGGGCGGGGCAATACCCGCGCGAACGCAGTCAACGGTTTCTTTCATCCGGGCGGCAAAGTTATCCCAATAAAGTGAGGGGCGTATTGTGTTCATACTGCAATTATACCTTATTTTCAAGGGTTGTCAAGTTAGTCCCCAGCCTTAAAATTGTAAACCGGCTTGAGAACGTCCGTAATATCCGCCGTAGGCTCGATATTCGCTACAATCTCTTCCATTGCTTTATACGCCATAGGCGATTCATCCAACGTGTCGGGCGTAACGCTAGTGGTATAAATACCCTCCATAGAGGCAGTAAAATCTTCCATGTTCAGCTTGCGTTTCGCTTCTTTCCGGCCCATCAACCGGCCCGCACCGTGCGGGGCTGATTGGTTCCACTCATAGTTGCCCTTACCCACGCAAAGCAAGCTACCATCCCGCATATTGATCGGCACAATAAACGGCTCACCCGCCCTTGCCGACACCGCGCCCTTTCGCAGAATGTTTTGCATATCGATGTAGTTGTGAACAGTTTGAAACTTGACAAGGCCGGTAAGCGGCACACCGAGAAGTTCCGTCACAATCCGACGAACCATTGTAACACGGTTCAGCGTTGCGTATCCCTGCACAGTCCGCATATCCGTCAAGTAATGATCTTTGAACGCGCCCGTTAAATAGCACAGGTCACGATGAATTTCAAGCCGCTCCGGGCAAAGTTCAGCGGCAAGGTGCTGATAATAATCAGCTACCTGCTTACCAAGGTTTCGGCTTCCCGAATGCACTACCAACCAAAGATCACCGGCAGTATCGTGATTCACTTCGATGAAATGATTACCGCCGCCGAGCGAACCTAACGCAAGATCATAGTCGGCTTGTCGAATGCTCGCACCGCAATACAGGCCCGATACATCAAAGTGAGTCTGCGCGGTTTCATTGTTTCGGAAACCAAACGGGATTTTTTCGCGGATAAAATCGTCAAGCCGCTTCAAGTCAATCTCACGCTCGACGCGAACAACCGCCACCCCACAACCAATATCTACACCCACTAAGTTGGGGACAACCTTATCGCCCACCATCAGGGTGGTGCCGATAACGCAACCGGCCCCGGCATGGCAATCGGGCATGATACGCACCTTTGAATTAGCAGCAAACGAATGATCGATAAGTTGCTGTATCTGCGCGATAGTCGTTTCGTCCGGCGTATCCGTGAAGATTTTAGCCGCGGTGTAGCGTCCGGTAAGTTCGATCATAATGTTTCCTTAGTTTGTTAAGTACCGGGTTGTTAAATCCTCACGCAATTCCATAAGCATTTCCGTATCTTTTAGAAGTTTCCATTCCATCGTTTCAATAGCGAAAACCGTAGCCCGTTGCTTTGCAGTTTGCAAATCGTTGGCGACGAAAATTCGATCCCGTCCGTTGAATGTGGCAACCCATTGGTCGCTGCCCGGCAAATTCTTACGTAAAAGAATTTCATGCGGCTGAAAATTCCGCGAACCAGTTGCCACCCATTTTGAATCAATTTGTTCCCATTCGAGCATTTTGTATTATTCCTTGTTATAAAATGTAGCCGGGTGGGAGTCGAACCCACATAAGGCAACCGGCCTCTTTTGTGTTGGAGTCGAACCAACCCCCTCTTCCAGAGCTTCCCAGGGAATTGAACCCCGCACATTTTCCGCTAACGCCGACTACATTTTAATTATACCTCATGTTTTCTAAAAGTCAAATCAAGGTCCAATTATTCCTATCGTCGGGGTCAAGTGAACGACCCGCCCGGCACTCATTCCGACCCCGACAATCAGACCTACCGGAAACAATAAAAGGCGGGGCTAATGATGACCCCGCCTAACGGCATTACCGGCATTACCACCCAATAGTTACGGCTAAGGTATCCGGTTTCAGTCCCCGTAACAGTCTGCCGATTAGAAAAAATAGCTCATAAAATATGCTCTAGGGGCAGCCAGCAATTCGACCAGATAATAGGCATTTATCGGAATAGCAATTGCCGCCACAATCCAACTGATTGCCATCCCGGCATACGAAAGGATGTAAGGCGAATTATCGTCCATGTAGTTTTGCGGCTTGGTAACTTTTGCGATGCGGCTCAACGCATACTGTATCGCCAAGGCCACCACAATAAGCACCGTAATCGCAATGCCATGTTTGATAATGCCCGCCAACACAAGTTGGTTGAAAGTTTCCGGCACTTCGCTCACAATCAAGTTCACATAATCCACGCTAGTTCTCCTCAAAAGGGTCAAGTAAATTAGCCAATAATTTGTGTCAAAGCAGCTTTGCCCGCTTCGTATTCTGCCGGGGTTGCTTCCCGCATCCGGGTCTGCTTACCGCTCGGATGGTTCCAACTGCAATGGCAAATGGAAGGGCCTAATCCGTGAATTGTCCAAGCGGCATTGCCACAAATGTCACAGATAACGAGTTTTTCGTTAGGTGTCGGTTGCCCCTTGATCTTGAAAGTAGGGTAGTCGATTTTGACTTTGGTTTTCTTCATCATGCTTTCAACCAATTTCGATAATTCCGACGGCCATATCGCAGTTGAAACAATCTTCGGCGATTTCTTCCACGGTCATAGTCGGGGCAAATTCAAACCCCATCGGAATGAGAAGATTGAATAAAGCCTCTACTGGCGTAGCGGCCTCAATCTTGTGCATCTTGACCACGTTATCAAAATAGTTCATAAGTGACACGACGTACAGTTTCATGTTTTCCTCTTATTGTTGGAGTCTATTCAAGTATAGCACACTTTTCGGAGTTGTCAAGTATCAATCCGATATTCATCGTTGCAAATTGCATCTTTCACCGCTTCGATGAAAGTTTCCCACCCATAAAAGGTATGGTCATAGTCTCGACAGGCTACCTTGAATGGCATGTGTATCCACCCCTGTTGATATTCCTCATTCCATACGGCATACCAGCCGGGGAAGAAATGCACCCGCTTACCTGCGCGCAGGCCAGCTTCGATTGCGACGATATGATGGATATTTTTCATTACGCGCGTAATACCTCATGGATTGATTCCAATTCGTCAACCCGCGCTTGGATAAATTCACCGGCTAATTTCAGCAAGTTGGCTTTGCCAGTGTCCAAACCAGTACCCAACGCGATACCATCGACAATCAAAGAACCGAACGTAATACGCCCGCCGCAACGGTCGCTTCCGATATTATGCCATAGCAACAACACTAGCCCACGTTCCTCTATGCGGTAGTATTGCAGGGGGTAATGATCGGGGTGAGTTTCTTCCAACGCATGTTATTGCCGCTTATGCGCGGCCCTCCATTCGATACTGACAAATTTGTAAATGTGGTCACATACGCCTGTATAGTATTTTTCGCACGATAGACACGGCCCGGCGTAAGAAGGGCAAACCAAATAAATGTCAGGGTCAATCCCGAAAAGCAATTTGTGAGCCTTCCGGTAAAGTGTCCTATCGCCCTCTCTTAACAGCGGCAGCAACAGTTGCTTTTCAGCAACGTAAACCTTACCAAAGTTCGGGTCATGCTCGACAATCGAGGGAACATTATCGAGTATGTCGGCCAGTTTGATTGTCTTGGCATCGGGGCAAGCCCGCGCCAAGTGATTTCGTTCTAGTTGCTTGCGAGTGTCCCGGTTGCCGTCGGCATGGGTGGTAACATTCGTAACCTCAGAAACCAATTTAGCGACACGACTGTTGAAAAGATCATCAATCTCACTAATCAGAACTTCGGTATCTTCGACAACATCGTGCAGCCATGCCGCAGCAATTACATTCGCATCATTCGATACGCTCGCTACGACCCCGGCAACAGCTTCGGGATGTACAATGTACGGTTCGTCGGTGTACTTTCGCATCTGACCGTCATGCACCATTTCGGCAAATTTAGCGGCCCGTTGAATTAGTGTCATTATTCGTCCCGTTGCACAAAGTAAATGGATACCCGTTTAGAGGGGTGATTAGCCGTATAAATAGGGTGTACTTGCAAGGGGTAAAAGCCCTTGGCATCCCACTCGATTAGGGTATCATACAGTTTGTCAATCTCGACAACCAGGAAAAAACAATCATGTTTAATCATTAGTGGTAGTTCCTAAAATGACAGGTATTCTCGAAAAACGCTAATTCCATTTCCCATTCATTGGGAAGCAGATCATTGGGAAATAGGTCCGGTTCGGTTTCATGGTGGGCTTTCCACCACGCCACAAACTTATTCAGCCTTGTAAGCCGGTCGAATATCCAAGCATCAATGTCCATTAAAAATCCCCCAAAGCGAGTACAGCCGACATATCGCCCGCCCGCGCCTTACGCATGGTTTCGATATGCTCTTGACGCATATCGTTGTTGACCTTTTCAGCCGCTTCACAGAGCAAGGTAAACCGTCGAACGGCACCGGCCCGGCCCTTGAAAATCCAGCACTTGTCACGACCTTTGCCGACCACCCGCTTTGGGGTTAGAAGCACAAAGTCTCGCATTGCATCACGGCAACGCATTTCCGGCCCTACAATGTACTTGCCGGTTCGACTATGAAAGATAGCCGGGGCCATGCCCGTATTGCAGCACCCGTAAAACTCAGGCCCTTTGTAGCCTTTTCCTTTCGATAATCTTGGTACTTGTATTGTGTTCATACTACAACTATAACACAGATTTTCAGACTGTCAAGGCAACCGCCCGCTTAATCTTGGATTTTTTCGCAAAATACTGGAAAAGTTCCGGCCCCACTATACGGCGGATATTGTGTTCCTTGTTCTCTCCGAACCAACTCTCCAAAGTGTTAAAGCCGGTACTTTCGACACCATCGACAAAACGTGCATGGGTCTTAATCCAGTTGCAAATTTCCGGGGCGTGTAAACTTCCCTCATGCCCCCGCACTTCCACCGTGCCGTGATCGTTATAGGCCGACCAATTGATAAACTGGTAACGGTCCTGATAGGTGGAAAATTCGCTAAAATCTGCGAATCGCAGGATTTCGCTGCGATCATAACGCATCCCACGGCTGTAAGAATTATTGTCGCGCGACGGGTGTACCAATTGCTGCCAGTAGGGGTAGGTCAAGTGGTAGGCATACGCCGTATTGCGGCATTGCTCGACTGATTTACCACGCATATCCAAATGGATATGCAAACCGCACTGCCTATCGACTTGAAACTTTCGCTTGTGGGCAAGTCGGCAGAATTTGCGGATTTCTTCAAGGCCCTTGTCGCCCTGCAAAATTGGGGAAACAAATTCAAGGCCGTTAATGCTACCATGCTCATGCACCCCGAACGTGGTATGATTGCGTAGTGACGTATGGCCGGGACAGTTGGAGGTTTCAAGTTCCACGCCAAATTTTCTCTGGCTACGGGTTTCGTCAAACGTATTTTCTCGAACATCCGGGGTTGACGTATCCCACAACCATTCATCTTGGCAATCGACGTAGCAATTGTAGCATAATCGGCGGTTGCCGAAACGGTTCATATCGCTCTTATAGCCGACATAGCCGCAACCAGAGCAAGTAAAGAAACTTGCTTTGAAGCACTCTTGGCAGTAGTATCGGTGATAATGATGATACCGTGTCGTTCTGATCGTTTTGCCGCAATAATTGCAATTCATATCAAGTTCCAGTGTGCAGGGTTAGTTAGTCACTACTACAACTATACACTATTTTCCAGGGTTGTCAAGTCATTTTCGGAGCAAAATAAACCAATGAGTAATGTTTTCCATCCCATACCCATACAGATTTACCAGGGCTAATAACAGGTTTATTCGTAAATGGACCGCTAATAATCCCAGGGTGGTCGGGGTTTATGCCGATACCAATATAGTAGCTAGGGACTAATTCACTTTTGGCCGTTGCTACTATATCTTCAATCGCCACTTGCAGGGCGGCATCCCGCTCACTTAGACTTGCTTGAATCAAGTCCCATAGGTTGCAATACTCGGCAGACCCTCCGAATGGCCCCATCGAATGCTGGTGTTTATACAGTAAGTGACGGGCGTATTCGAGCGTTAGTTTTGTTAAATCGTCCATTTACCCTCCAATGTGGCAGTGACCGCACCAATACCAGAAATGTCCGTCACGACAGCTAAGAACCTTATAAATGGCACGGTCGCCACAATCGCCACACACCCGTTCAGGTGAGCAAGACGTTAGCACAACTGGCAGCCCTTCCATGTTCATTACGAATATCTCGGTAAAACCCGTTGCATTCATGCAATGGATTCTAACCTTTTCATCGGAGAAAGGCGGAAGCGTTACAATTAGGTCCATGATTATCTTGATAACCTCCGTAAGCAAATATACAGGTAGGCGGGGTCATACGGTTGCGGATTGCCTTCGATGTAAACCTGACCCCGGAATATGGTTCTGACCCGGCCAAACACGCCAGACCCTTTAACCAGCAAACCACTAATATCCTTACCCATCAGGATAACAGTTTTTAACGATAGGCTACCCATATTGCCGTTCATACTCTTTGGTTTTCCAGCAAACTATCGTCACATATTGTGCCAATAGCCGACTATCATCAAGATTGTCTTTGCCGTGGAAGTGTTGAATATAGCAAGAGGCGGCATCGAATACTTCGGGAGTATCCGCGCACCACCACAAGCCATGAGCAATTTCGATTGCTTCTTTCAATAGTGCTTTATCGTATTTCATAGTGGACCTTGGAGGCTCGAACTCCCAACAGTCGGCAAAGGTCTGCTTAAAAGCTATTTTCTAGCTATCTCAGACAATCCCGGTCGATCATTCCGGTAGGCTCCGAGTGTCAGCTTTCATCACCGTCTTGCGACCATGCAGGCCCAAGTACCCCGTGCGAGAATCGAACTCGCGCTATGAGATTGAAGGTCTCATGTCCTAACCGTTAGACCAACGGGGCGTATGCAGCCGTATGGGGGGTGTCACCCCGCCACAACCCTGCTACGGGAGTCATAACCGCCGAGCAAAGACACAGTAAGCTATCAACCTACTGCCGACTACATTTCAACTATACCATAGTTTAGGCGATTGTCAAGCAGAAAATTCAAGAATCGATTGTAGTGGTCATCGGGGTCAAGTGGCGATCCAACCGCGAAGATCGCTGGACCCCGACAATCAGAATAACCGTGCAAAAGAAAACGGCCAGTTAAAAGCCGTCAATATCGACCGCATGGCGAAGATTGCTACTAAACCTACAATCGACACAATGAGAAGATAGGTCGCAGGCACGACAACTGCTACAAGCATCACAATTTACACATATATCGCAATCAATACAACCAATGCAATCGTTGCAGTTGCGACAATCAATACAACTATTACAACCATAGCACTCAGTACAGTTGTGACAACTATCGCAGTCAGTACAATCTCTGCAATTGTAGCAATTGAGGCATCGAGTACAATTGACATTCCCGTGTTCGTCAGGCATGTTTCATCCTCCACGCACAACCGTTGCAATACTCGCAATAGTCGCTGCCCTGCAAATCGCACGTACTGGTAATATCGCGGCAAACGTGCGAATGCACACAATCGTCAAGGTTGTAGGCCCAGGTGCAATCAATGCAATTGTTCGACGTATCAAGGCGGTAACAGTCTTTGCAGCCGTGGCAATTGACGCAAGAAACACAGTGATTGCAGTCCGTGCAATTATGGCAACCTACGCAACTCTCGCAGTCAGTACAGTTGCGACAATCGATACACCCGTGGCAATTTATATTTCCGTTTTCATCCATTTAATTGTTTCGCAGGAAAGAAAAGGCTCTTGTAATTCGGAGGCAACGGACACAGGATGAACAACTAATACACTCAATACAGAAGTGACAATCTTCGCATCCGACACAACCCCGACACTGGTTACAGTCCGTGCAATGATCGCATCCGATGCAATTCGTGCAGTCGGTGCAATTAAAGCAATCACGGCAATTCACACAATTGACATTGCCATTTTCATCGGGTTGTCGGCTCATTGCGAGTACAATCAAACTTCTCTAGGAGTCTCAGGCATTTTTTACAGTAGTTGCATAGGCGGCATTGTATCGAGAATGAACAAAACCAGCAATCGACACACCCGCGACAGTCTCGACAATCATCGCACCTAACGCACCCGATACAGCCCCAGCAACTATTGCAGCCAACGCAGTTTTCACAGTTGACACAATTCGTGCAGCCGGGGCAGTTGATACAGCCGATGTTTCCGTTTTCGTCTTTCACCCGGCCCGGCATATCACAATCCCATGCTGATCGGTCAAAATGATATTCTCATTCGCCAAATTCAGGAATAGGTTGTAATAGAACCTAATCGCATCGGAGGGCAAATCGAACTCAATTTTGTGCCGGTTCCCGGCGTAAGTGTATGATAGTTTGAACATATCTCAATTATACCTTAGTATGCTGAGAAGTCAAGAATTTCTGTGCCTCATTCCACCATGCCCGGAACATTTCCAGAGCATAGACCCCGGCATCCTGCTTAATCAGCGAAAGCGGCGTATCTTCCGGGTAGGAATTGCCGGTAAATACATCGTCACCATTCAGATACATATCTAAGTGAATGAGTCCAGTTATCAACTGTTCGACTTGGCAACGGAATGGTCCGATTTCAAACGAGTCGATTATTTCCGAACCATCCCACATTCCAGCTTTCATGGCGTGTACTCCAAAACGGCTTCAAGTTCGTTCTCCATGATACATTGCTGCATCAAGTGGGACATTTCGCGGGGGCTAAACCCCTGCAATACCCACCGTTGAAACAGCGGTAGCACCACGGCGTTAAGTTCGTTATACAGTTTCGCCCCGTCGTTAGTGAAGCGAAGATCGGTAGGTGAAAATAGCGGTTTCATTAAATCCCCTCACAATGGTCGTTGTGAAATTCCTCAAGACCCCGAACCACGGCACTGTTCAACTTACGCAACTCTTCGACATAATCGTTAATCATGCCGCCGTCGCGGGCAACAGCCCCGGCCATATCGCATACGTGAATCTGCCGCATCAGCAGCCTACGCACTTTCGGCATTTCCCGCATCGTGGGAATAATCAAAGAGGCTTGCGCCTTGCGGGCAACCGCTTCAAGTTGTTCAACGTGAGTCATCGGGTTAATCTCTTTATGTGAATGTCGATAGCGTCGCGCAACTCATACAGCGTAGCCGCGCGTGTTTCTTCGCTTACTTTACGGTCAAACGAAAATCGTTCTACCGCGAGAAATACGTCAGACATTTTTTCGGCAAGTTCAACAATCTCTTCAACCATGATTCATCGTAAATGATTTCGAGTTTTCGGACAGTAACATGGACAGGAAAATCGGGGCAAAATAGCGGGGTGCCGTATCGAGTCGGCTCAATCGCTTGTTGCTTGGCTTTGGGGATTCGCTTTTCAGCGTCCCGTTCGCTAGTAAAAACGGTTGACGTTCGGAGCGACTTGTGACCGTCGCCCACTAGGCCGTCGGTCCCCTCGATTTCAAGTTGATAAACATATTTCATGGCAGCACCACGTTTGCTACATCCCTAGTGGAGAGTATCGCACCCTCAGAATCGGCTGTTAAAATTCGCATCAAATCATTGTAGGTAGTAAATGAATGCTCACGGGTAGCACGGTAAAAGCGGCGGGATGTAGCAATCATAAATGGTGAAGTATGATTTTCTACCCAAAAACGATATACCTCTTCGCTAATATACCCGCCGTTGAAAAACCCCGTCAGATATAATTTTCCATTTTCTCGTAACTCGAATGCCCAACAATGCGGGCTTTCCGACTCACACAAATCAACTTGTACGCCGTGAAACTTGGCAATCAGAATGTTTTCTACATCCTCTAACCACTTTGCCGGGCGCAACGGAATACGGAATTGGTCGGCTATACTCATTTCGGGGTTCCCATAACGCCACCTTTATAGAGGCGTACTTTCGTGAAATTGAACGGGTCCGAAAACCGCTTCATATTGAACAACTGGCATAACCGGCTACGGATAACCTCGACGGAATCATCGGCCCGGTTAATCGTTCGCATCCAACCATCCATATCGGAAGTCAGATAGAAGATTTCCCCTTCCCCGGCGATATACTCCGCACAGATGCCGATGATTTCCTTATGGCCGTCGCCGTCAATAACGCCGATTGCCACCTTAAAATCCTTGTCATCGTCCAACGCCGACCAAATAAGGGCGGCGGGATGCTGCGAAGAATCAACCGGCTCATTGTCCTGTACCAGCACAAAGTAGGGTTCGGATACCATAAGTTCACCCGGAACGTCACAGTCTTGTAAGTGAGTAATCATATTCAATTATACACCACGCCGGGCGAAAGTCAAATTATTTTCTGGCAAATTTGTTGAAGAACCCTGAATCGGGGCCATACACAAACCCATCGTGAGTATCTTTACCCCAAGTGGGTTCCATTTCGATAGCCGTCGGCGGGAGAATAAAGTCATCCCGATTCAATGTCAATGTCAACGCCGTACTCAATGCCTTTGCTTCATACCGGGCGGGGCCAATCTGCTTAGTGATTGTTACCGGCCCGCGAATCAGGATTGCGGCAAGGCCCGGCCCAAAGCGGTAAACGCTGCATTTCAGGTACACTTGCCGACCGACAAGCGAAAAGTTTTGAGTGATTACGAATGACATAGTTCAAACCTCGATCTTGGAACGACTCCCACCCACATAGGGAAGGCGATAGCAAACCAACCGGGGAAAGGTTCCCCGATGATACGACCCCGATAGAACTCACCATCGAAAGGTTCGATAAAAATCACAGTTTCGCCTAGCATGGCACAACCCTCAAGCCGATCAAATCATTATCGGGCAACGCCCCGCGAGCGAAGAAACATTGGAGGATTGTCTTGACGGAGGCAACAACACTTTCGGCACCCTCGACATAATGAAAACATTCCGGGCAGTTAGGATTAGCGCCATATACGCGATAACCCCGCTTACCCCATTGGCTTGGCTTATTGCCAAGATCAATAACGGCCACATCTTCTCGGCAACCGTCAATGTCGGCCTGAACCAACCACATTTGCAAATCCCACCGATGAAACCCCTCCAATAACATTTCGGGAGTGTCGGCTATGGCAAGCAACGTATCCTCTTTATTCGCTATTTCACGCAAGAAGAATCTAATCATTGTTTCCCTTAATATCGGAGGTAAAGAAAAATGCCTCACCATCGGATAACGGCGGCAGTGGTTTTCGGCCCTTATCGACAATCTTGATAAATTGGACCAGCCACATAACGCATAGTGCGACTATAAGCACTTGCAGGATCGTAAGAAACATTATGAATACTCCTATGACATTCCGGCCCAAAGCCGTCGATATGCTCGGTAACTTTACGCCCGCACTTTCCGCACCGGCCTGCCCATTCGATAGCATAACCAGCGGGCAACTTATCAACCCAAATACATTTCAACGCCCACGCCACGATATTGTACATCAATTCGCCGTGTCGAAAGCGGCTTGTTCGGGTAGTAGCAATACGCCCGTTGTCAAGCATCATGCCCACATACTGGTACTCTTTCAGCGGGGCATCGTGATCGCTTACCGTAATCCAGTAAGGTTTCGGCATACCCGCGCGAGGCCGTCCCAATTGCACCCTTACATAAAAGGTTGTGCCGTTAGGATTGCTCACCGTAAAGACGGCGTTACCAGCGTGTAGATATTCAGGTGTTATTTTCATGGTCTATACTCAATTATACACTATGTTTCACTGGTTGTCAAGTCAATCTTGTTGCCAATAAAAATGCCCCCTTGCGGGGGCTACTCTTGCGAAGCATTAGCGGCACGAATCCACTTCGTCACATTCGTCACAATCTTCGTTTTCGTCATCCTGCATTTCACGGCGGGGGCGGGCAAGTCGGCTTGTGGAGTCATTGCCACGCCGACGCTTGCTAATCCAGTACCTCACAAGGGGGAAGTCGCCAAGAAGCAATTTCAGCCCCTCCCACTTCATGTTATTGCTCCCTCGAAATAGGCATCAAGTTCGTCAAGGGTTTTGGTTGCGGCCCAGTCACAAAACCGGGTATGGATTTTAATCCAGTTGCAAATTTCCGCCTTGTCAATGCTCCCCTGATAGAGGCGGATTTCATACGTGCCGTGCCGGTTGTAGGCAGTCAGGTTGCACAACTCGTAACGATTTTGACTGTCGCAGTAGTCGCGCCAATCATGCGCCCGCTCGACATTACCACGGGTCCGGGTTGACGGGCGGCAATAGGTGCAATTGTCGGCCCGAAACGGGTCAGCCAGCTTACGCCAAGCCTTATCCGTAAGCAGATAGGCATAGGCAATTGACTTCAAGGAATCGGCATTTTCGTCCCGCATATCCAAGTGGATATGCAAGCCGCAATCGCTATCAACCGACCAACCTTGTTCGCGGGCATTGTCACAAAAACGCTCAATCTCGGCAAGCCCTTCATCCCCGTACAAAATGGGGGAGATAAATTCCATGCCACTAATGGAGCAATCATATTTCGCCCCAAACAGGGTGTTGTTTCGGAGGGTGCGATAACCGGCACAAGTGGCGGTTTCGATTTCCACGCCAAACTTTCGTTTGCTTCCGATAACCCCGTAGTTGGCAATGGCAACATCCATCGGGGTGGGATTCCAAACATTCAGCCGGTCACGGCAGTTTCGGCAGATACGAACGACTTCGCCCGTGTCATGCTCAAAATTGTAACCGTCGAAATTTTCATTCAACGTGCCACATTCAGCACAGAGGAAATGCCGCTCTGCATAGCATCGCGGGCACCACCAATTTCTGTAGGAATCGGCAACGCAATCGTTGAAAGACCCGCCGCAACAACGGCATCGTTGCGTTTCGGTTGTACGCCGGAGAGTTGGGCGTTCAAGTACCGGGGCATTGGTTAAAGCTGGCATTACGTTCTCCGCAAGAGGAATGTTTTAGTATATTAAAAGTATAGCACAGATTTTGTGATTGTCAAATTAAAATTTAGTCAGAGGGGGCGGCACGATTGCCGCCCCCTCAATCGACCTGACAATTATTCGATCTTGGAATGTTCGCTTTCGCAAGCGTAGCTATCCCACGCATCCCGCCATTCGCCGTCGTAGTCACGCGCGGCCTCTTCCGATTTATCCTTCTTACTGGAATCCTTCTTGCTATCGTAATAGTACGTACTACCCGTAGCATCGTAATCGTCATGTTCGTAAGTGGTATAGCCCTTACGCTTCCAGTTATTCGTATTGGAACAACCGTACTTGCGGGTCCAATAATCCGGGGCAGCCGAGGTAAAGCCTGCCACCTTTTCCATTTCCACAACACCCTCTTTGAGGGAGAACTTCATCGTTTCCCCTTCCGCGAGAGTCACAAAATTTTCGGTATGACCGACCACGCTTTCCAGGTGGGACCACGCCGAAGAATAGTAATAAGTACCATTCTCGTCACAAGCGATAGACAGATCGCCATTGTGAACTTGCAGATAAAAGGATTCGCCGTCAAACCAGCTAACACCCCAATATCCGGTAATTTCGCCCCACGCCGTTTGATAATCGCCTTTCGCTTTGTTCAGCGTGTCGAATAACATTTGCGAATCGACCACATAGCCGGTCGGGGCGTCGATCATACCGTTATGCGCCCCGATGATATTGCCGTATCGAAACGGGTGGCTGTTTTGACGGTTGACTTTGCCACGGGTGGCATAGCGAGTATGACCCGCGATAAACCACGCCTTTTCGCGCTTTTCGTTGCCGTTCAAAGAGTCTCGCAACCAATTGGTCACGTTTTCCTTGCGTAACGCTTCCGATGGGTCGGCGGCAGTCTTAATCATCTTGCCGGTCGAATCGAAGAACCCGATGCTATCGGTTCCACGCTCACGATTCGCCCACGCCAACGCCTTGACGTTGCCAAGGTTCCAATTAGTTCCAATCGCTCCGAAAATTCCACACATGAATTAGATTCCTTTTACAACCAGTACAGTGATGATTCGCTAAGTTTACTACAAACTCAGTCTTGCGAACTAGGGCGGGCTGTTGTGTCACTCGCCCCTCACTATATTAACTATACCACATTTTGAGCAAAAGTCAAATGATTTTTTCAAAATACCCCGTAGGTAGCACCACCATTAGGTTCGTGGTGCATTCAACCAATCGGCACCGTATTCTTTCATTAACCGGCCACATAAGACCGTAATTTCATCGCAACGGGCAATAGGTAGGCCGGTCATGTATTCAATGTCATAACCCTGTTGACCGTCAAGACAGTCAAGCAAGGCATAAACGGCTTGTCTCGCAAGGTCGGCATCGATAGGTTTGTTGCTCATACTTTAACTATACCATGTTTTCGGCGAAAGTCAAGAGAAAAATTAAAAATCGATTGTGACGGTCATCGGGGTCGAGTGGTCGGAACTCACCGTGGACCCCGACAATCGGATAATCTAGCGCAAAGAAAAGGCCGGGAGGGGCAGCTTCCCGGCCAGCACACTAGGAATTAGAATGGAGGGCTGTAAACATCGATAGGGTTGATATGAAACGCATTGCCATTGCGACTGGCAACTTCGATGTAATACTCCCACAAGGCATTACCGATAATATCGTGCATCATTTCCATCTGCGCATCGGTATCGCCCATGAATTTTTCTCGCAAAGCATCAATACTGTACTGCTTTACGTAATCGATGAATCGTAAATGAATCATCACCCAGTTGTTAATCGCGGTTGCATCAAGACTTGCATCATGCAAACGTAACTCGACACTTCCATGAACCAAATAAGCCCGCCAATTGATGTACTCGAATCGATCACGTTCACCGACAAAATATTCCCAATCGGATTCGCTGTTAATACCAGCAACTTCGTCAGCTTCGTAATCCACCCGGCCACAGTAGCTATTGTGTGCCCTGTCCTCACTAACCAATTGCATCCAAAGGTTTTGAGTGAGCCGGTAGGCGTAGGCGATACTACGTAATGATTGCCAGTCCTCATTTTCAACGTCAAAGTGAGCATGATACCCACAATGGCGGCTTACCCGCCACCGCATTCGGTTGGCCGTGGCGCAAAAGTCGATAACTTCGTCAAGGCCCTGATCGCCGTACAAAATAGGCGAAACAAATTCTTTCCCCTCGATTGAGCAATCCGATTTACACTCCCAAATGGTGCCGCCACGGATACTCCGATGGTTTTCGCAGCGGGAGGTTTCCAATTCCACGCCAAAGCGGCGGGTTGAACCGATTCGATCATAGGTGGGATTCTCGCAGACAAAATCACTCATGCCCCATTCAGGTTGGTTGACAGAGCATTCGTCGCAATACCCATCTTCGTTAAGATCGTCACGATGGTAAGTGTTGCCGCAACCGTGGCAATTGGTAAAATTGTCGCTGTAGCAATCGGCACAATAAAATTGGTCACGATGCGTATAGCTATTGTGTCGGCGAACCGCCTCCCCACACTCCGCACAAGTCACAAAGTTCCGGCTGTAGCAGCGGGGGCAATAATCCCCGTCGGTAGTATGACGCATTGCCGTGCGATTCGTTTCGGCACCGCAATCATCACAGCAATAGTGAAGATAATCGTAACATGCTTCGCAATAATGCCGCCCGTTTGCCGATACAATGTCCTCACAATACACAGGCTGAGCGCAACCCGCACAAGGTACAAAGTAGGCAGCCGCGCACTCCGGGCAGTAACTATGCCCGTTGTAGTCTAATGCGTCCCGCCGATCAAAATTGCCCGAACAATGATAACAAATCATTTCCTAGTATCCTGCAAGTGAAAATTGAACTCTAAACAATTATACCATATTTTCGGCGGTTGTCAAATAAAATTTGCCCATTTTTACTTGATGCACACCCCGCCATTGAGAAGCGGCGGGCCTCCAAAAAATCGGCACATTCATTACATCCAGAGTTTCCCATAACATTTTCAACCGCTCGCCCTGTCGCCCCCACTCGTTATTGTGGAAAACGATATGCACAGTTTCATTCTTCAAAGCCGAATGATCTTGCCGGGGCAACGATATGCTAAAATTATCGATGTAGTTGTAGATTTCCACCACAACCGGCAATAAAATACGAGGAATAATCGCGCGGGTGTAGTGCTGCCGAATGGCAGTGCCCGAAAAATCCTGAATGTCGTTAAAGTCGAAAATCTTCATGTAATCACCACTACATCGACTAACCGCTCACCCTCTTCGAGTGGGATTTCGTCGTAATGCTCCGAGAGGATACCACGGGAATAAACGGAATCGGTCGATTCGATACGCCCGGCCAGCCGATATTCATGGTCAGGCGCAGGCAAAACGATAACCGGGTTGCCGGGGATGGACTGCAAAGCTGCAATCAACTGATCTTTACGCATCGATTTCCACCTGTTCGAGAATGATAATGTCAAAATGCAAGTCACTAAGGAACTTATATTTGACAACCGCTTCACCGTCTTGCAACCGAACTTCGATACTATCGTACTCTTCATACTGATAGTTCAAGCTGTTGCGGATAATCTGCTTGATGCCAGCCGAATTAACAGCATAGCCGTCAAGTATCTGATCGCTATTGTGGTCGCGTACAATGAAAATCATAATCAATTATACCTCATGTTTCCCGGTTTGTCAAATCGGCCTGCAAGGAATCGAACCTTGTGTGGGACTAGCCCAACAGATTTACAGTCTGCCGCCCGACCATCGAGCATCAAGCCGTCTTATTTTGTTCTTTCGCCTGCGCTTTGTAATAGGCCATGCGTTGCCGATAAGCCGACTTGCAACAATTACGCTTTCGATGTAGTGGGCGTAAGACACTGTTGCAAGTGGGGCAGCGCAGCACACCGCCAACAAATTTGCCCATCGGGTACTTGCCCATCATTTACTGTCCAGTTTGTTTTTGTATTCGTCGCGTTCGCGGCGGGTGGCTTCCAAGTCAAAGGCGATATACTTCATATCGAGCCGCAATTGACCCAGAGCATCCTGTACAAGCGAAAGTATTCGCGTTCGGCGTTCGCTTGCTTCAATCAACTTTGCAACCAATGGGGTCACTTTCGCGGCGTATTGCGGCGGCAGTGTTTCGGCAACGGCGGCAAGTTCAATCAATGCTTCTTTCATGGTTTTCCCTTTCATTACAATCTTACCACATTTTGCCCGGTTGTCAAGTGGAATTTTCAGATTTCACTTTATCGGGGTCAATCGGCTGTGGGATAGTCTCGACCCCGACAGCTAGCACAATAATACTGCGCACGCGCGCCCGCGATAGCAACTTCTGTGCCAAACCTTATAGACCCCGACACATAGAATAATCATTTTAATCAATTCGACGGCCCAGAAAAATTGGAATAGTCGTTACAGATTGGCCGTTATAAATACACCCCACCCATCGAATCGATACAATCGGATATAGAAAAATTCAGAAAATTTTTAGAATAGCCCTTGACAAAAGCCGCAAGCATGGTATCCTTGTAATAGCTAGAATAGACGACGGCACAACCAGTAAAGACGGAAGTGCCGCCTGCCAATCATAAAAGTCTGTATAAAAGGCAGGAACAGTCCTGACCCCGAATGTCAGATTCTACGAATCCGTTCGAGGTTTTTAGACCCTACATTGCGATTCAAAAAACTCCCCAGGTCAATTTTTCCGGGCGTTCCGCTACCAGCCGGTGGCGGCAGCATTTCCGCGACTTCGACCGTGGTTTCTGGACAGAAAAAATGCCGGTGTCGCATCGCTAACTCAACCATTTTAATTTGATGTGGCATCAATTTAATCATCATTTTCCCTTAGCGCAAAATTTAGGCCGGGCGATTAAGTCCCGGCCAAGCATATCACAGGGTCAAGTCGAAATCGTAGCAATCCGAATTAACAAGACCACGGTATAGCGTCATAAGTTAATGATTCTTTGACCGTAACACGTTCTAAGAATCCGGGTGCAGTGTCATAAAGCCGACTATAATCAGGGTGAGCAACACCCCTAGCCGCTTGCACCGTGGCGGCAACGTCAGCATGAAGCAAATCTTCTTGCGACAAAATCACAACAGACCGATCTTCCACTTCCAAGTATTTATTGGCTCGGTGGCCTGTCGCCGGTCGAATCAAACATTTCACTTTGTTCTTGCCCGCGACCGCGCAAGCATGAAGCACTTGTTGAAACGAACCATTCCAAATCAAATACACATTCACATGCTCAGGAATTGGATACTGAACAACTTGCTTGATGGTGGTAATACCATGAGGCTCTTTCGACATTCTTCTACTTCTCGGCTTTCCGTTCAAATGATAAATGATGAATAAAACACACTTCCAAGCGCGTTAAGGTATGGGCATATTTAGTTCGGCCCGACTTTGGGCACCCTAATAAAACCCTCCCCATGCCGCGAATATAATACGCCAGCATCGCGGCCTAGCGTAATGACTTGATCGAGGGCTTTTCCAAAAGCCATCTTTGCCTCTTGAACAAATTGCTCTTTAAGGTCGTTTTCACACACCCAAAATTGCACCGAATTATCTTCGTAGATTTTCGACCAACGCCATTTTGAAAGGCGCGGTTTGGGCATCGGTTTCGTACAAGCAATAGTTTGAATCCAGTGGAGCATGGTTAAATGTAAATATAATCCCGATGAATTTTTTGCGGGAAGCATTTTCGCGGGTCCAAGAATGCGTCTCGATAGTCCATAGCGTCACTCTCGGTATCGAACAACTTTACTTTGGGGTTGTTGATACCCGTAGGTTCAAGTTCGCCATTTTTCAACAGCCACTTAACACCTAAACCGACTTCGCCATTTTCATCCACAGGGTTGTATTGCGTAGCAATAGCCCAATAAAATTCGTTCATGCTGGTACGTCCTTAAACCAATATCTCCGTTTATCGTAAGTCAAATCAGCTAGGATGTACTCAATCCTAGCGTACACTGCATCGTTCGGCAAGTCGGCCCGTGCCCGACGTTCGGCTTCCAACATGGCATCCCTATTAGCCGCTTCGAGATTTACACACTCGCGGCTTTCGTAATTCCAAAACAGGAATCGTTTCATAACTCGTTCATACCGATAGTCCGGTATAACCTCAGTCATACGTTGAATGCAGCCAAAACGATGTTTGACATACACTTCAATCACTTGCAACAATTCTGTTCGTAGATGCTCATTCATGTTAGTTCCTTACAAAGTCTGCCATAACAGCCGGGCAGGCGGCATCAAAGCCGACAACATCCAACATCCCGGCATCATTCGGATCAGCAATAGTGAATCCAGTCGCCGTGGTCCCGGCCACGATCAACTTGGCGTTAATGCCCATTTTCTGACGGTATTGCGTCAAGGCTTGGCATGGGTGAATATCACCCGACCACGTTTCATTATCGGTATAGATAATGAAAGCATCAACTTCAATTTTATTCTCCGCTGCGTACAGCATCGGAAGGGCACAATCAGTGCGGGACATTCTGATCGACTTAATCAAGGCAATCACTTCGCTCAATCGAGAGCAACGGTTAATGTCCATCGGACTAATACCCCCGGAAAACGCCGTAACCAGCGTTTGCGGCTCAGTCTTAGTCGTAACCATCGACATGCAAGCCGACACATCCCTAGCAGAGAGATTCGTATTGGCTACACGCTGGCTACCCATCGAACCCGATACGTCAAGGGCAACCATGTGCCGCTTGCCAGTCGGTTCAACTGCATCGAAAGACGCATAAAACGCATCTTCCAATGCCGCCGTAATTTGAGTTACAGGGGTCCAAGTCAATGCACCACGGAAACCGTGGCCTTGACGATAGGTGTCTTGTGCAAGCAAGATCGACAACGGATGCACGCGCGCCCGCTTCAAATCTTCCATATTCATTAGGTGTCGGCACACCAAATTGGTTGCAGCCGACAGCGGCTTCAATAGCCCGATGCTGGACAACTTGCCGAGATTGCGAATCAAGGCAGTGGGCGGCATGTGGGGCAGCAATTCTTCCCAAATGACCGTGCTATTAAGCAACGTATTCGGAACATGCTCGAACGACATTTGATACTTGCGAATTAAATCCGCAGCCTTACGTTCGTCGCCGGGTCCGAGTTTTTGAATTGCTTCAAACCCTTCAACGATTGCCAAAGGCGAGTTAGCAGGGATGCAAGGAATACTGCCACCCTGAGTCAGATACTTGTATAGGGCGTTTCGCACATCGCTATTGGTCCGTGGGTGCGACAGCCGCAGCGCATCGCGGTGCGTATAACCTTCACGGTTACGATACTTCGTAACTTGATAGGCCAGCCGCTCTATTGGCATAACGTCATACCAAGTGGCAACTGCATTACGCAGACCACGGCCCCAACCACGCATTTCCTTACACGCTCCGATGAATTGGAATAAGTGCGTCGGAATACGGCACACGGTCGATAGGTGGTGCAGAGCATGGCTACGGGCAACATTGTCGCCGTGACTTGCCACAAGGGCAAGAGCGAAGATTGCCGCATCGTTCTTAGGTGCCCGGCCAGCCGAACTAATACCGGCAATAGTCTTAACCGTGCGAGACGAATCGACGGCGGCACATTCCAACACGACCTTAGCATTATCCACAGTCATCGGGCGTTCGCCAACATAATACGAACCGCCCTCGCATCCGAGAATCAAGAACCGTTCAAGACGGGTCCAAATATCCGTTGCGAAAACAAATCCGCCAGCGTTATTTTTGACCTGTTCGCGGCCAAAGATAGCTTGCGATTGCGAAGTTTTGCGAGACGAAACATGCTGTGCGTAACTCATTCTTTTCTCCAAATTAAAAATTAGGCAAGTTAGTGGAATGGGGTGCTTCAAAACCAAATTGATAACCCATCCCGTTCGGCCCAAATCACACTCACTACCAGTCCATGCGGAACGAACCAAAATTGGTGTCGATCAGCATTTCTTTGAATTGATCTTCGGTCATTGCGGCATCTTCCGGTTCGTCATGGACGAAATTCAAGAAGAATACCCAATCATACACTTGATACCGTTCGTAATCATACGGCAAGCAAGCATCAACCCACTCACCAATTTTACCATATTCGCCCTTATGGATAACCCAAGGGGCTTTCTTCTTATCGCAAAATTGTTTCCAAACTTCAAACCGTTCGGCTAACGGGAGCGACGTATCTGTTACATACTCCCGAAGTGCGGGCTGTACATACTTATGGTACTTCTCATTGTCTTGCAAGTGCGTAATAATCTCAGTAATTTGACTCATACGTTCTCCAAAAGGTAAATAAGTGACTTGGCAGTTGCGCGACGACTGCGTTTCCCCGGTGCTACCAGGGCTTTCTTAACGTCATTGAAATACAAGTCTTTGCGGACTAGGTATGTCGATAGGGGGCATCATTAACAGTGATAACCTATCAACCTCGGCCCGCACAAACAGGGATACATTTGGGACTTGCACCCAATCCTACGTATTCTTCTCTACGTCGCTCTACTACTAAGCCAATATATCCGGGGACTCTATAGCGTCCCGCACAAAAGGGTTGGGCGTGAATGGGACTCGAACCCATACTGTTCCTTTGATAATGGATAACGCTTTACCGTCGGCCCGCGATATACTCAGCCGGGCAAAAGGTGGCAAAACGGTTTAACGTGCTGCCATTACACTATCACGCCCATAAATTCAATTACTGTAACTGCTGTTTAGCTTGTGTTAACGCAGCAGCTTTCTGGTGATTCAATACCGCAAGCCGAATATCTTCATATTCAAACCCACTAATATACCCGTCGTCCATTGCAGTTTTTACTAGTTGCTGAACACAGGGATTATTGTCGCGTAATACTCGCACTTCATTGTAGCGATCGGATGAAATTTCTAGGCTCTGCTCGAATGAAATCAAACCAATAATCAACGCAACGATCCACAGACTGATTAAATTAAATACACTCTCTAAAATCGCGTCCAGAGACTTAAAAATTTTATTCATTTTTTGCTCAACCTTTCTTAAATTCAGTACCGAAGGTGGGAGTCGAACCCACACGGTCCTTCGACCACTGGTTTCTAAGACCAGCGCGGCTTCCAGTTACGCCACTTCGGCTCATAAGTACCGGAAGAGGGACTCGAACCCACACGGCCTTTCGACCCCCTGCTCTTGAGGCAGGCGCGGCTCCCAATTACGCCATTCCGGCAAAATCTAAGTTCAACTAAATACCCAGTACAGGAATGCAACGCCTGCCATATCAAACAGAAACGTCTGCACAACAATGGCCGGAGCATTTACATCTTGGATAGCACTAATAAGGCCGCTCATTAAAAATGCTTCCAATAGTACAAATACTAACAATCTAATCTTCTTTCTTGTCATCGCTGATACCCTTCTTAAACTCCGTGATACTCTGTCCCAATGACCGCATCACAGTAGGTAGGCGGTTGCCGAACAACATGAAGGCAATCAGGGCCACAACCAACCAATGGAACATGCTAAAACCACCCATCATAAACTCCCGTTGTAAATTTCCGTCAGTCCAACCCGCCTACTCACGACCGCTTCCTAACGACTAATTCAAGCCGCATCGTCACAAGTCGCCCTTAGCTCTTACAGCAAACCACCCATGAGAGTTGCTCGTCGTAGCTGACTCTCCCCCTCGGCGGGTGCCGACTACTCCTCAGTGACCTTAACTGGCCCCCGCTCCTCCATGAGTGAGATTAACGCTTCCAATGAACTACCCGTACAACGGGCGGCAAAGTTTGGTGTTGCTTCCACCATCACCCCGTTTTCAACAGTGGCGTGAACATCCATACGTGCGTTTTCCAAGTGCCATTTCTGAATCATCTGGTTTCCTCTAAAAGGTTTCATCAAGGTATTCTTCGACTAGCGAATCGTAAACAGCTTCTCCACAGGCGAGGCTTTCAATGGCAAGTCGCAAAGCGAATTTGTCCAGAGTAAAGCCGTGCGATACAATCCACTTACGGTCGATTCGGCTACCACTTCTATGCCAGAAGCACAGAACCTCGGCATCCGTAATATCCACTTCGGGCGGTACGGGTGCTTCCCACGAATTATCGCGGTAACGCTGTGCCTTTTGGCCGGGCCGCACTTTGAAGGTTAAGTCAACTTCAAAGCAGTTGCCCGTGTCATAGTCGGTAAGTTTTGCGTAAGTGTGACTCATATCTTAATTATACACTATTTTTCGGGGTTGTCAAATGGATTTTTAATAATTCCGGCTTGTTGCCGCCAAAAGCCAATCTCACGCAGCAATTCTTGACCATGATCGGCCTGAATCTGAGGCCACATGGCTGTGCCGCCAGGGTCACACTGCAAACAAATCATCACTTGGCGACCGACGTTTGTGATTGCTTCGTCGCTGGCAAGCGGAAGCGAATCATGTATCAGTCCATAGTCTTTAATGTCCATATTAAACTATACCACAGTTTTCTGACTTGTCAAGTGGAATTGCCACAGATTGTCCAAATAATCCTATACCCCTACCATTGACGGTTGGGTAGTACCATGTATGATTACGATTCTGGTACTGTATAGTGCCCAGAGTATTCACGCCAATTTTCAACTCGCGTATAAGGAACAACCCCACAATCGAGGAACAAGTCAAAAAACGAACCACTTCATCGTTGATGATGAATTTGAATATGTACCCGGCAGCCGGTCGCCCACGTATATCCACGCCAATATCCATAATAGAATGTTCGCCCAGATAAGTCACCGTCAGGGTTTTACCCCACGATTCATGGAGATTGTTGCCATTGTGCATCAAGTAATCCCCGCGATGGGGATTGTCAATCACTGAGTTACCGACTGATAAATAGCGCATATTAGTCCAGGTGAAAAATGGCTTTGAGAGCCATGCCAAGTCCCGTGGCTACCGACATTGCAAATGCAACGCCAACGATTCCAAGCAGCCACTTGAAAATAATTTTGTAGTTGTCAATTACCGCAGTAATCAACAATCCTAACAACCCAAGAAACCCGATCAGAAACACTAACGCCGGGAATCCAATCTGCATACATTGAAAATAGTATTGCATTACAATGTTCTCCAAATCCAATCAGGCCAGCCAAGCATAATGTGAAATAGTTGATTGGATGTAAGTGTGTCGTGCCACAGGACGTGATTAAGTATCCGCGCGACAAAGTATCCCGTACCAAGGTAAAAGGCCGCTACCAGCCCCAAGCCAAAGGCACCACTAGCAAGTGCCTTGGCTATTTCTTTCAACTGGTTCATTTCGCCGGAACCTCGCCCATGTGAATCAAGGGAAGCGGGTTCGGGGAACTACCGTCAAGGAAATAAATCTTGGCGGCGGGGTCTTTGCTCATAGATTGCAACGCCTTCAACGCTTCAAGTTGAATAAACGCAGGGCTACCAGCAATCGCCTTGTTAATCTTTTCAATCTCATACGCCTGTGCATCAGCCATCGTTCGCTTACGGGAAGCATCAGCTTCGGCAGACTTCTTTTCAGCCTCGGCCTTTACAACAACTTGCTCCTGTGCAGATCGATACCGTTCAAGTTCGGCCTTCTGAGTTTCAACCTCCTGTGACCGCACCTTCTTAGCTTCAATCGCCTTAGTGATGTAGTCGGGCAGTTTCATATCACGAATCAAAACGGAAGTAACATCGAGACCCTTGCTATCAAGCCGCTTTTGCAGCCCAATCAACAGTGAATCCTGAATCAACTTTTGTGTAGTATCCAGATAAAAATCCTCGCACTTCTTAATACTCTTGCCATTCTCGCGGGCAAGCGAACGTAAGTTAGGAATCAAATGAACGGCCACAAGTTGTTCTTCGTTGCCGGTTTCCGTCAAAATCTTTGTCGCCAAAGCCTTCTTGACTCGATAGTTGACCGATACATCGACGATAGTGATCTGTTGATCTTCGGTGGGAATGCCAATTGCTTCTTTCACCGTCTTTTCACGGGCATCGAAGGTAGTCCACGAAAGCAGTGGATTGACAGGGAAGTGCATACCTTCATCGTAAACATCTTGCACCTTGCCAAACAAGGTCGCAACGGATACTTGACCAACAGGTACAGACTTCATGGAGCAACAGCCGCCAATCAAAACGAACAGGCCCAGAAATCCAGCCAAACACACGCCAACAATTTTCTTCACGCTCATTCTAACTCCTCTTGTTAATTTCCGGCCCGACCGTCGGGCCGCTTACCATCATTGTACTTGTAACACGCTAACTTTGCTTCCGCAATTTCTTCATGCGTTTTTAAGCGTCGGACTCGTACAAAGTCCATTCCGCCGAAAGACACAGATAATCGCGGCAACGCATTTAGTAGCAACCTAACATGCGGATAATTGCAATATATACGTATTGGTTGCCAGTTACTCGCAATCTTCGCTTCCAGTAGTAGTCTCGGTGTCCTGAACATTACGCAACTTCTCCGGGGCTTGCATTACAACATAGCCCCTTGTTTGTAAGGCAAGTGCCTCTTCTTCCGTGATTCGTTTCAAACGATAATCCCATTTCCACGTCTTATGCAATAACTCTACGGCAACAAGGTGTTTTTGAATGTCACCTTGGAAAATTAGGTTAGTGTCTTGCCAGACACCACGTTTATGTTGCAGTAAGTATAGTAGTTGTGCTGTCATTTTAACTCTACTCGATTGGGCATCCCGACTCTCGCAAGTTCCTCTTTCAGACGAAAATTCTCAATTTTCAAGAGTTCAATTTCTCGAACTTCGTTATTCACCGATTGTTGCGCAATGGGTTCAAAATCCAACTTGCTTGCCAACCGGCCAGCGAGTTGCATTTCAAGATCGTCAAGTGGTCGTGTCAGCGAAATCTCAAAGAGATATTCGTACACGCGCTCACACTCTGCTCGCAATAATGTAATCATTGAAGTAGTTTCAATTTGTGCCTCAATTGTTCACACTCTTTATTTAATTCATCGAGGCGTTTGTTGAGTTCTTTAATGGCATCCTGTTTCCATAATTCTAACAGACTTTGCACTTGTTCTTTGGTAATGTAGTAATAATTACTGGGTATATAAAACCAACAGCTTTGCCACTCAACATCACCTTTTGTGAACGATTCAGTCTTATTTTCGGAAATGCGGAGAATACAGCCGCCTGCATGATATAATTTATATCCAATCATAAATCACCTTTCAAAATGGGTAGCAAGGAATCGAACCTTGTCTGCAATAAAGCTGCTTGTTTACCACAAGCCGTGCGCACCATGCGCATCTACCTAACCCACGACATACGGGTATCCTGTCATGGCAGTAGCCGTTGTCAGCCTACTACGCATCAAGTTACAACAACTCTCCGAGTTTACTTAAAGAAGTTTTGAAACGCAATGGCGGAAATCAAACCAATAACCACGCCGATCATAATGTACACAGTTTGTTCCAAGGTTCTCGACTCTGGACTATTGGCCTTTTCAGGGGCAGCCGCTCCCACTGGCATAGGGCATACAGGAGCAACTTTGACAAGTCCAAGAGCAGATCGCCATTCAGGGGGCACATCCGTTGCCGCCACTTCCAGGCCCGTGCGTACAATGTCCACAACACTCAAAACACGGGCGGTGATCGAGCCAGGGTCATTGGCACGTTCTGGACCGCGACCGTAAGCCAGAATGTTCGTGGGGACTCTACTACCATTCGCATTCACCTGCGTTTCTGTATCGATTGAAAAATAGCCGTTTTCGGTTTTGTAGTATTTCATTAGCAGTTGCTCTTAATTCGTTCGGACGGAACGTATTGTAAAGCATCCTCGAAAGCACCGATGTACGTGTTGTGTTTATCGGGTAAAAATACCCGAAACTTGTTGCTGCTCAAATAAAAATGCCGACCTTTCGGCCACCGAGAGATAGTGATAATCTCCGTATCGTAACGGTCGCCCCAGCGGATATTCTCAGATGTAACAGTATCGAGAATAATAGCGTCCTCCATGAACATCCAACCGCCGTTCATGTTAATAAGGACAGTCTTATTATCCTTCATTCGGTCGTGCATACTGCCCAACCATCGTTGGGCCTGTGTAATCGGATTCCAAATCCGGCGAGTAGTTTCGTCTTTCTGCATGTGCGGGTCATGCTGGAAACGATGGAAATACATGGCCGTCACGCCTAAGTGAACCTCAAGCAAGGTGGCAATGTCATACGGAATCAATTGCAGATACCACCCCGTCAAGGTTGGTATCTTTTCGTGGCATTGAACTTTGTGGAAGGTATAGGTCATGCTACTCTCAGTCCCCATACGTCAGTAATCTCATTGACTACGTAATCTTCACCGTAAAGGTCCATAGCCTTTAACAGCCGGTCGGTTACAAAGCAAGCAAGAGTCGCAGTAAAGACGGACCTACCGCATAAGTCTGCACCCGGCCCGCCCTTGAATTTCACTAAAATCTGGCCGCATTTTTCTTCAACAAACTCGCTACAGTTGGCGAAGGTAGTAATGTTTTTCATGCCGGGTATTCCGACAACAATCATTCTATCCTCACCGAAACCTAACGCCTCCATCAATTCGGCGGCATCCCCGACGGACTTCCACCGGGACAAGGCTTCAAAGGCCAGCAGATAATTTTTGAGTTTATTGGTTTCCATATATAAACTATACCACAGTTTTGTGTCTTGTCAAGTAGAATTTCTCAGATTCTTTTAACGTGACCCCACAAAGGACTACCTCTGGCGAGGGTCCATTGGCATCTTCGATGAAAACCCTACGAATGTAAGTGTGCGGTTCCCCACAATTAGGGGTCTTAGGGTCTAAGACCGTGTAGCCGACAATTCCTTTCACCTTCGGTTGCTTGTTTCGATTCTTGCACGGAAGAATCAATTCGCTGACCCCGGCAATCTCTCGAAGTCGTTTAAGCCATACAACCGATACTTCATACTCTAAACCGACTTGGGCCGGTCGAATGATAATGACATCTTCATCACGCATTAGTTGAATCCTTTACTAAACCATATTTCGCAATGTATAGTACCCATTCGTCTAACTTGTGCCATGCGCCGCAAGCACACGGCCCAGAGATCATGTCGCAAGGTTCATTACAGGCATTATGGTACTTAGGCCAATGTTCAGGCCAGCCCATTAAATCATTCATATTAGCTCCAATTTGTCCAGGTCCATACTTCTCCGCATACCGGGCATGTCCATGTTTCGTCCCAATGTTCACCGTATTCTAAATTTGCAACCGGCTCTGAATACGTGACCGGGGCATCATCCAAGCCATATAGATTTTCGCTATTCCAGCCGCAAGACGGACAGCACCAATCTGGTAAATCATTCATAGGGCCTCCAATGAATTAACCAATCCGGCCTTTCGATCTTTCAAAAGGCCAACAAGAAACGCACTTAGTTGCGACTCTTCGCTTGCCGACATGCAGATCGACGTTTCATTAACTCCAACGCTCACATGAATGATGCTTCGCTGACAGTTAAAAATCAAATCGTCGATGCGTTTAATATCCTCTCGCAATCCGGTTGCCTTTGAAACAAGCGTTTGCAATTCGAGGAACTTATCGTTTGTCATAATTATGCTCCAATTGCGCTGGCAAATTTGTCAAGGTGGCATCGCACTAAAATATCCTCCGTAATTGCTTCCGCAACTAAGTGTACTAAACGTCTGAATAGTTTCACCTTATCGGAGATTAGTTCACGTCGATCTGTGGTTAATTCAATCTCATACTTCTTGCCGTTCAACATGAACCCGACAAAAATTCTCTTCTCGCCGAAGGTGTCATTGACTTCCACGATTACGCCGGTTATTACATTGTCTGCATCGACTTGAGAAATTACTAGACTTCTTAGCAGTTTCTCTCGCATTTCATCGGCTAAACGAATTGAATCATCCGTCGGTGCCCGATGTTCATTGATGTTGATCGTTGAAGGGAACGATGCAGCTTTGTGAATGTACGTGTTAAACATTGTGCGTCCTCTTGTTAATTGTAAAGTGGCAGGGGCGGGAATCGAACCCGCGACCTCAAGGTTATGAGCCTTGCAAGCTACCGTCTGCTCCACCCTGCTATATTCGCCTATCAATCATTTTCATGTGCCATATTGAATATCGTCCACATAACTAATTTTTCTTGGGGTGTCATCGGATAAAGAACTTCATCAATTTTGTCTTGCCACTCGATGATCTTATCTATAAAAATAAAACCAATCACGCTACAAAAACAAACCCAAAATAAAATAGCATTTAGGATACTCAAGCATCTAAACCAAAATCTTTTCATCGTAATCTCCTAGTGGGCCGGGTAGGAATTGAACCTACGCTAACGCGGATTTTCAGTCCGCTGCTCTACCTGCTGAGCTACCGGCCCGGAGTCGGAATAGAGGGAATCGAACCCACGGCCTCATGGTCCCAAACCACGCGCTCTGAACCTAGCTGAGCTATATTCCGATCTACACTAATCTGCCGTGATAATAGCGGCATACCAAACTCCGTTCGTACCCATTGCCATATCGGCACCGAAAAACTTATGCTTGACGCTTGCTACCGACCAGTGGCCGGGAGATTGTCGCCAACACACAAACATTTCTTTCCCTAATGCGTCCATAGCAAAATCCTTTTGCCACGGCCACGATTCGGCAGCAATCTCCGCAAACTGGAAATTGCCCATCGTCTGGCGCAATTCCTCGCAACGTGCTTGGAACATCTGGTGGCCTTGTGTGCGTCGGTCGGCCTGATACTTGGCGTGACGGGTTGCCATAGCCATAAGCGCAGGGTGCCGTTCGGACAGACATACCTGCGCGCCAGGGAAAATCAACCCTGCGCTAATTAGGCCCTCAGCCGTCAAACCAACAGGCGTGACAATAGGCGACACCGGCCCGATAATATCGTAGTCGGGCACTGTGGGTTTCACTGTCATCTTGCAGTATGGGCACGGCGTAATGCCTAAAAATGAAGGGTACGTCTTGCCACACACTCCGCATGTAACTTGTTTCTTGAACCAGCCCATTAGATTAAGTTGAACCTTTCCAAAACGTCTTGATACGATTCCTTCCAACGAATAAGCGGCTCGTTCCTAAGCTGCTTGTACAAGTCGATGATCTTATCGTCGGTTTGTCCGCGATAGATTCGTTCCAATTCAGCCGGGTCAATGCCCGAACAACGATCTTCAATTCGATTCATTTTTCCAATCCAAAATGAATCGGAAATTAACGGCTTCAACGTGTGGAATAGTTGAACAACTTTCGACGTATCCAAACACGGTTCACAAGAAATACTTGTCTTGAAACCGAGCATAAAGGAATGCGCTAACGAGTTATATCGTTCCTCGAAACAAGGCGCACCTGGTTCCCAGTAGCCAAGAATCCTATCGCTGTACGAACCAATACTGAATCGAAACAGCATCTTGTCCTTGAACTTCTCGGTGACTTTGCAAATATCTTTGATGCAGTCAAAGTGAGGTTTGCTAACAACAAGTACCTCATTGCCAACTTCCAACAACCCCGTCAAGGTGCTAAGGCAGTGGTCCAAGTTCTCCGGCGTAATATCGTGTTGCGTCGGGAACATGACTACGCCATTGTACTTACGAATGTTGGGCCGAATATCTACAGTATTCGTCCAAGTATCGAGAGTGGCAACACCACGTTGTACGGCGGTTGCCCTCGCATAGCAATATCGGCAATTATGTTTGCAGCCCCGCGAACAATTCACGGAACTATCGGACCACTCACGGGTTCCTGTTTTACGTTTAGCCACGTTGCACCTTAATAGTTAAAGAAGATCGATTCTAACATGCTTCAAGTTTGCAGAAGCATCGTCGTTAGCAATGATAACCCAGGTATAATCCTTGATTTCATACGTTGTATAGTTGATCTGAACAAGATCACATTCCCCAGGCAAATCCGGGGCTTCAAGTTCCGCTAGTAAAGTACCCTCAGCATAAAACAAAAGTAAAAACTTGTTCATCTTATAACCTTAATGGATTGAGTAGTTTTGCTTTGTGCAACCCATACAGCATTTGCTGGCAGCAAGTTCCAACTGTGTGGGCTAGTGTTTCGTTATCACCTTGATAACTGTCTCGTTTCGGTAAATTGCGGGGACACATTCGACGTACATAGTTTATTGCGGCATGGGTGGCTTCATGCGTCACTGTTTCTGAATCAAGTTGATTCATACTCAGGAAAATGTAGCCCATATCCGGCAATAAAATCCATTTACGTCCGTTCCATTGCGTCTTGTTGATTCCCATTTCACAGCCGCCGAAACGCGGTTTGATCTTCGTCAAACAATTAGCTTTACGTATGCGGCTGAATCCACGCCACATGGCACTACGAGTTTTGTAAATACGAACTTCGTAGAACGATTCACATTCTGTCGCCATGTAATTGTTAAGGCCGGGATGTATGCGAAACGTAATCATTGGTCCGACCTAATTTGTTTGTTCTCGGCCTCTTTCTCAGCGGCCTTCTCGTTGATTTTTTGCAACCTCTTGTTGAGTTTTCGCATCCTCTTCGAGTTGCGATAGTCTGGTTTATAGCCGTAGTCTGCGTTTTTCTTGAATGTCCTACCCATGCTACCACCTTACTGCAACTTTCGGGCCAAACGCCTGTTTAATTAGTTCTTCGTGAGCTACGTGATACATTACTTTGTCAAGTGTAAAGGTAGTCATTGAACCTGTTGCCCATATCGCGTGTCCCGGTGGCCCGCCACTAAATTGGACTGGTCCAATATCGTCACACGCATCGAGTTGTCCGCAACCATCAAAAATATCCCGTGGATTCGTTCTATTGAACTTCTGTTCACGGGGGTTCCAAATCAACACAATATCGTCAAGTGCATCGAGGGAAGATAAAAACGCCCATGCCTCACCGACTTTTAGGTTCCGAAAACTATGTAGATAAAATTCCAGGTTTTTCATTTTGAATCATCTTGATTACTGTCGTTACTTTCTTTCTTTCGCCAGCGTAATAAGCCGACAAAAATCGATCCATCAACAGTTGTGTCAAACTTCCTTCGTACAAGCCGGGTTTACTCGGCGGGCCACCAGCAAATCGCACAGTGATTGAGTCAGCCGAGTCATAATAAATATCGGCCATGTCATAAACATCAATTATAGGTGTCCAGAAACCAGCAATGCAAATCATTTGATGCGTTTCATTAAACACATTGCAAAGGGTATCTAGCACTTCGCCAGCAGTCCAATCCTTAAAAAGGGACACTACTAATTGAAAGTCGATCTTCTTCATCGTCTGTTCGCCCTTCCACCATTTCAACGTAATGGCCTTTTGTTGCCCAGTCGTATAGTACCGAGTCGCAAAGCATTGTCAACAAGGTTCCCGTAAAATGTGTTCTACGTGTCGGCGGGCCACCCCAAAATTCTATCGGGCCAAAATCCTCCGGGGATAATTGCTCCAAGTGAGTGGCCGTTAGCAATGATCTAACGTCACGCCGGGTGCCTGACTTGACGAACGTAATTGTTGACTGACCTTTACCAAACTCTTCGCAGAGTAGGTTGACAGTCTCAGCCGCCGTGATACCAGCCACATAATCTCTTATGCGGGCATCAATTGCTGGTGGTTTCGGTGATTTTATTCGGGGTGTCATAAATTGAACGTGTCATTAAACGGTCGATTAACATGGTTATCAAGGTGCCTTTATACACTGCCTCATGTCGGGGCGGGCCACCAAAAAACTTCACATGAATGTACCTAGCCATCGACCGATGTACAGGTTGCGACAGTAACGCTTCTATTTCATACCATCGACCACCCAGAACCTCGACTGCACAGGTATTATGTTGGCATCCAATATCATCCAGTCTTTCGGCAACCTCGGCAACCGTTAAGCCGCCAAAGCTGCGATACATCTGATTGATCGAGTAATCCAGCCAAATGGGGTCAAGTTTCATACGGTAATCACCCCGCCCAACTTACGCTTCCGCACACCCAGAGCCATACGAGTTTTGGTAAACCCGTCTATCTGAATGCGAGAGGCAATACAATCCAGCAAATAGCTTATGAGTGTTCCTCGATACCACTTACCGTGGCCGACAGGTCCACCATAAAACGAAACCTTGACTCTTTCGGCAGGCATGTTCCAAGCCGTGGCCGCATAAATCGAATCGACAGTAGTTGGGATGCTGTACTCGTCGTTAATCAACGTGTCGCCGTGTTGCAACTTGCCAATTAGTTCGTGTACGCATTCCATATCGAGTGGCTTAAAATGGCCGAGCAGCGATTCAGCTTGTGCCAGAAAATTCTTCTTCATGTTCAAGGCTTTCAAGGTTCAAAAATCGGCTATAAATAGCCCAGTTATTATCGCAAGTTGTGTTCATAATCTTGTCACACAACGCAGTCAACAAAGTGCCGGGGAAGAATCCCTTATTGTCGGGAGGCCCGCCCCAAAACTTTACATAGCAATTCTTCGCGGGGGCATCGGACATGCCATCACATTCGGCCAACAATCGTCCAACTGTGGTTACAATCCCGGCAAAGACAATCAAATCTTCTCGCCCGCCGAAGGTATAAATCAAGAAGTTCACCGCCCGCCTACAATTTAGGTACGAGAGGCTTTCTTGAAGGCGAACGTGATTGCTTTTAGGGCGTATTACCATAGTGTCAGTTGTGGTGAGACTTGGATATAAGTCGCCAAACTCTCTAAGTTGTGCGTCAGTAAATAGTTCAATACTCTGTCCTCCACTAGCCGCGCTAGTGTACCCCTGTAGTATTTGCGTCGTGGCGGTGGGCCTCCCCAGAACAAAAATGTTCCCGTTTGGCTGCACGACAGTATATTCACTTCGTCCTGTTTCACCCAATCCTTCACGGATATTCGTCGCCCGTCCATTAGTACGCCCACATACTCGTCGCCCAACGCCCTTATAAGGGCGTATGCGGCGGGGGCGGTTAGTGATTGGAGTTTCGTCGTTAGGAAGGGTGATAGTTTCATGGCTAAGGAATAATCGGCTCATAATTAAACTATACCATACCTTTCCAGGTTGTCAAGTAGAATTTTAATTATTTGGATAAATATAGGTTTCATCGGGTGTAACAGTCCATCCCTCAACAGTGGCATACTTGCTTGTGTAAGGCGGAATTACAGTGGCACCCGCATTAAACGAGTGACGCAATTCACCCACCCGATAGTGGGACCACTCTCGCCGACGTTCCACGCCGCAATAGCTGCAAACATCTTGCAACAGCATCCGGTCACGGGCACCACGATTATGACCCCAACGAATCAACGCTTTGGCAACATGCCGTCTTTCCTCCCACAGTAGAAGGATAGCTTGATGGGATTTACGCAACCGCGCCCATTTAATCCATTCCGGCTTGTTATAAAGGCCGGGGACATATTTTGCCTTAAACACTTCTAAGGAAGCATCGGCAAATCCACGGCGGCGACATTCGGTGGCAATCGCCATACCATAATGCACCAACGCTTGTTCGTAGCCAATCCACAACTGGACGGCTTTGTTAGAATCCAAATCCGGTTCATTTAAGCGTTTCAAAGTGCGTAGTGCCGCAACCCGCATTAACTTCAAATCGCGGTCATGGAAACACTTGGCACACTTCTCGAAATTCATATACGGCACAAGCGTCAGGAAATGCCGACGTTTGGGGCGGGATGCCCGCCGTGCTGAACGTGTGGGTCTAGGACTTCGGGCCTGTGACTGTGCGTTTCCTGCTAATGCCGCCGACAACTCGGACGAAGTTTGCCGGATACCGCCAGAGTTTCCGCCATATAAACTCGCAAACGAACGAGTACGTTCAATATCGCGGCGTGAATAACCACTCGACCGTGGCTCGTTGCTTTCAACAGGCGCAGGGACTCCCAATTGTTGATTGCAAAACTCTTCGGCAATTTGCCGAGAATGTCGCTGAATCACTTCATCAGGAATAACTCGCTGTGCATCGGGCGTATAGTCAGCCGTGAAAGACATTTCATAAGCATGATAGTCACTCGCGTATCGATCAGAAACTTCGGGGCCGGGGTCAACCCTCGGCGTTGGCTCTGAACCGGGTAGTCTAAAACTAACAATTGGCGCAGGGTTTACAGGCCGCTGGCTACGGCCAAGCGACTGGAAGGTTTCTGCATAGCTGCTTGGCACTTCCCGTATCTCCTCCCGGTTAGCATTGTCGTGTTGCGCACGGATATAATCCAATGTAGCCGCACGAATACGGTCCTCTGTGTCAACAGATATGGGGATGATCCCCAAATAAAAATTAAACCCTGCTCTCTGTGCGGTTTGTTGGACAACCACATAGCCGTTACTGTCGCAGTAGCAACACTCGTAACGAATCCGTTCACAGGATTCCCATGTAGGGACAACGTCAAGACTTGGCCGACGTAAAAGGTCTCGGTTCATCACCGACCATTCAACTTGAAAATGATAGTAACTCATAGTCTTACCCAGGAAAATAGGGGATATTTTGTATCCCTGTCAAAGGATTGCATCCTATCATACCCTTCACCAAAACGGTGACGTTGAATAATGCAAAAGGTTTTTCGATTCCGGCTCATTAGCACTTCAACAGTTGTTATGTCTGTATTAGCATCTGTATGAACCGTTTCCACATATACTCTACCATCCCGCAACTCCAAAACTTTGAACTCATGTTCAAAGTCGATCAACCGACTGTAGTAAAATGTAATCTGTCGGCCTTCATTGGCGGCAATGGCTTTCAAGCCGAAAGAATCAACTGTTTTCGTAGTAATCGATTCTTCGTTGTCTGCAATTGTCACAGTTGCATCCCTCTTGCGCGCCATTTACGGCCTCCAATCTGGAAAGAAATTCTTCAAGGCTTTCGCGGGCAGGCTGCAAATCCATGTTCTTAAACCGCTCAGGCACTTCGTAACCAATCAAGTGTGCCCCATGTGCGGCCAGCAATTGATGCACCCATTCCTCTTCGATGGTATGAACCTCTCCACAAGCACAGCGGCCAATAAGCGTGTCGCAGTTACCGTGGTTGCGTATCTTCGTCCAATATTTTGGCATTGCGATACGGCCATTCTCTTCGGGGGCTAGTGCCAATTGGTCAATAGTTGCGCTGTGGGTGCGAAGAAGTCGCTGAACCCACCCATCATTTTCTTGATGGACACCCCCACATGAGCAGGGTCCAACCAGCATGTCACATTTCGTGCGATACCGGGCCGACCCATCGATAATACGTTTCGGAAAGGCTTTGGGATATTTAACAAAGCCGCTGGATGCTCGTCGTTTTAGTTGCATAGTTTTGTTCCTCTACACAATCATAGCATACTTTTAGAGGTTGTCAAATGAAAATCAAGATTTTTTCAAAATAGGGCCAACTTCGTAGTAACTCCCTTTAGTTTTGGTAATACCGTCAAGGGGTAAAACATCCCCTTCTTTACGCACACACTTAAAGGGAGTATTCTTTAAGCCGCATCGGCAGCGTAACCCGCCATAAATATGGGTTGCCATTCTCATAAAGTTCGACAATGGTGCCCCGACGGCATTGCTGAATTGTTCCCACAAAGTCATTTGTAGCGGATTGTCCAGTTGTGGACACAGCATTTCTAGCAGTGCTGCCATTTCCATGCCAGTCAACTCGACAGTATATTTGCCGTTACCAAACGCATTGCCATACACTTCCAAAACCAGCACCTTGCCGCCCTCTTCACGGGTGTCTCGGAAAGTGGAGGATTGGAACTTACCGTCTTGACAACTATGGTCTAAGACGTAAAACAATTCGGGCTGTTTATCCTTGTCAATTCGGATGACAGTCTTTTCATCGATACGAGTGTCGTGCGACTTGATAATCATTTTGTAACCCTCGGACGGAGTACCACAACCCGGTCGCCGGAGCGCAATTCAACTCGCTTACCATAACCCAGGCTTACACACCAAACACTGTTAAAGTGCCGTTTGGCGGGGTCAAGGTCAGTCTTAAACTTGAGCGGAACCCATGACTGAATCAAGTTCGGCACACCTTTATCGAGGCCGTCTTTGTGTGGTTGAAATTCGCCAAGCATCTTGTAGCCGTGGAATACAGTCGGGGTCTTGCCCGTGACCCAGTTATATAGGTCAGTCAGCCCACGGCCCAGGATAGTGCAGGCAACGCCAAATACAATTAAAAGGTAGATGTTCATACTTCAATTATACCATAGTTTCTTAGGTTGTCAAATGAAAATAGCCAGGAAACAGAAAATTCTGTTCCTGGCCTAATGCTAACAATTGGTTAATCCGTATAATCCGGCATAATCGAAAAATCTCCAACGACCCATACAATCAATTTCTTTGTCAAAAGCGATATGACGCATATAAGCCGTAAGGTCGGACCAAGTTTCAAACATCAACTCAGGTGGTAGTTCACCCCTCACCCAATCGGGGACTGCCCACAACCCCTGCTCCATGTGGAACAAGATAGGTGCCTTTCGCCGGTTGAGGGTTGTTAGTTCCTCATGCGTTCCGGTCGAATAACAATTCATATCCAGATGCACGATAGCAAAGTCGCAAATATCACATAGACGCAAATCAATGCAGCGAATCTCTCGCATATCGTGGGCCAGCGTTTCCCAGTCACCAATCTCTTTCAAGTGTTTACGCCGTGCATGATCTTCCAAGTCGGGGCATTCATAACCGGGGAACATCGGTTTGTGGCACGGGTCCAACGAGATAACGTGCAGCTTATCAAGTTCCTTCTTCATTTCTGTGCGCCACCCAACGCCAAAATCAACGGCGTAATCAATCGGCCCTGCCAGATAACAACGGTTGTAAAATAATCTATTCATTGACGTAGTATCCTTTCAAAATGCTGATTAACCCATTGACCCCGACACCAATCCTAGAACATCCCGCCGTTATAAACGCTTCCAACTCTTCTTTTGTCTTTATCCCACCAGAGGCTTTGATGCCCGTGTTGGGGAAAGTCAACAATCCTTGTTTCATATTTTCAACATCTTCGAGACTTGCGCCCCGCGAACCGAAGCCTGTGGAAGTTTTTACAAAATTCCACCCAAGAAACCCGGCGTACCAACTGAGTTGCTGAATATCTTGTGGACTGAGATAACACGTTTCCAAAATCAACTTGATGATTTCAGTCTTAAAGGCCCGTCTAAATCGACGTAATCCGTCAATACATTCATCGCGGTTATCTTGCCACTCTCGTTGATTCAAAACAACGTCCAATTCCTTTGCGCCCGATACGACTGCCAATTGGGCTTCTCCCTCTTTAGCTCGCCACGGGATATTTCCATGCGGAAACCCAATAACTGAACATAAACGGTCGTGGGGAAGGAACGGAAGTGATCGAACGGCATCTAAATTGCCACTAGCAACGCACAGGGATGCGCAGTCGTATTTTACGACTAGATCAATACCACGTTTCAAGTCGGTAGCGGTAGCGTTTGGGGCTAACACCGCTAAATCGATGAATTTCATTACATCATAAAGTTGCATGACATTACCTGTAAAAGAATGTATAGTTTCAAGCAGAGGTACATACAATAGGCACTGACCCCTACAAACGCTACCAACATCAACCCCTCAAGTTTTTCTTCCATTTTAATCCTGGCTGGGGCAAATAGGTAAATCCTCCCTACATTGCGACCCTGAAAATTCCCCAGGTTCAATTTTCCGACGAACCCGTTTCTTCCGCACTGGTAGCTGTTTTTCCCGGCAATCTTTCTCACATTCAGCAATTGCTTTGTTGAGAGTTTTGAATGGACGTTTGACAGTTGCAAACGTCCAGGTTTCTCCGTCCCACTTAAATGCAAAGAATCTTGGCGGAAGTTTTATGCCGAAGGCTTCACTTCGCCAGTAGATTCTATACTGCTTATCCTTCGTCAGCCAATTCTTCACCTTCTTCGGGTCGTGCTTCCCAAACTTCACCGTGCGGGAAAACTTCAATTGTGGCTTCTGGGATATTCTTTTCTTCGATGCTTTTCTCACGTTCGATCTCAACTCGTTCGAGTAATTCACCGTTGCTGTCGAAATAGTATCCAACGTACCGATCAATTAGTCCTACAAGGACTCCGAAGTTTTCAGGCGTAACCTTAGTGATAAACGTGCCTGGATTCGGATAAATATTCAGGTTGCTTGGAAGTCGAACAAAATGTGCTTCTGTCAGTATCTTAATTGCATTCTGAAAGCCGGTTAATTTTACTTCTGGTTCGTCCATATTATCCCTTCATAATTACACAACGGTCTGGATGTTCCAGCTTTACTGTACGCCCAGCGTCATTAGTTCCAAGCACATGAAATACGGGTTCTGCTGCTCTAATGGTTTCAATATGCGAAACGTGCATATAGCGCAACCACATTTCCGAGCCACGTCGCACAGGATAAGCGACCTTCATTCCCGGCATAATTTCCTGTCCAGAAAAGTCCAATGCTGGCATGATTATTTCTCCTCAAATTGTTTTCTAATGTCAAAAGGTGTCGCTATTCCAACTCCATGCTCACCCAGCCATCGGCCATTAGGCCAAAAATTACTGGTAGCTTTCTCCAAGCCCCATTCACGGGCAATATTTTCACAGTATTGCCGATCAACGTCACTTGTGATACAATCCAAACCAAGCTGCTTGCACACTCGCAGGGTCGTGCCCGTGCCCGCAAACGGATCACAAACAGTCTGCCCCGGAATGGCACTCATTCGTAGGCAGCGTTCCACCAACCCTTCATTAAGTTGTGTTGGGTGCCATGCCCTACGTTGCTTACTATTGCCCGTTACACGCGGGAAGTCAAATACGTCGCCAGGAACACGGCCTCTGGGGTCTCCTCTTGGGTCGCCGTGCTGCTGCCTCCAAGAGGGTATTCTAATGGCATCCGTGTACCAAGTCTCACCAACCCGATTTATACGTATAAGTGGCCGATGATTATTGCCAAGGTCATGCTGATTATGTTGTCCGAACGTGAAAATTTGAACACAATTCTTTGCTTCCAAAGTTCGGTCTGAATCGAGTAAATTTGCTACAAGCCTACCAACTTGAAACGTGTGTTTCGCGTTGTAAGAAAACCACACTACGTTGCATTTTTGCACCATCAATTTGATGATCTGGTCCAACCAAAAGATGTAGTCGAATCCACGCAATTTATCGGAGTATGTTGCATACTTTAAGCCGATATTATCGGGTGGGTCGGCAAAGCCTACTCGTACTTCCGAGAGGCTTTCCAACAATTCCATCGCATCTGTGCAGATTACTTGTAGCATTATGCAAATCCTGTGCCAATCAAAAACTGGATACGTCCGCAGCCAGGGCTGTTTCTGCATCATCTTTGTGTTTTAACAATACGCCTTGTAACTGGGCCATCGATATATTATTTTCCGCAGCTTTTGCTCCAAAAGCATCAGCAAGGAATGGATGGTTAGGAAAGAAGCGAAGGAATAAATCAGCCGCTTGTTTCTTATTTGCATTCCCTATCACAACATCCACGTCAACTCGTCCGGGGCGTGTTAATGCTGAATCTAATACGTCTCGGCAATTGGTCGTCATAAATAATATGCGGCCTTCACTTGCCATAACACCGTCAATCGCATTCAACAAGCCAGAGAACGTAATGTTGTCTCGGTCATCCGTTTTCTTGCGTTCTTTGAACACACAATCCACGTCCTCTACTAGCACGATGCTATGCAGTGGTACATTTGCCATAAGTTCTGACAAGCGTTCGTCAGTTAAACTTGTTGTACTTAAATTGAGTGTGCAAATATCCAAATGTAATTCCGAAGCTACAGCGGTTACTATAGACGTTTTACCATTGCCAGGAGGGCCTGACAATAAATATCCACGTCGATAGGGAATACCTCGATCATTATACCACGCTTCTGCTTCGATGAAATTTTTCACATCTTCCAACAGTCGGTCGCCAAGTCTGTCAGCAAGTAAAACTGACTCGAATGGCCGTGGTAGCCGCCGTGCAAGTTCAACCCATTCATTATATTCAGGCCGTAAAATCTTAATACGGTTGCTGTCGATTGGGTTCGCTAAGTCTCTTGCTTCCGTAATTAAGTCAAGCGCGATCTGTCGATTGCGGCTGAATAATTTAATGGTAAAGGTTTCACGATACCCCAATGCTGTCGCTGAGGAGGCACCCACACTTTTACCGCCGCTGGCATTATCTTTCCGTTCTCTGTATAAGATCATTAACCGTTTCTTGTATAACAGAAAATGTATCCCAGGAGCGGGCGATAAAATAATCTTTGCAGTTTTAGGGCGGTGGCTATATGGCTCAGTATCATCGTCATCACGTTGACGTTTTGTACTTACTGTCCACCAGCGGCAGCGTTTTTTATATGGATGTTGGGATAGCCAATAGTTCATCCATTTGAAGGCTTCGTCGCGGTCAGGAATATCTATTTCCGTCACAATACGTCGCTTAAACCATCCATAGATAGCACCCGGCAACGATTTCAAATATACTAGCAGGCTTCCAGCTATGCCTAAAATTAAACCACCGGATAGGAAGGCATTAGACGTTAGCTGCGCCATTAAGGTATCCCACATGCTTGAATCTCCTATTCCAGTATTTAGTCTGTCTTAATTTCCGTCTGAAAACGGGTTAAAGTAAACGTAATGGTCGGAAGCAACTCACCAACTTTCACGTTGTCAGGGTCTTTAACAAACCCCAACGTAATGGCAGCTTGCTCAGACCCAGAGGCAATCAATGTTTGCTCCATCGCCTTAAAGATTTCAATAATCTTATTGTTTTCAAGAGTACAGATTGCCAACTTATCAGCTAGTTGTTCGTTCATGCTTTTGCCTTTTCAATCTTGACTTCGATTGGCAGCCGTTCATCGCGGCTAATGCCGAGGATGTTTTTAATAGCTTTACGAGCATCTGACCGGCAGTGACCTTCTACTTGGCCCCCGACCTTTTCATTCAAACTCCAATTCCAAGTCGCTGGAATCTTAGGTCCAATTAAACCCTTCCCGCGAAGATATTTCTTCGCAAGGCGATCCCAAATAACACGACGTTCGGCTTTTGTTAGTGGTTTTCGTTTTTCTTGAAAAACTTCTGAATAGGAATGTCGATCAACACGCCCCGCAACACTCTTTGGAGTTCCCATTATTTACCTCTTAAACATTCGTTGTTCTCTGGTGATTGAAGTTATATACTGCGTCATAGGATCGTCAATCTGCATGTTGATTGCTTGTTGTTCAAGTAATCGGCAGCGTTCTTGACTTTCCTCAATTGGCAAGTCCGTGAAAATATGGTCATTGACAATCGCAGTCCAACATTCTTGGATTCGCCGAAGAAGATTCTCTTGATGTACTTTCGAGATTCTTGCCCGGTGGTTAGCAATACGGAGTAGTGGGTATGGATCATGTGGTTTAGCAACGATCTGATCGATACAAACCACGACGTTTTCATCCCCAACTTGTTCGCCAAGCATCCACGAATAAATCGCTAATTGGTCTGCCCAGTCCGAGTTCGATTCTTCGAGCCAGCCGGAGTGGATTTCGACCCCTTTCCAAATAATTGGGTTGTAGTTTTTGTGCGGGCCATTGCCGCCGCGAGTTGGTTTCGCCGTCTCAGCATCCCAGGAGTCTCGAATAAGCCGATAGTTTTTGCAAGGACTCGTAGGGCTTCTTGAGCAGTACCCATTGCACTTCCAGTCCAAGATAACGTGCGCCCCAGACGGGTGGACGAATCGTAAATCTGGTTTACCAAGCAACGGCACATTTTCAATCGTTCCGGTGATCTTAAATTCAAATTGGGGAGCATATTCACTTTGTTTAAGCAAGGTAAGTAGGTCATCGTAGGCTCCACATTTTCGGTAACAATCGTACACGTACTTGCCGTGTTCCAACGCCCAGTCTCGGTTGTGTTCTTCAACTTGTTCCTCGAACAGAGTTGTGAACTCAAACCGTGGGTCTGTTTTCCCAAACAGCGTTTCAAACATTTCCGCCTTGACAAACGCATCGAAAGCTGACCCCAGGCTCATGTAATTGATTTGAGGAAGTTTAGGGGCACGTACTTCACTTAAATGTTGAAGATAATATTCCTCACGATTCGCCTCCCACAAACCTATTTGTGATGGGCTGAGGTATTCTGGTTTACGCATTAGTTTTGTCCTCGCAACGTGGTTCGGGGCCGGGTGGAACAATCACAGGTTCCGGTGGAACAATCACAGGTTCCGGTGGAACAATCACAGGTTCCGGTGGAACAATCATAGGTTCCGGTAGTGGTGGCACAGGATTATCTGGCACTACGATTACTGGATTATCTGGCACAAGAACCGGCACTGGTTTAAGTGCATAATACCATCCTGTACAGATAATACCGAGTATCAATCCGGGCATCAAGATCGTCCAAAATAACAAGTCCTCGGTGCATTTTCTATTACGCGGGTTCATAGTTAGTTCCTTAAACAAAAGTGCATGATTTGCACGGTTCAGAAGTTCGTACCTTCATTTGTCTCATTGCTTTAGCTTGTGGACTATTGAACACATCTAAAATGTGGTCAGTAGTTACGTCCCCAAGTTGGTATTCACACAGCCCATCCATGCAACATAAGGCTACCTTACCGTCACAGCAGATCGAAAGTTCTTGCGTCCGTCGGCATGGCCCTATTTGAGCAGCAACAGATGGGGCATCAATATTATTGCACCACCTTCCGCGATACATCAACGCTACAATAGCTGGCTCTGGAAACATTTTTCGCCCCCAGTCTGACCATTTTCTATCCTCTTCACTATAAGAGGCCACGCGACCAATTACAAGTTGATGCTTTATACCAGCCTCAATTAGTTGTCTGATATTTTTGAGTGTCTTATCAAAATCTAAACCAGTTTCATCTTTATAGAGGCGACTGGTTCGTTGGTTAAGCGAAATCCAGATGTGTGTCATACGTTTGATAGCCAACAAAGTCGGAATCAAGTCGTTTGGCATGTGATTCAAATTCGTATGAAGTTCAATCCATGCCTTGGGCACTTGTTCATCAATTTGCACCAGCCGTTGTGAAAACAATGGGTCAAGCATCGGCTCACCCAGTTTGAAAGGCGATATAATAAACGGTTGTGGAATCTCTCTCGCCTCTGTAAGAATCTTCGTGAATAGTTCCGGTGACATATCGCTAGTGCGTCTAGGCGACCTGTCATGGGGACAGAACCGGCACCTTGAATTGCACCGGCCTGTCGTTTCAATGTGAATACTAGTCGGATATTCCTTCGTCGTCAAGCTCTCCATCATCTTTCGCACCCTTTCTATCCAAGTAATCGGCGGATACACTTTTCAAAATCATCCGGCCAATGTGACAAGTTTGCTCAACCAACGGAGTCACAACACAGCCTTCGCGGCCTTTGAACTTACAGGCGGGGTCAAACGTAGTTGGACCGTAAGTAAGTTCTTTCAAAATATCCAATGAGAATGGGCCAACATACAATACTGGCACCAATTCTACGCCATAAACATTGCACCAAGTTTCCAGAACGTCCCAATTGACGTACTGACCGTTAATCATCATGTCAAAGACACGGTAGCCCAATTGGCCGCTCGGAACACCATAGTCCAAGTCTTGTACGCCAGGGCCGAACAACTCACCATATACGACAACCTCATTGGTTTCGTCGCAAATGTCGGTCAGCATGTGCAGGATATTTTCATACTGCAACGGCTCCCAGTAAACATTGACTTTCAATTCGTCGGCCAAGTCCGAGTAGTAACACTCATGGGTGAATTGTTTCTTCACACAATGATGCGAACCGCCAACAAACTGCCATTCACCATCGATCTTGATAAGACCAATGCGGCTATTAGTTCCGTGAATCTTTTCGGTGATTCGTACTGGCAAACCCTCCTCGATAACACTGTGATTTTTCCAGTGGTGCTGGATGCTGGTGTATTCAGGGAAATTCAACAGCTTGTGGCTTGTCTTAGCTTGGCCCTGGCGCAGTTGTGCCCGCGTGATAGGCGGCTCATACTTTACTGCACCGTAGTAGTCGGATACATCCGTACCCTCAGCCTTACCAACCAGCGGCTCCGGTACAACTTGAATGAAGCCGTAAGACGGAGTACCCCGCAAACGGGTGGCCGCAATACGGTTGCCATGTTTCAAGTACGCCTTGACTCCAAGGCCAATTGCTACCGGCTCTGGCAAAATCATGTCAGGCGGGAAGAATACAGCCAAGTCACCGGCCTTAAATTGGCCAATAGGTGCAAGAGTCTGAGTGCCAAGGATGGTGACAATCTCAAGCCGATCCGCATTAGGATGTGGCGAGATTCCAATTACCCGTTCAATACTTACGTTAATTTCCGACATGCTGAGTTCCTTGTTAATCGTTTTCTGCGTTTGTTGTTCCGCAATTTAACGTGTGTTTCTCTATGACAGTTAGCGCACAACAAATCACATTTGTCTAGTTCGTGTTTTGTTTTATTCCAACTGTTGCGTAAATGTATCGTGTGATCTTTACATTTAGGATTCCTGTGATGAAATTCCAAAGCGGCTAAGTATTTATCGTAACCGCAAAGTTTACATTTCCCACCCTTGTAATCTACAGCACGTTGCTTAAATACATCATTATGTTGCACTATACAAGCATAATTACTGCACTTATAATTACAATAGACATGATCTTTTCTTACTGGCAAAAACCAATGCCCACAAACTTTACAACGTCGTTTTGATCGTGCAGGTTGTTTATTCCGCCATTTTAAGTTCCTCGCTAGGCGTTGACAATTATCCGTACAATACTGAGAATTATAATGCTTCGGATAAAACCAGTGTCCACAACCAATACAGCGTCGTTTCATAATCTATACTCTGCAAATCCTGTGCCAAAAGTCGCTCCGGTAGGATTCGGACCTACTTCACCACTTTCGTAGAGTGGTATGCTGTCCACTGCACCACGGAGCGAAATGCCCTCGGAGCGTCCCACGTCTGGGCCATTCCGGGGCCGGTAAATCACATCCCGATTGCAAACTTTGCCACATAGTATGGCCAACTGGCAATCCATCCGGCTTCATACCACCCGACTGGAACTCCGTAAGCTACTAAATGAGCAGTCAAAACAGTACAACCACCAGCCCAATAGGACACAGCCGCAATAAGCAATTTCTTCATTTTTTCCTCAAATTAAACCTTGTTCTTTTAGTAGTGCATGGGAAAATACGCTCGGCTCCCATTCCACACTTACATCTATTTTGGAGTTGGCCGACTTCAACTCCTCTGTCATAACATCTAATGATTTGCGATAACCTAACCCTTCTCGCCATAGGGAAACAAAGTGGGCTGCTGCTTTACGGGCGGTACTCCCGTCACACCCGGCTATGGTAACTATACCATGATTCCAGATGAACCGCCAAGCAGCCATAGTTTTACATCCAGCCCTTACACCCGCCGTGACTTCGCTTACTTTTACATTATCATTTCTATTCAATATCTCTCTGTCTAAAATACCTCGCGTCTTTCGGGATACCATCGTCGCTCAACTCCCTGTATTTGAAAGTAACTAATTGTCCAATCTTAAAATACTTTCCTTGAAATCCACTCGGCATATCCTCGCCCGGCTGCTTCGCGGCTTCCCGCGACATAGCTTCCGTTTGAAATGCTCGTTCTGGATTAGTTAGACCAGATAATTCTAATCTCTGTCCTTTATAATCCAAAATCAAGGCTCCAATAAGGCCAAGCAATTTGCTTCCCTTATCAGTCTCGCGGCCAGATGTAAAGCCGACTAATGTGCCCTCAGCATCATCATACGGTTTATACTTTAATACATCGTGCGACCGTTTAGGAATCCACAGTCCTTTTGGATTCCTGAATACCAAGCCCTCGCCGCCTAATTCCAACACCCTGTTCAGTAACCCCTCTACTTCCTCTCTACGTATATTCTTGGACAATAGAGTATGCCGGTGTAAATAGGCCACACTGCCTTCCGATGGTATAGCGGCGTTAAGCAACTCCATTTCATCTTTGAAGCACGTTCCCGCTGGAATAAATCGTACATCAACTAAACGACCGTCATCTACTCGATCTAACCACGCTTTAACTTCGTCGTAAAATATCTTACGTTTGAAGTTACTGTCTTTAATCTCACCATTTCTAAATACACTCTCAAATGGTGGACTCCCAAAAATTGGATATTCAATCTGTTCCCACTCTTTATCAATTGGAACATCCTTCGATACAACCGACCGACAGAATTGGAATCTGCCACGACCAGCCCAAAGTTCGCCGTCAAGCGGCATACAAGGTAGTTGATTGAGCCACCAATCAGGGGCTACAATGGGATTTCCATACCGACTCCATAGGCCGGTAGCAAACTCTCGCACCTTGGTCTTGATCTTCCCCGTCTTAGGGTTATGGATTCCTGCCCAAGGCACTTCCATTGTCGGTAATCCTCGACTCAGCCCACCGTCCCAAAAACAGCGGGTGCCGTCCAGTTTTTCCGAGTATAACCAGCCGCCAACATTCGTGCGGTCATTATACTTGTGTGCCTGTTGCAAAAATTCACGTCGTTCGAGATCGGATTTTAACATGGGTTAATGTGCGGCTTGGCCGGTGTTGGAGTGGGTGCTTGTTTTTTCAACAACTCAAAATCAATCCGAAGGTGGTCATTGTCCTTCTGCAAAGCGTCAACACGAATTTGCAATTTGGTGGCTTTCGCCCGCATATAAATTGCTCGTTGATAGTTTAATTGTCGATCAACTTCGGCCCGTTGGTACATGAAAAATCCACCGTAGCAGATAATCGCACCAACGATTGTTCCGAAAAGCGTCCCTAGAATTGCTGTTTTCATATTAACTGCCTTTCTTTGTAACGAGTTGTGCCTGCAACGCTTTAATCATATTCTTATTTGATTCAGCGTTATCAATCAGACATTTAACATCGTTAGCAGACGCATCCAGTTTCTTTTGCAACTCTTCAATGATAACCTCATTCTTTGCGATGGTTGCTTTAAGTTCCTCAATCTGCTTCTTTGCAGAGAAATAATCGCATTTAGATTGATCTAGCAACTCCAAACTAACATCCAAACGCGCACCCAACTTGGCATTTTCGTCGGTTAGTTCCTTAATGGTGGTGGCACTTTCTTCCAAAACACCTTGTAACCGACCATTCTCTTCTCGCAACTGCTTCACCCCGGCAGCAAATTTTGAAAGCATATCGTCCTGCTTTTCAATTCGCCGTGCTTGGATGGTTGCAATCTCTTGGCATTTTTCAGCATACTGAATGGTGCCTGTTGCTCTGCACAAATCGACAAACTGTTCATAGTTCATCTTATTGGCTTCATCGAACTCAGTCAATACCTTGTGGGTTGTGTAGTGGTCAACAGCAACAACCGACACGGCCAAAATCGCCAATACCATATAAAGGTACTTAGTCAATTTGCTCACGATCATCATAACGTCTCCTCAATGTTTGTTTAATTTGCGAACATAATTGTGTACTGATTTGTAACTTTTGAGCAATCTCTACACCAGTAAATCCTTGTACACTCATTTGTAAGATAATCTTTTCACGGTCATTTTTAGCAAGGCTCTCAATATCAATTAAGGCTTCAAATTCTTCTAATGTATTGAGACTCACCATATCTTCATTAAGTGCTTCTCTAACAGGTATAGGTACATCGGCGACAACTTGCATTCTAACCGTATTTCCTTTTAATATGAGGCTTTCGGCTGCATAGTCACTAACTGTAAATTTTACCATTTGCCAGTAATAGGACAGTGGATTTTCAATCTCAGATGTTACAGTATTATGAACCCATTCGCATGTTTTCAATGTTAGAATACTAACTAATTCTTCATATAAAATTTTCAATTTAGGATTCTTATAGATCATACGATCTAAAATAATCTGACACGATGCCAGTAATTGTAAAATTAGTTCGTCTCTAACTTCTAAATTTCCATCCGTATATTGTTTCCAGGTTTTTAATACTTTCTCACGATTAAAAACAGGTAATTCATCAGGAAACTGGTTGCATCCGTGCCATGAAGTTGTTTTCATATTGCGGCTCCATTTTTGTAAAAATCCATAAAGTCTGTGGGAGGAAATTCTTTCTCGGTGCGTCGTTAAACTCGTAAGACAATCCTCGCGGATCATATATCAATTGTCCGTCCCAGGCGGCAGCATGATTGCTGATTGATTTGTCTGGGTGTCTAACTAAGCCGCTAAAAATTCCACGCTGGCATTTTGCAATATAGTAGTGGAATCGTTTAATTGCCTCTTCCAATGGCATCGTAGGTGCCTGTTCAGTTGACTCTGGATTGGGCCGCGAACCAAAATACGCCAATATCTCGGTTACGGAAAATCCGTGCATCATTGCAACATCAATACACTCTTGGATATGGAAACCTTTTCTAGTCGTCTTGCTTTCAGGGTATGGAAACTCGTCGCCAGAATGTCCTAACTCTCGAATCACTTCTTCAAACGGCATATCCAAGACCATCGCCAATGAAGCTGGTAAACAGGCCCAGGGCATTATATTTGTTGGAATATTCATAGTTCTGGTTTGGTTCCTTCTCGTCGGGCAACTGCTAAACCTTGGTTGATTGCCTTCTTCTTGGCCTTCTCGCGGCTAACTTTGTTACCGGCAGTGTATGTGTATTTTGCTCCATGTTGGCCCCACTGATACGCAGGTTTGCCATTTTTAGTCGTAGTATGAACAGGCATGTTATCCTTTCTTATAAAATAGTGTTTCGTTCATCTTCTTCTCGATTGAGTTCATCAAGCAAGTCATCGATACCATCTTCAACTTTGTCTGGGTCGCCCCATTCAGGCTTCCAATAATCTTTCCAGTTAGGTGCATGAAACAGTCTATCATACTGTTTTTTATTGGCCTCTGTCATAATCCAGATGCCGGTGCCATACCTATCAAGTATTGGGAATTTACGCCGTTGATGTTTTGTAAATGTGTAGTGATCTTCTTGCTTAACTTCTAGCCACCGTTGACCAAATTGTGGGTGCGTGATATATAAATCTGGAAGGCCATACTGCCATCCAATACCGACAATACGTTCAACATGCCACCCTCGCTCGAAAAGATACTGTACAATTCGTGATTGTATTCCGTATTCAGGGCCGTGTTTGGCTCTGGCTTTCTTCGGGTCCATGTGTCACCATTTAGGGTCAAGTTCAATGCTCTCGGCCATGATCGCAACATACTTCAAAGGCATCCAATATTGCGTATCCGGGTCGTCTGCTTTCTCAAGCACATGCACAATTCCGCCCCGCATAATATCGTCTGCATGAATCCCAGGTAACGCCATCAATACACCATGCTCAACCCGATAAGGGTCAAGTAAAGTGATGGTAATCTTGTCGCCAGCTTTAGCATCGTCCCAATCTCCGATCAATTTATCGGGTAGGATGGTGAATGTGTCCAAAATAGGGTCGCACATTAAGGCCAGCAGTTTTGTCAGCCTATTGTTCATTGCAATAAACTCAAGTACCCGTATGCCTAATCCATTTTCACTCATTGGGGTCTCCGATGCTGTTTTAGCGATGAATCAATTGCTAATACCGGATCATACGCCGCCTGACATGGCACAGTGAACAACTTCTCTTCTTTCTTCTTTGCAGTAAATGCGATAAGAAGAAAATCCTCTGGGCAATTATTCAAAAACTGCGTTGGTGTAAAATCGGCATCATATACAACCGTTTCGCCACCTTGCGACCAATTCTTTGGGAATTTAACAATCCAGAATTTGAAATCCTCGAAGCCATTATTACGGTAAACATCGAAGAACAAAGTCATGGAAAAGTTGTAAAATCCGTGGTTAATCCAAGTCAATGGCGAACAATGAAATACTGTTCCACCGACTTTGCATAGGTTAATCACATTCTCGAATACTTGTCGTATATCAAAAATATGTTCCATCGTTCCACATTCAAACACAAAGTCAAATTGACCTTGTGTATTCCCGATAGGAAGATTCATATCGTGAACGATAGTCACCCCTTCATCATCATTGAAATCAATGTCCTCATACCGTTTGAATCCAAGGTCTGTAAAGAGATTCTTACTGGTATAAGCAACTTCATCCGGCGTAGCCGGATGCCCAATTTGAGCCATATAATTGACAAAATTAGGCACATTGACAACAAGTTGTTGGCGAGCTAAACTCACCATCGAATCATGGTTCACTGACGGAAGAACCTCTTCCGCCAGCAAACGAACTAAACCTAACGATATACTCATGCTGCAACCTTTTGTAAGGCGATGTTTTCAGGATAAGTGATGTGGCGCGTTTTTGCACCACCTTTCTTTTCAGCCCAATTATCCATAGCAAGGTTCCATTTCAGCCCGATCAACGGTACTTTCTTACGGAACGATTCAACGGACTCTGCCACGGCATCCGACACGGCATCCACCATAGTTGGGTGGGTGACGCACAAAATTTCGTCGTGGATATTCATTGGAGCAACTAGCCAATCGTGTACGCCGTATGGTTGTAAATCCCAAATCTTGCGTTGAACGTGCTTGGTGATAGTAGCACCGGCTGATTGAATCAAATGGTTATTCGCAGCCCGCATATTTGCGGCCTGAATCTGGAAAGCCGCCCCGTACAGGGCCGAAGCCAACGCTCCGGGAGCAAGTTGCTCTCGATCACGCCGAACCACTTTGACTTTGCATTCTTTCCATGCTTTGGGCAGGTTATTGGCCAAGTCAAACAAGGCTTTACAAATCATATTTTCCAGTGTAAAGTAACGCCGGAAACCTAAAAATGTCTCGACATAAGCCTTTGGCTCATGCCACACAACTTGCGTTCCAATACCGCCCGGTTGGCGCATCGAACAAAAATCATCTTTGATTCTTTCGCGCGATAGACCAATGCCAGGGTATTTGGAACACCATTTATCAAACGCTTTCTTAGCTTGATCTTCTGGAATGCCCAATCGTTTATTCCAGGTAGTATGATCGCCACCGTAAAGGAAACCAAACATACCAGACTTAGACGGACTATACCAATCAGGTGTCTTACCGTCTGAGGCTACTATTTCGTCATACGTCTTGCCAGGGTATAATTCCATACCTAGCAAGGCGTGAATCTTTTTACCTTCAAGCAATGTTTGATGCAAAATTGCATCGTCGAACACTGCGTCCGCGATAGTCACTTCAAATCCGTCAAAGTCACCGCCGCATAGAACCATGCCTTCCCAATTCAATGGGAACATCTTACGCACGTCCTTAGTTTTCTTAATACCTTGGGCATTTAATCCATCACTACCAGACATACGAGACGACAACGCACCGATTACGTTGAAACTAGCATGAAGTCGTTCAGCTTTGAGCAACTTCGTATAAAGTTCAACTTCTTTCGCTGCAAATTTAACATCTAATATTTTCTGGGCACGGACGGCTGCTGGATGTTCTCCCGGCAATAATTTACCGAGGCCACCACAGCGTTTGCACGGTTCGCCATCTTCTATACCCGTGCCCCAACATCGGAGGCATTCTTCTTCGGCTTCAACCTTCCAATGGCTGACAACCTCTACATTTTGCTTCTTTGTGCTATCGTCAAGGTTCGACCCAACTACTTCGGTTTCGTCCATTACTTCCGTTAAATAACGTCGAACGGCAGGTGGTTTATTGATATTGACAGGTGACTGAGCAATGACCGCGACGGCCTTTTGCAGCAATTCTGTGATACCTTCTTTATCAATCTCATAGCCGTGCCAACGCACAGCAGCAACCATACAAGCCAACTCGCTATCATCATCACCCGGCTCTGGACGGCCAAAATGATCGTACAAATCTCGCGTATAAACAATATCATCCGTGGCATACTCCCTGGCATTGGCATTCTCATTCCAATGTCGGATATGCTCATGGATTAACGCAGGCCACGCCATTCCGATTAGTTTACCGTTATCGTCATAGCATTCCCAGTTGCTTGCGTCCGCTACAGCCATCGCTGTCGGTGCATATCCTAGTTCATACGGCCTCCAACTTGAATCTAATTCAATATCAGAGAAATGAAACTTAGGTTGACGCTTTAGGGCGTGTTCTGCTAAATACTTCAAACCACCGGCTGGGTGGAACTTTAACACAACGTCTTTGAAGTCTTTGTTTACGATACCTCTCTTAGAGACAATATCATAAACCTTCCAACGTGGTGCTTCCTTATCCGCCGTCTTGGCAAAGTAAATACCATCAATGTTAATCGTGCTTTCCAGTTGTTGTGCTAAAGCATACGCCAAAGCCGTTGGCACCTTGCGGATACGAATATCTTCGCGGGCCATCAATGCTTGATACGGTCCCTTACGAGAGAACAGCATCAAGTCGCAACAACTTCGCGGCTTCAAACACGGGCCGCTCATTCCTTCGGACTCTTTCAAAGCAATCTCTTGGATATGCTGTTCAGGAATCCATTCTGGGTCTAACAAACGCCAGATCGTAAACATCTTTACCAACATAAACCAGTCAAACGAGCAATTGAAACCGACAAATGTATTTAATGAAAAATACTCAATCAGGTCAAGTGTCCGTTGGACAGGTTCCTTCCAAGGCTCCCAAAGATGAATTAAACCATCTTCTTCGGCCCACTGAATCAGGACGGGCATACCATACAACCCGCAAGTTTCAGTATCGATATAAATTTTAGCCATACAAGCAAACCTCCCTAGTATTAGGATAAAAATTATGGCTTAACGACACACAAAATTAAATAGGAGAGTTTGAGGCCGTGGTATAAACTCTTCGGCTTGTCCTTATCTCCTGTTATTTCTTTTCTCCTCTTGCCACAAATCATAATGCCATTTGTCTTTAGTCACGCTCGCGCCTTTAATTAGGCCAGTTGTGAATCGTTGTTTTGGTAATGACAATATAAGATGATGATCGCGTAATATCTTGCCTGCAATTATCACGCCTGTCCGTGTGCTACCAATTATCGTGCAGGGTACTTTCTGTTTTTTTCGTTTGCTGCTACTAAGCATGGCTCGGCCATCTTTTAGAACGTCTAATTCATAAACAGTTGAATTTGTTTCTAAATAAATGGTTGTTCCTGATTGTAGTTTAGCCGGTTCAATAAATTCATTCGAGTGGATTTTGTCCTTCGGCTTCTGTTCCATGTTTCAAATCCTTTACATACTCAGCGACTTCGTGATAGTATTCTTCATCCGGCACCCGTCCGAGACACCATGCGAGGCTTCTGGTAACTAAACCATCTGCCCCGTTACGTAGTAAATACTCAATCACCTTGTTGATCTGGAATTTCAATGGTCTCGGCATCTGTCTCTCCCATAGTTTCCAGCACGTTGGCGGCTTTATAAAGTGTCTGAGCAGCGTCAATCAAAGATTGTGCCGTATCGTGGCATTCCTTTGCTCTGCTAACAAATATGGCCGTTAATATATCTGGTCGAATCTGTGTCAACGGGTGAAAATGTCTAGTTTTAATTGACCCGATAATTAAATTGCCTTCGACACGTTCTGGATTAAATGTATAGTAGGCACTGAACACGCCTAGTATTCGGATTAAAAACCGTGTCTCTCCCCACGTAATTTCTGTGCGTATTTCAAAAGAACTTGTTTGTTTATCATATACGCCGTACCATGTAGGAGCAGCGAAAGCAAAGGCCAACAATATTCGCAGGGATTCAGCACACTCGCCTTCATAGAGATTATAGATAATCTCAGGCATGTCGGCTCTTGTTTTAGCGGCTTTAACAGTGTTAAAGCACGGAAAATCTTTTGGCAATCGTTTCGATAACAGCATATAAAAATCAATATCGTCCAGACAGCGTTTTGCCTTGACTAAAAGCCTTTTATATGTCGTATTGAGGGTGTTGATTGCATTCATTGCGTAAATCCTCGATTTCCCACTCTTCGTCAAATTCTTCGCCATCAATTTCTCGGCCAAGAATATCTTCGGCAGTTGTTAGGTCGTCTAAAGTCATATATGTTTCCCTTTTGCAACGTCGTGTTTATAAAAGAGAACCTAGTAGGGAAGGTATGTTTCATACCCCCTACTAGGATGGCAAGAGGGCTGTCGCTTATATGGGACTCGCTCCATAAACTTGCCATATATCAATTATACCACACTAATTGCTGTTTGTCAAGCGAATTTAATCACCGATTTGGTTCATCATGTCAATTTTGTACCGCTTCGGACCTTTGAGTTCGCCGTCGGTTTTCAACTTGACTGGCAACCGCCATGTTACTCCATACTTTTCATGTACGCCGTGGATGATCTGGGTGGGTTCTGTATAACCCGAAAAACTGTTGTAAACGTAGGCATCCGATGCTATCCATGTTCCGTTAATCAACAACTCACCATCCAACTCACTAGTCGTTCCAGGCCGGTGGAAGTGCCCACACGCATAATAACGGACCCGTGTGCCCTTCTGGATGCCCGCCAGGGCAGACAATCGTGACTGCTTGCGGCTCAAACCATACCACGGAATGCCCATGCTGGTTTTAATATCGTCGCCGTGGAACACCGAGAATCCAACACCGTTAATGTCAAGATTCACCGTATAAGTATCGGGGATAATAAAGTTGGTATTGGGAATATCTCGGCAATGTAGCCGAGCAACTTCCGCAACCATATAATCCCAATTATCTTTAGCTCCGTGATAATCTTTCTTAATCGACCGGCGACCGTGGTTTCCAGGCACGTACAGCACATTGACTGTCTCAAAGTACGGGGCTAAGTCCCGAATCATCAGTGCATGTAGCTGGCCAATTGCAAATGAGTTCTTAAACGCATTGCGGAAATATGATCGTTGTGTGTTCCCATGAATTTCGCCACTCGTATGATCGCCGTAGGCTAGGATAGTCAACGTGGGGAAATAAAATTGCGGAGCTAATGTCTGTTGGGTCCATTTCAAAACCGTATCAACATAATGTTCAGCCCGCCGCATACTCACGGGGAATGTGTGGTTTTCCAACCCGCCACATTCAGACGGCTTGACGACTTGATCGTGGTGTCCGTCCGACAGGTGCATAACCAAATCCTCTTCGATTTGGCCAGCTTCTACAAGCCCACGTTCGACCGGCAAGGCACTTGGCAGCGCATCATACGGCTTAACTACATCTTGGATTTCCTCGACAATTGCCTGGAAGATGCCGTGGTCTTTAAGCATCGCTCTGTTCTGTTTTTGCAGCGCACTCCGCTCCTCCCTCAGAAGATTTACTTCGGCTTGTAGGTCGAGGACTCGCCCATCAGTGGGGTCGTATCCCGCAACTCCACGGCCACCACGGACCCGCGTTGGCACGTCGATCTTTACTTCGCGCCATGCGCGACCAGTCGAAATATCAGAGATCAGAGAACGGCTAACACCGAACTTTGTGGCTAGTGCCGGTTGGGTAGCTCCACCCGCCAACTCCATCTTAATTTCGGCAACTTTGTCTTTGTCCAACTTCATATAAAACTCCTATAAAGGTTGCAAAAATGCAACAATACGTGTAAATTCACAACCATTACTTGCCTGTGCAAATGGTGTGCCTTTTGATGATAGATTTCACAGCGTCCACGAAATATTTGGGTTCATCATTATCGACTAAAATTGTTTTTAGGTCTAATGCGTCAACCCGCTTTTTCATATCATCGACCCCACAATCGGGTAGGATATTGTCGATCAGCATTAAAGCCTTGTCAATATATTCCTGTCGATTTGTTGCAATCAGATTAGTTATACCAACCTTCCGCATTACAGCCGACGATGCTCGGTTGTAAAAATAATTCCCCTCCCATGTCACAACCGGGCAGCCAACAAACAGCGAATCAACGATTGTGTTATAGCCACCAAATGGGTAGGAATCTAGGGTAAACTGTGCGGCCTCCATCTTTTCCAAGTAATCTTGGTAGGGCATATTGCCATAGGCAATCGCGTTCTTTCCAAATAGGTCGGCCAAACCTCGCATGAACGGGATGGCATTTTGATACCGGCCAACTGTCCATGACGGGAAAAATTGGAATACAATAGGCTTACTTGCACGTTGCTGTATTTCCTGTAGCACTTGCAGCATAGGATAGTTAATCTTAGCAGAAGTCCAACAGCAATTTATCAAAAACATATCCGATTTCGGGTGTTTTCGAGTATAGTTAGGAAATACCGGATGCGCCCCGATTCCTGGGATAAGTACAAGTTTTTCACTATAATTTTCTTGGGCAGTTTTTGATTCCGAATCTTCGCCACCGATGAAATAATCAATTAGTGAACCATACGTACTTACAGGATGGCCATATCCAGTCACCATAATTGGAGCAAAACGTAAGTTTGCCAAGGCGACTGATTCATAGTTCATTCCAATATCAGGAAAATAGGCTAGTTGAAAATCATTTGATTTTAATGCCGTGGCATCTAAAGTTTTGAAATCCGGTGATAAGTCAACTTGTATCACTTTCTTAAACAATGACTTGTCGAGTGTTTCCAATTTTCCGCCAGAATGAACCAGCGTCAATTCATATTCTTTTGCCAAGGCTTCAATTTGATGGTAACAACTTTTATATACCGCCGTACTCGGTTGCCAACGAGCGGTGACAATCGCAATGCTCTTTGGATTAGGATTATTTGAAATCCTAATCTTTGAAACTTGGTCACGCACTTGTTTATTCATTGCAACTTTTATATCCCTGTCAGCTTCCATGTAGGTGCTTTGGAAATATAAAGGTGCTGTTCGGAAATCAGTTAAACGCAATTTTGCAGGTATATTTTTTAACTGCTTCACACATCGATCATGCACTTCTCTTGTCAATGTTCCGGGTGGTGCAGTCTGGTAATTTAGCCAGCAAATTGTACTCAAAGCCGGATTCGCATTGAACAATATATCCCAGTCAATAAGTTCTTTATTGTAGCAAGTATTAAGGGCCAGGATTTTAACAAAGTTATTTTCTTGAATAAGGACTCTTCGCAGATAACTATCTGTAGTTCCGATACAAGAAACAGCAGTCACATTAGCTACAAGGTGTCCGAGGTTGGCGTAGATTTGAGCGTCCGCCGCTGGAATCTCAAAATCTTGCTGAGTAAAAATATAAAGAAACGTAGCAACATACGTGTCTAAATCTTTCTGATCTTCTTTGCCAATCGAACCGAAGGTTGTTTCATTGAAGTACCTAAGTTTCTCAATGAATAGTCGGCTCAGAGCCGCGTATTCTTTTCTTTGGTACATCTTCAACAAGGTATCAGTCGTCGGTAATGGTAGGCTCATAGTCAACTAATTCTCCATCTTGCAAAGTCAACAGTCGTTGATATTTTAATCCACGACTCTGGATATCACGATAAATATCGTTGGCCCGCCACGGGGTCGTAATGACAACAGTAGGCGATTCCATACCACGAATAATCTCTGGGTCACGAATCTTTTGTCCCGTCCCTGGCACGTATTTATTCCATTTACCGCTATCGGAATCCACCACCCAAGTAAACTTAGTGGCATCAAGTTTGTGGTTGTTGATGAAGGCCGCGCTCTTACCAGTGCCGCCCCACAGGATTACATTTCTCAGGGCTTCAAGTTGTTCTTTAACAGTGGCTACTGACTTTCTTACCTTCGCGGTAAAATTGTCGGCCAACACTTTATTATATCGCAACGCTTGCGACTTTGGCTTAAAAATGCCAACTAACACTTCGTCACCATAGCAGCGTGAAATTTCTAACAACTCAAATCCAGACCCCATAAACAAAGCAGCCAAACTACTCATAGTAAAGTTTGATACATGCTCATATAGGAAATCTGATAACCGTCCTAGTTCGAGTGAGTTATCCAAACATGGAACTTCCGCCACAAAAATTGGCTCAATTCCATAGATTCCTGACCAATAAGAAATCTGTGAAACAAACTCTCGCGGATTTTCCAAATGCTCGATCACATGGCGGCAAATTAACAGCGAGGGGTTATGCCGTCGTAAATCCCGTTCTGGAATAAAGTAATCTTGTACGATAGTAAAATCACGTTGCTTACGTGCGTCAATTCCAGGTTCATAGCCTACACACCGGGCTTCTGGATAGGCTTCGCTCAACATCTGCAAAAACTGAGAGTCTCCACAGCCAATATCTATTACTTGTCCATCCTTCCATGTTGGGGCGTTCTCCACTAGATGCTCCGCCAACCCCTTCATGTGTTCTTGCCACAATGGACCATTATTATACATCCGATTACTGTCGCCTTCATACGGCACTTGAGCGTATTGGAAGTCAACATTAAACACATGGCCGCAGACTGCGCACATCTTAAAAGACATAGGCAATCTAATAGCGGAAGTTGCATCCTCTGCCGACTTCGGTAGATTCAAAGCTACCAGTGGAGAGGGTTCAGGATTATAGATGGGAAGTAAAATGTTATTTCCACAAACAATACAAGTATTCATTTTGTTATCCTTTAATGGTGAGTACAAGTTGGCCCGTGATAAGACTCGCACCAACAATAGTTGCACAAACTAAACCGCCAACAACCAGTATTGCCGGGACTAAACTAGAGTCTCCGAGATACCCACCAGCCGCTTCAACCATCGACACTACCAGCGATAGGGCCAACGTACACACTACCGTCACTAAGAGGCAGGTCAACATTATTCTTCTCCGTTAAAATTTCTAAAACTTCTTCAAGTGAAAATGGACGTAATACACCAAAATGTGCGAAGGCTGAATCCAGCCCAACATCCAGGCGACCGATTTCCTTGGGTAGCCGGTTGTGGCAGTGCCCGTGTAGGTTCAAGCCACCATAGGCCCAACTCGACCATGAAGCCAGTGGATAGTGGCAAAGTGAAATTACTCGCCCACCAATCTTCTTAACAGCCAACATTTCAAATGTTGAGACATGCCGTGCCAATGAACTTGCATCATGGTTGCCGCGAGTACAATGAATCTTACGGCAATTGATGCGGGACCGATAGTGGCCAGCCTTACTAGCCGTCCAACAAAAGTCGCCCAAGTGCCATAGTTCATCGTCACGCTTAACAAATTGATTGAGCGTACTAATAATCTCGTCGTCGTGATCTTTAATATTAAAAAATGCTCGACTTGTATGTTGCAGTATAGCAGCATGATTAAAGTGCGTATCGGCTGTAAACCAAATCATTATGAGTCCCAATATCTATGAAATTCTTCTTCGTACTCGGCATCTTGGATTGCACTAATATGGAAATGTAACCTGTCCATAATCATCTGCATACCAATTTTAACACCGGCGTTATTTGTCATGTGCTGTAGTCTATCACATCTGTCCCAAGCCAAATGAAGTTCCCGCGTTGCCATTTTAACATGTGCTTCTGCTTGCACGATCAAAGCTGCTTGCTCACCTTTCATAGTGACTCCTGCTCTAAAGGCTTGGTTACTTTCCGAATCGTCTCCACCAGTTTATTCAAGGACGGGTCGCGGCTGATCTTTTGAAATGCTTCCGCTAAAAGTTCCGGCTGATTCAGTATAAGACCCGTTAATGGCATAGCTCCACTAAAGGTATCTGTCCTATAGATCATGTGAACTCCGTCAGTTTGTAATTGGAAAACTATTTCCCGGTTCATAATTTAATCTCCTAAGCTGCATGGGCAGGACTTGAACCTGCAACCTTGCGGTTAACAGCCGCTTGCTCCACCATTGAGCTACCATGCAGTAATGCTACTTATCATTGAAAACAAGTTTTCGCATATCTTCCAGATGGAACTTCGTAGCGGCCAATTCGCCCTCTGCCTTGACAGTTTTGGAGGGCCTCAATCCGGCATTGAACAGTGCATCACATAATCGTTGTGCATCGTCAACATGCAGCCGCAATGAAGGTTCACATATTTCAAACTCTTTCTTCTCAACAAACTCTGGTTTTAAGACAATCAATTTTCTGTCTAGTGTATCCCACCAGATATGTAGTTGATTCCAGCCATAGTTGACTTGGGCCGTACAACGTAAATCTCTAAGGTCTCTAAGGTCTCTAAGGTCGCTCATGGTTTATTCCTATGTTAAATCTTTGCAATTAACAATGTCCCTAAAGTTGGGACGTGCGCTTCAACTTCAATTATAGTCCCTTGTTTTGCAATCGAATATCCCAAGGTAACTGAAATTTCAAAATATTTTTTAGCGTTTAGGCGCGCATTTGAAATCCGCTCCAATACTCGATCACATATAGCATAAATTTTATTTAACATTACTGTGTCGTCACCTTGGTTATATTCCATGTCGGTGCATACACCTTGCTCCATAATACTAGTATGCCCGGTCTTAAAATCAACTTTATTTAAGCTGTATTTTTCAACCCCTAGTAAAAGATACTGTTCTACTTGTGCATTAACTCTATCATTCATTTCTTTGGCTCCGGTTCAGTTGTCCAGTAGGACCAATTATCCCAGTTAGCAAATGTCTCAGCCAGAGCCTTACGATGCTCTTCGGCCTCTTCTCTTGATGGATATGGGCCACACTCGCCACATTCAGGCACGCGCGTGACCCACCATTCTTTATCAATCTTCTTACTCACCATGTTAGGTTTGCTCATAATGATAAGATAGCCTTAACTACATTCAAACCTTCTTCCAAAGTCTCAACCCGGAACCCTACAGCTTCACGAATCATTGCATGGTCGTGAACATTCCCTTCTTTCTCGATGCACAAGACAATAGGGATGCGGCATTCAAATGCCCAAGCAATCTCCATAACCGTTCCAATACTGACATTTGTAGCTCCGATTAAGTTCACAAGTAGCACATCACAACGAGTGCAGTCCCAGTGGTCGCGGGTCATAATGCCACGGGAACAACTTAGCACCGTATCATAATCACTACCGATACAATCTTCTCGGGCCAAATAACCTTTGGCCCGCATAGGGTCAAGCCCATCGTGGCCCGCGTTATACAATTCCTTAAACGCCCAATCCCGCCAGGAAGTGCAGCCTTCATACGATAGTCCGGTGATCGGGCCAGCCAAATAAACTTTATACATAATTATTCCTCAACTTTACCCCATGTGATACTATTCCAAATACATTCGTGCTGGAAATAGAACAAAATCTTTACCAACAGACATGCAACAGCCAGTGCTGCACTAGAGCAAACGCTGCCCGTGAATGGGTAGCTGATTGCTGCTGTTAATACTGTTGAAAAGGACTCCCATGTAATCGCTTTTGTCAGCGTTCGTTTTCTCGTACTTTTAAGCATGGGTAGATTCCTTTCATTTCAGTCCGTCTCGGAGGATACAAATTTCTGAATCGCCTAAAAGTTTCTTGACTTCTTCAAGTCGCGTTTTAGGCACGATAATTGGCACATAACTATCCGGGTAAGTGATAACACAGCCGCCTGGATACTTATCCATATCCAACCATTGTACTCCATCAATATTTCCGTGGTATTTAAGGAGTACAAAATCTACCGAGACATTGGCCGGTAGTTTAGGATTCGTTTCGGTGGCAGCATTTACCACCCACAACCCGCCAAAAAATGTACCCCAGAGAATAGCAATACTCCCCAGAAACATCGTAATAAATCTAGTTTTAGTCGGATACATTCTCAACATCCTCTACGTTTAAGACTTCTTTGAACGTGCCCATAGACATAAGTTCAAGTCGTCGGTTATCTCTTAAAACTTCCAGCACTTTCATATCTGTTGGCAGATGAATTAGGTCAACAATAGTTGCTCCCTTATTCACATCCATCCCAATACGATGGATACGATCTTCCGATTGGGTTCGTGATTCCGGGTTGAAATCATTCGACCAATAGACAATCATCCGGGCTTCAACTAAAGTTAAAGCCATACCACCAGATTTAGGGTGCGCTACAAACACGACTCTTGGATGATTTTCCAAATCAGCCCAGTAATCCAACGGGGCTTCATCTGTACTTGTTCCATCAACACGTTTAACGCTCCATCCACGGCCATCAACTTGGACAACATCCCAACCTTGTTTCAAACAAAGTTTAGTGACCTTATCCACACTGCCCGTGAATCCAGAGAATACGACCAATCGGCCACACTCTTCATTTTCATCGAGCAATTCAATAAGTGCCTGTTCCTTGGGGCATGGCACTTCTTTTACAATCCGTTCAACTTTATCAACTTCCCCCGTTCCATTGCATGACGCACACGGTAGTTCTTTCTGAATCAAAGTCTTGACATACTCAGGATCGAGCATATCGACCATTGTGAAAGCGCGTTCGTCATCCTCTGGATCAACCCAATAGGTTGTGGTTGTCTTGCCTTCACAAACCGGGCACGTTTCTTTTCCGACAACTTTATCCCGGTATTGGAACCCGTCACTTAATTCACGTAGCCATGTTAGGCCGGTGATAGTATTCGGAGCGGATTTTACCAATGACTGCGCCACACGCAGTATTGACGGGTTGGGCTTGCATTCAACAATACGGTATCGTTTATCAGGTAGGTCTAAACAATCTTTCTTATGTTTAACAACAACCAGACCTTTCAAACGCTCGTATAAATACGCGACTTCATTTTTGCACGGCTCAAAATTGTGTACTACTTCCCCTGGGCATGGAATCATGCCTGGGTACGTATGTTGTCCTTCTTCCAACAATTCGCCACAGACATTGCAGCGTTCTTCGGAATCTCGCCAGCCAACTAACTTCCAGAAAGTATTTCCAATCAGTCCTTCTTCTTTTCGATGGATACCCAATCGGAACTTAAAGGAATCTGCCGTGCCCTCTCGCAAGAAACCCGGCCAAGCAATTTCCGCTTGTGCCCACCAGTCCACTGGACTCTTGGGGCTGGGTGTTCCTGACATTAGGATAACATAACCTTCATATCCATATTCTGCTCTTACGGCATCGGCCAAGGCTTGAGCAGCTTGCGTTCGTTGAGTCTTAGCAGTTTTTAATCTGCTAGATTCATCGAAGATAACGCCCTCTGGTGCCGGGTCGCCAGACTTCCAGAATCCCATTCGTTTGACAAGACCTTCATAGGTCATCAATTCAACTTCAATATCGTCTCGAAGATTCCATCGCTTGAACTCACGTTCCACCGCATATAAACCTGAACGAGGCGCAACCCACCACCATTTCTTCTTTCCAGACTTCTCCATAACCTCAATGGCTGAGAGGGTCTTTCCGGTGCCCATTTCAGCACCCCAGATTTGATAGTGATATGTCAACCCTGCATCAGACATATCTTTCTGATGCTGCATCAACGGTCGTGTATATTCAAAATTGATTAGGTCACGGTCAAAATGTTCAAATGGATTTAAGCCCATCATTGCTTGTAACTGGAACCAGTTTCGTGTGCAATTTTCAACGGACCAAATCTTACGTGGTGGGTCGTCGAACCCGTGCCACTTACTGCCCTTCATTGCTTTAATCTCGTCTTTCGATTCAAACGGAGATTTGCGAAATTCGATGCGAGCAGGCGTAATGAAAATTTGTGCTGGTACTTTGATTCGGGAACCTGCCTTGGTTTCCTTAATCAATTTAATATCAAGTAGTGTATTCAATTCCATTAGTCGTCCCTCTCTCCCATTGCATCGTCGATTAACGCATCCAACTCTCCATCGAGATCGTCGTCATAGTCATCCCAATCTTCTTCTCCCCAAGCGTCTCGGTCGTCCATATCGTCATACGGAAATGCTGGCATGGTTATTTCCTCTCGTCTGTAATTAAAAGAAATGTGTGATCTGGGGCTTGTTTTTTGCTTGCCCCGAAAAGTTCCGTTAAACCTAAATTACCAAATGCTGTGTATAGGCTATCAAAAGCACACCTAGTTTGGGTGGTCTGATCTGCCCTACAACCTCTTAATATTGCTCGCCGCCATTGTCTCAATGACCCAGATACGATAATGGCTTGAATACCACGCACCACCGTCTCTGCCAGTGCAAATGGCATACCGGAGGTAATTTCCAGTATGGGAATCATATCTCGTTCATCTGAGGCGAAAAGACAACAAAAGTGTAGTAAATCGTAAACATCTGTTGCGCCTCTAACTCCGGGCGGCACATTCTCGTTTCGGAAGCCAGCCAGAATAGTCATCAAGTGAGGTATCTCTTTGAGATTTGCCCCATCGGCTTTTCGGGCTGGTGAATATCCAAGCATTTCTCTGCATAAAGGCAGAAAGATGTTTTTATCCAAATCCGGTTTCGTGATTATAATTGCTACTGGATTCATGGTATCGTTCCCAGAGTTTATCCATCGCTTCATCTAACGTATGGATTGAGTAAATCAAAATATGTTTCTTTCCGTAGGCGAACAATCTTCGATACTCTAACGAAGAATCCCTCACCTTAATCGTTTGTACGTCAAGGCGAAGGATGCGTTCTTGTCCATCAAGCGGTCCACCTATAAAGTAGGCCGTTATCATTGCTTTCTCCATTTCCAGTAGTTGACGATGGCAAGTCCAACGGCAATGGCATCTACTGCAAACATATCCCACATTTGTAATTGTGTGGCATAAATACACCACAACACGTTTCCAATGAAGGAAAGTACCCAGCCAGACTTCTTCTTACAGCCAATCAAATACATGGCTCCAAAGATCAGTATATTTGCAATCCAGCCGAGTGTCATGGTTTATTCCTCTGGGAAAGGATAAATTGCCTCTGGTGGCGGCGATTTAATATCCAGTTTCTTTTCAGCCCGTTCCATACGTAATTGCAATTTTATAATTGCAAATTCAATCTTTGACATTGGTTGCGGCCCAAGAACTTCGCGGTTATTATTATATTCAAACCATAAGAAATTACCCAGGAATGCACCCAACAAGCAACATAGAATATATGCTATGTGTCTCATTTGTCGTCCTTAAATCTACAATAAGGGTTAATAACTGTTAAAGGTCCGGGGCCAGTATATAATGGATTCCGATATAGTGTAGGCCGATCTTCAACAGTCGTCTCTCGCCAGTGCCGATCTACAATCGTATTGACGCGAACAATATTTCCAGGCCAATATTCTTGGTCTAGTTTTGACTTGGCTTCCGAAGCCGCTTTAGCGGTCGCATTCTGTTCCGTGGCCCATGTGAAAAATTCTGCATCAGACATTGCCTTCACTTCTTGCGAGTAGGTAATGGGTGGTGGAAGATTTTCACTGATTGTGATTTTCAAATCAGCCGCGCTCACAAAACTGGTACAAGCGACCAGCAGCATACTAAACAGTAGGCGGTACATTATTCCCTCCGAATAGACTCTTGATTTTTAGCACAATGTCCTTAATCTTGATGGCGGCGACCGTGCCTAACTTAACCAATGCAACCGACACAGGAATTGGATACGCTACGGCCTTAATAATAACCTCAGTATTCAAGCCCTCGGCTGAGTCAGAATCTTCCGTCAACTTGACGATCAATCCCGCAATGTACGCAACTAAAATATAACTCATATAAACTCCAATTTGTAAAAGAAATATGGGGCCTAGTTGTCTAGGCCCCGAAAAATATACCTGTCGTTAAGCCGCATTACATGGCCAACAGGTAGGGCTATAATTAACGTGCGCGTTTCTTCGTGGTCGTTTCCTCAACTTTTTCGATCTCGGTATTTTTCAACGCCATGAAATTTTCAATCTCAGTTTTCAACGCCTCAATAGGAGGTAGGTTGCTGAATGGCTCTGAACAGCCTGAACAAACAGGAACGTGCCAGCCCCAATCACCCTTTGTCACGTACTTGGCTTTTAACGTGCAGGGTAGTGGTCCATGTGCCTTACATGGTTTGCCAGTCTTGGTTTCCAGGGCTTCCGCCGTGGCCTCTGACATTGGCAAGAAGGCTCCAATCTTACCACATTCATTTCGCATTGACTTCGTGCCGCAGAAAAGTTCATAGAACTTTCCAGTTGACCGTTCAAAAATCAAGAACGTCAGGCCGAACATGCAACCTGAATTAGCCGTTTTTCCGGTTGTTTCAATTTCACGAAACTGTTCCGAAGTGGGGTCGTAGTTCGTGACGATGGCATCCTTGTCTCGCATATCCAACGCCTTTGGGCGGCAGCAAAGCGGAAGAATGTCAATCTCCGTGCCCAAATCTTCAATGTTGTCGTCGCTGTGCGGAACACCATAACGACCTGGGCCAATCAGTCCTTGATCGATGGCTTTACCTTTCGTGTAAAGCTGTAGGCGTTCAAGGTACTCACTCGACTTAGACAGGCCGAGGAACACTTCGGATGCCATGTCGATGCCTAGTGCCGGTACGCCAGCCACGTCTTTAACTGCCAATTCTGTACTCTTCGCCATAATCAAATCTCCAAAAACTAAAGGTAAAACCAGCCGCCGAAGTAGCGACTAAATAGGTTACACAATAAAGCGGAAGGTGTGGGACTCGAACCCACAACCCCTTTCGAGGCACCACGTTAGCACCGTGGCTGCTTGCCAATTCGCTTACCTTCCTTGTGGCTTAGGCTTCATCAAATCAGGACGCGCCGCGAACTTCCGTGCTTTTCTTTGTTGTCGTTTAATTGCCGTGTCTTTCTTCTTCTGGACCGAAATTGGGTCTAAATGCAACGTCCATGCAAGAGCCATTTTCCAGATTTGTAGTGGGTCTAAATTTTCAAGTCCAGCTAAAATCTTAGGTGCGTCCTGCAAATTATTGTATTCAGTTTTAATCTGATTCAGTGTACGTAAATGATCGTACACAACTCCCATATCAACTTGGCTCAGATATTTTACCATCTTGCCTTGTTTCATAGATTCACGAAATGACTTTAGAAATTCCCTAATATATTGGATGAATATTTTGACTGGCATTTCTGCTGCTTTTGGCAACAAATCATCTTGAACTCGGTAAGGTAACTTTGCTAATAAATGTGCGGACCCAAGCGGTATCTTATCCATATCAAGTTGCTTCTTTGCCTCATTAGACAAATAATTCAACTTGAGCATTTGCTTAATCCATTTTGGTCCTTTATGCAAACGAGTAGAGAGTTCCTCCATTGTTAATTCTGGATTATCCACAAAAAACATCTTTAAGCGCGCAGCATATTCCGCTGGGCGAGTTTCATGGTGGATTGCGTTTTCTTCTACTTGACACTCTAATAACTCTCGGTCGTCAGCCCCTTCTTTTATAATACAGGGGACTTCTTTGAGTTCAAGGTCAAGAGCGCAACAGAATCTATGTAGGCCAGCAATAACTTCAAACTTACCGGGCTGCCGGTAAGAGGGCCTCACACACAACGAACATAAGAATCCATGTGCCTGTATAGAGTCCCGCATTTCCAAGTAGTCTAGGCTGGTCTTATCGATCAACCTTAACAAGGCATACGGGGGCACAATTTGTTCGACAGGGATATTTGCTAATTTTTCCATAATTTACAAGCAGAACATAAATTCACAGAAACTAAAGGTCTAATGTCATCAATGTTATTAACTGGGTGGCCGCAGAAGAAGTCAGCACGGTTGCACTGGCAATCTTTGTCCTTATATACTTGGTACGTCCTAAATGGGCAGAAGGTCCACTCAGGAACCAATATCCATTTTGAGCTACCAACCTTGTACCCCTGTGGTGGGGTGGGCGGTTTTCCCTTTGGAGGATAAACTAATGTACCATCGGGTAATACTCTCGGCGCACTCATAGTTTTATTTCCTCGCTACTATATTAGACGCAATTCAGTGGTAATTATCCAGTGATTTTCAGAAATTTTCCAAAAATAAATCGGCGCAACACTTCACTCCCGGTCAAAACACACCTAAGTCCTTATTTGGTAAGGGTTTAAGTATGTAGGCTGTTTTTTGCAAATTCAAAACAAACTGTTTCCCTATAGAATTTTTTATGCCTCTCAGAAAATCGTTCTCGTTGGGAACTTTGTTTTTTTAAGTTTGCAAAAAACAGCCTACATACCTAAGTCCTTGTATATCAACAACTTAGATACGATTTAACCGGGGATGAAGTGTGAGGTTTTCAATGTTGAAAAAATACAACACGGTATTTTTCAAAATCTTCTGGATAATTACCACTGAATTGCGTCTAATACTATATACGAACCTTGGTACGGAGATAATATGATGCTGTTGACTGAACAATTAACTCGATTCTTTCAAGTTGTACCGCACAACAATAGTCGAGTAGCCGGTTGGTATAACCCCTCTATGGAAGTACAAGTTCTCGTTGCGGCAGGCGACGGAGAAGCTGTTGCCGGTAAGAATGGGGTATTCTGTGGCAACCAATATGCCTACGACTGGTATAATGTGCGTATGCCAAAGAACGCAAACTCAGACCCTATCAATAATGACCATGAGTTGCGGTATCCATTAGATATACACGCCGACAGCATTGGATTAACAGGTTGGAATTGGGCAGATAAGAAATCCGTGCGCATAGGTTTTGATTATGACTCAATTACTGGACATGCCGAAGGTGTTGGTGTAACCGATGAAGATTTACAACGTGTCACTGAGAAATTAAACGAGATTCCAGAAGCGTTGGTTCTTCGCAGCACCGGCGGTTCTGGCCTTCACGTCTATTTCGAGTTTGACCCAGACAATCTACCTACAACAAACAACCACACAGAACATGCTGCGCTCGCGCTTGCCTGTCTTAAAGAGATTTCCTTGAAGGTTGGATTTGACTTTCAAGCCTCAATGGATGTTGGTGGCGGAAATATGTGGGTATGGGCACGACGCACCACATCTGAAAATCAAGGTCTGACGACTTTGAAAGATAATGTCAATGCAGACGGTAGCCCAGCCTATCTAGTCCCACCAGCAAATTGGGAAATGTATATTGACGTGGCAAATCGCCGCCGTACTAAAGTACGGATTGCGGGCCTGACTGATGCAGACCAACAGGAATTAGAAGATAAGTCTGCCGGACAAAAGATCACATTTGACGATAGACACCGTAAAATTATTTCTGAACTAACGTCGTACACTAATTATACGACTGTTCTAGTTTCAGAATATAAACTTGTTCAGACACACACTCGACTACTAAAAGAACTCTTTGATAGTAAGGTGGACTCTGATGACCCAATTTTAGGCTCGTTTGAAACAAATTCAACTGGCCGAGAGCCAAGTAAACCAAACTGTTTTATGTTCCCGTTGGAAGATGGGGCGTTTCGAGTATTGCGCTTTGGTAAAGGTGCCTCAGAGCATCCTTCATGGAAGTGCGATAAAAGTGGTTGGACTTACTGTTTCTACAATAAACCTTTAACATTAGATGGAGCGGCCTCGGCCTTTGACGCATTACAAGATGACGTTAAAGGTGGTGGCTATAACTTTCCTGATGGAAGTAGTGCAGTTGCAGCAATCCGATCAATGGGTCACAGGATTGAAATTCCTGATGAAATCATAGATCGAAAAGTACGCCTATCACCAGTTAAGGGTGGAAAACTATTAGTTGAAGTTGTTAAATTGGAAGAAGAGAAAGATGAACCAATCGGTTGGTTAAAGAAGAAAGATAAGTTTTATAAAATCTTTTCTATCGATGTTCGTTCAACAACTGCCGTGCCTCTTGAAATAGAGGATATGGATAAAAAAATTCGAGCGTTGATTTCGACCGATAAGAAAGCGGCTGGCTGGATGGTTTCCCATACCTCTGGAAGCTGGATTCAAACAAATAAGGATGATGGTCGCTCACGGTTAAAAGCGGCTGGGTATGGTGATGCAACGGAAGCAGCGTTAGGAGAGGCATTTATGAATGCCTGGACTGTTGTGAATATTCCTTTTCAAGATGAATTTCCTGGCAATCGTCAGTGGAATCTTAATGCACCTTCATTACGATTCAAATCTGAACCTTATGAACCTGGGGATTCGCCCCACCCGCACTGGGATATGATCTTAGAGCATGTGGGCGCAGATTTAACGCCTAATTTGAAACAATTGAGTTGGGCACAGAAGAATGGAATTGTGACTGGAAAGGATTATTTGCTGCGATGGATTGCATATATGATTCGTGAACCTTTTACAAAGTTACCCTATATTTATTTATGGGGTAATCAATGTACTGGAAAATCGATGTTGCATGAAGCAATCCGACGACTAATGAATGGCGGATACATGTCGGCTGATTCAGCTTTGACAAATACTAGTGACTTCAATGGTGAATTAGCAGGTGCCGTATTGTGTGTGGTGGAAGAAAAGAACATCACTAAGAATGCAGCACAAGTTTATAACAAGATCAAGGAACTTGTAACATCAGAAATCATTTCCATTCATGCAAAGTATAAACAGCCCGTACTTCAAAAGAATGCAACGCACTGGATTCAGTGTGCAAATAAGCGAGATAGTTGTCCTATTTTTTCAGGCGATACCCGTGTAACAATGATCTATGTGGATACGTTGCTAAATGAAGAAATCCCGACACATAAGATGTTTGAATTTCTTGACGCAGAAGCCCCGTATTTTATGTACACGTTAATGAACACGCCGCTACCTGATATTGACCACCGACTGAAACTACCAGTAGTCGATACGGCAAGTAAGGAACAACTTATTTTGGCAAATATGAACGCACTTGAAAGCTATCTGGATGAACATTGTTTCTTGATTTCAGGGTATTCAATTCCGTTCGACGATTTTGTAGATAAGTTCTTAGAGAAATTAACTCCAAGAGACAGAGATTTATGGGATAGACAGACTATCATCAACAATCTACCTGTCAACTGTGTTGTGGGAAAAGCCAATGGTACGATGTATATTGGGAATCTTTCCTACAATGACCAAACGGCTCCAAGACAAAAACTAATTTGTGAAAATGGAATGCTAGTACCTGACTTACAAGGGAGGTCTGAATAATGGATTATATAATTAAGGTCTATCGAAAGTTTGGTGGAGATCGTATCCGCTTAGTTGCTGAGATACGTTGGTCTGGTGAATTTACTAAGAATCCAACCCGCTTTGCTCGTAAACATGGCGGCGATATTGTCGAGATTGTCCCAGCTATGACGGGGCGTTTTGGCGATGATGATTTTGGCGATACTAACTTTTAATTGGAGATTTTGATATGGCGAAGTATGGTATGCAAGATGGTGGAAAGAAACAATCTTTCGGTAAAGGCATGGCTATTCGGGACACGGCTGATGATAAACCGCGTCCAGATTTAATCTCGCCATTTGCAAAAGAACGTCAAGGCCACTGGCTCGCTATGGGCGCGCGCAAGTACGCGGAGCGGAATTGGGAGCGAGGAATGCCCTTCTCCCGGTGTGTAGCTTCACTTGAGCGGCATACAATGAAGTTTGAGCAAGGATTGAAAGACGAAGATCATCTTGCAGCAATCATGTTTAACGCAATGGCTCTAATCCATTATGAAGAAATGATTGAGCGAGGAGTATTGCCCGCCACTTTGAACGATATGCCTAACTACCGTGCTGCAATTAAGCGAGCAAAGCGTGTGGTAAAGAAAGTTAAACGCAAGACTGCAAAGAAATCTACAGTCCCGCGTAAACGGAGTAAGAAATGAAGTATATAAGTATTGATCTTGAAACAACCGGCCTCGACGATAGTTACTGCCAGATTCTTGAGTTCGGGGCTGCGTATGATGATGAAACCTCACACATCAGCCAACTTAAAACATTCAGACGAATTGTACTTCATAAGAAGATAGTCGGAGAGCCTTATGCTCTCTGGCTCAATGCCGAACTTTTGAAAGAGATTGCCGAATATAATCCAATTACTAGTCCACGAAATCTGTTCTGTCAGGAAGATCAACTTCTACCAGAATTTGCAGATTGGCTTTCTAGTATCGGTTTGAATCCGTTAAGTGTGGTTGTAGCAGGAAAGAATTTTGCAAACTTTGATTTGCAATTTATCAACCGTTTGCCCGGTTATGGGTGTCGAGTTAATTTTCATCGTAGAATTGCCGACCCGGCCACATATTACCTGCTGCCCACGGACAAGGAATTACCTAACACGCAGACTTGCTTGAAACGAGCAGGGCTGCCAGAGTTCGTCGCTCATAAAGCTGTGGACGATGCTATTGATGTAATCAGATTGCAACGGCATGGACAAGAGCGGCTTTGGGAGAAACTATAATGGTTCCAAATGAAAATACACAAGCAGCCCGACGTTTAATTGCGGGCGGTATTGCTGATTTTATTATGTATCTTGCGGCTTTAGAAAGTCCAATTATTGTGGGGAAACAATACCCACGTAATCGACTAGTTAAGGCATACAATGAATGGGCGACTTCTCGCCGGTTTAGCACAGATGACGCAGATGTAAATCTGTGGCTCAATGCCTGCCAGAAAGGTTTTATGAGGAAGTAACAATGACCAAAGTATATAAAGGGCTATTGAGTCTGAACTACAATTTGCTAGCATCCGTGGATGTTGAGACGACCGGAAGAATGCCCGGTTACCATGAGATTATTCAGATTGCCGTACAACCTCTTGACAGCGATTTTGAACCGCTGGCTGGGGTCACGCCCTTCTATATGAATATTGCACCAGAGTTCCCAGAACGGGCTGAGAAAGAGGCTACAGTGGTCCACGGCCTTAACCTCAAGGAACTTCAAGAGACAGCGATGCCCGCAAGTAAAGTCATTGATATTTTTGGAGAGTGGTTCCATGCTCTGGATTTGCCATTCCGAAAAAACATTGTTATGTTAGCTCATAACCATTCATTTGAAGTCGGCTTCCTAAAAGCGTGGCTCGGTGTCAATCTATATGATGAATATTTTAATCCACTTATTCGTGATAGCATGGGGCTGGCGATTGGATTAAATGACCGAGCATATTGCCGAAGTGAAGAACCGCTATTCACTTCCTACGGTCTTACAGCTTTGTGTAAACAATTTGGGATCGAGAATCTACATTCCCACGATGCACTGGCAGACGCGCTAGCCGAGGCAAAGATATACAAAATCTTAATGCAATTACCCGTCGTCTAAATAAAAATAGCCCACCATAGAAATCTATGGTGGGCTATTTGTTTTACCAAAACTCTCTTGGGCAGTGTTCTGTTGCCATCTTAATTTTGTTCAGCATTGCTGCTCCTGCTGCTTTAACTTTGCAGCCACACCCTTTGCAGCGTTTGGACTCGGCATCATACCAGTCACACTTGGAACAAAAGTTTTTATGTATATCGGCTACCTGTGCGTCTGTTCTTTCTGGGCGACCAGCCGCAATCCATTTCTTCAAAGCTACCCAGTAGTTACTTAATTGTTTTCCTATGCTAGGTATTTCTGGCACAGTGCTGTCTGGGTCTCCACCCAGATTTTCAATATCTATCAAACAAGCATTGCAATCTGCAAAGCAAATCTTTTTATTGAGAACCACACATCTGGTATCTAAGACTAATGCTCCATCTTGTCCAAGTCTATTAAGATAGGCTCGATAGGGACATACTTTCCAATGTGATTTATACACCCATGCGGATTCTCGTTCAAAACCATCTGGAATCTCAGGTTCGGGTGCGTCGATTTGTTCGTAAATTAACTCGCCTTCTGGACCCCAGACAGGTTGTTTATAAATAGGGTTGGTGGGTTTAGAGGTTGCACAACTACTTAGTTGATATAAGATTGGTACTCGTAGAACACACAAGCCACAATCTACCTCTTCAACAGTCTTTCCATACGTACACGCTTGACCGTGGGCGCACTTCCACTTCTGATCGCGGGAGCCATCCTTGGATACAACAACTACATTTCTACGCCGTTCGCAATCCATAGATCACCATAATTTAAGCGGACAATGAAAATGTTCTAATCTCATTCGTTCTCGAACAGGTATATTACTGCCGGGGCAGTCACATACCGCACAGAGTTTTTCCTTCTCATTATACTTTGCACATTTGGCACAGTACGTTTTGAAGAAATAGTCTATTTCGGCTTGTGTCCGCTCCGGGCCTTCGGACTCGGAGCCGTTGAAGTGAAGTAGCCAATCGGCTATCTGTGCTTCATCAGGCAAGACCCGGAGTGGACAAGTCTCACAAAGTTCGGGAGCAAGAACCTGTACAAAGAGGCGACAATTATCGTTGCCGCATCTTGATACTTTTATTCCAAGGTTACTAGCAAAAACAGTCTCTTGAAATTTACAAAGCATTGTTTTCATTTGTCACCTTAGTATGCCTTTGGCTCGTATGTCTCCCCGGAGCCTGCTAATTTCTTAGTTGGATCGCCAGGGGGATTAGATTCACAAGCACCACCTAATGGATCAGTAGGGTCTGCGAATCCTTTTGGTTCGGAAACCGTATAAGGATCACTTTTACCAGGGGTATAATTACAATGTAACCCCGCGATAGTTGCTTTCATAGAAGAATAAAATGACCATGCTGCAAATAATGCTCCAAATATATGGCAGAAATTATTCATACTGCCATCACAAGGTTGCCCTGTGCCTGTATGGGCGCATGGACCACTATCACAACCAGCCCCAGATTTACCAGTAGTTACTATAGTAGGTGTAATATAAGTTACATTTACTTCATAACTACAACCCAATCGATAATTTGGTTCGCCGCAGGCTGTAGGTTTTTCTTTCTTCTTATCCTTTTGACCACCACCACCAGTTTGATTTTTGTTCATTTGGTTGTCTGTATTTTTGTAATCTGAACTTACAGCACGTTTCCATGCTTCAAATACAGGGTCGGGTTCTTCAATATCCATAACGTCAGAAATCTGACAGACCACCACTGGATATGTATCTCCATAATCTGATGGAAATTGATCGCCAGATGAAAGAATAATTCTTCTTTCATCTTGCAACACAACGTCGCCACCACGTAGGATATGCCCAGCAGGTGGAGTCACTGTAAACGCATAACCAGCACCAGCATTTGCTTCTTCTGCTGTCAGCGGAAAGATCATAGCGGGATCGATAGCTGCTGGCCAGAAGAATGGATAAGGTGCCGTTTCACCAGAACGTATTGGAGTCAAGCACTCAAAATGTATTGTATTATTTTCATTATTATATTGGGCACTAGTGATAATCACCTTTACAGGTGTTGCTGACAAGTGAGAAATATTTAATGTAATACAATCGAATACATCTAAATCCAACATGCTTAGTGGTGTATCAAACTCTACTGTTTTCCAAGTATTTGCCGTTCTTATAAGCCAGAACGTAGCAGATTTCAAAATTGTATCAAATGTATTTTGTGTATAATAGTTATGGTCCTCCGTATAAATACCATACTTTGACACATTATGTTTTAGAACAATTTTTTGATCCGGGTCGGTTTCCCTTAATATTGGAGCGTCTGTTTGTCTCCAAGAGATAACTTGTTTGGTCCCTAGATTCTCAGTCTCAGTGTACTGAATCTTAAAGGAACTTACTACAATATCATCGGTCGTTAAAGTGCGAACGGATGTTGGTTCTAATGCAAGGTACTTAATGTACAATGTATCGCCACGAATATAAACAGCACATCTTGATTGATATGCAATATCCTGAATAGTTTGAAAAACACTTTGTTTGGTTTTTACATAAAAATTAGTAGGATAGTTTGTTAGACTAGTTTTTACTGCCGCAAAAGATGTTGCATCGATGCTCATTGCAGGCAGATATTTGTCAACTAACCACTCTATAATATCGCAGGGATTTGGTCCAACGTCGGATGTGAATGAAACATAAATTTCATCGCTCCATTTTTCATCCGTGCTACTTAGTTTTTCTGCAAAACCAATTTCAACTACTGTATAACCATCGTAGTCAGTTTCATAAACAGTGTAAAGAGAAGTCGGGACAGTCATCAATAGTTCTCTATTGGACTTTTCACCTTGTTTCTTATACGCTGCGACGTTGTTAATAGTGCCTGGAATCAAACTCACAATATGTAAAATCTCAGCCTCAGCCTCCAAGAATACTTCTGTACCAGCCGGGAGCCAACAAAAGTTGGACGTGGCCATGTCATCGTAGGCTTTCTGAGAAGCAGTCGGACCACCTTCATTAGTGATATTTAGACCGCCAACAGTGTCACAAGTCTCTTCTTCGGCATTCCGTGGATACTTCCAAGTTAAAGACGTTGTATCAAAGGTCCAAGCGTCTGTCCAAGCTGTTCGTTGTAAACTATAACCTCTGTCGCCTGGATCGTGACAGTCTAGGTCAGCAGGGTCGGTTTTAGCAAAGTCTGGGTGCCAGCGAGATTGTACATGGAAAGTATTCCCAGTAAAATATCCTCTAAATTTAGCACCTTCAATATTTAATGTTACGACAGTTGTTTGAGGAAACTTGTCTCCTCCGATAACAGTAAAAGATGAATGTTCATAAGCTACCTGTTGATCGTACAGTGTTAGTAATGCACAGATTGTATCAAATCTATTTGCAATACAAGTAGGATCAGGTTGTGTTCGAGCCACAGTTACAGTGCCCAAAGCACCCGTGCCGCTACCGAGAGTTGGTATTGTTGTTTCCCCATCTGGAACGTCAGGACAACTGATATAACGAGCCTGACAAATTCTAGGCTCTAAAGTAAAGTCATGTACGCCTTCGCCCGCATAGAGATACCCTTTGCGAGGGGATCGAACTTGTACTGCTTCCATATTACAAACAGTACCAAAAACTAATGGCCATACTTTTCCTAACGCATCGCTAGGAACATTTGGGAAGTCTCCTTCTTCCATTGAGAAAGCAACTTCATTATCTTGATTGGTTGTAGCAATATCAAAACTAAGGGTACGTGCGCCTTCGTCCCAAACAATTGGGCTTGAAATTTCGCCCTTGAAAATCAGGAACTTTTGTCCATCGGCGAGTCCTTTGAAAGTTTGATATAGCCAACATGGGCGTTTATGAATATCTTGAGTATCAAGAATTGCCTTGATACCACCATCAATATCATCCAATACAACGGAGATTGCCTGAGAATCACTTGCTCCTGTTAATTTTAGAGCAGTATCAAAGTTGCTGACAGAAACAATAGCGGGGGACGGATAATCACTGCCGTTAATTTTTTGGTCGGCATAAGCCACTTTCACACTGTCGCTAGTGGACCATGCTACTTCAAGAATAAAGATAGGTTCTGTCCCGTAGTGTGTCTGTAGTTTTAATAAAGCCTCTGGCGATATAACTCTCATTATTCAGCCTCCTCAAAGTCAAATGCGACATCCATAATCTCTCGCCCCGGGAAATTTAAGGCTCGACCAGTGCCACTCAATTCAAATGGATTGGTTTGAAAATATCCTATCCATACATTTGCTTCGTGATCTGTAATACGGACAATAGAACCAAAGTATGATTGAAAGAATGCTTCCAATTCTAAGGCTTTATTACGTGATAATTGGAATGCCCAATGTAATTTTTTACGATCACCCTTGGCATGTCTATATGTATAGAGTTTCCCTGTCATCGTTCTCATGGTTTTAACCGTCGCCACAACAGCACTCGAATCTCCCCAGTTTGGACTGGGGAGGATGACGGTGGTTTGCATCGAAGGATATGGTGCTTCTATACGGAACATAATTAAACTACCACGTATGATACTGTTTCATTGAGAGTAAGATTATTTCCTGGCACTATGTATTCAACAATAACGCCTTCAAACTCAAAACCAACACTCCATTTATTTTTACCATCGTGAGTGGCCGGTTCGTTAGGAGTTGTTATAACTCCAATCCATTCTCGACCTTCCCAATCAGTGATATTTATTTCTTCACCTAGATGTGTTTCAATAAATGTTTGTAAGACATATACTTCGTTAGAAGTTAAACCAGTAAAGTTACAAACAACCGTATTTATCTTAGGCCAATTAGGATCGGCGAATACACTTAGTTTACCGCCTCTTGTTTCACGGCTTATTCTTGTAAAATTAAGTCTATCCCTATTTTCAAATTCAGGGGCGGGGAGTGTAACTGTGTCAGTAAATTCGCCTGTGGCTGGGAAAGACATTTGAAATCTTTCCGTTGAATTACTATTCACTGCGACAGGTAGGGTAATACTTGGAGCATCCGGGATTCCTGATACAGTTGATTCTCCGACAAAAGGTGTGTATTGTTTATTTGTACACGGCCGTATTAAATAGTAGGCCAAAGAATGTCCTATTGCAAGCGACTCAACAACTGATCTTAAAAAATCTGCATGGTATTCTACGACACCATATAGTGTCATCGAATCAACTAAGGCTTGATAACGGCCAAATGCTACAGTCTCATTGAAGGTCAAAGAGTCTGTGACCGAAATAATAAGGTGTGAAGCCGACCCAGTAAATGTTAGCGTATCAGAAATCGTATAGGTACGAGTTCTTGATATTAAATCAACTAGCGTTAAAACGTCGTTGATTGTTTGTCGGATATTGGGATTATATCCTGTCGCCGTGCCATTGAAAAATAAATTCTGGGCAACAACACCCCAACGAGTCGCATTGTATCCCGTGGCAACTTCTGTAAATGAGAAGCTGTCATATACATATCTGGCTGTCGGTTTTTCCGCAACCACGACTTCGTTAAATGTTAAAGAGTCCCCTGTTGGATTAAAATCATTTGGTACGTGTAAATGGATGACTGTTTCATCAAAAGTTAAATCCTCAGTAACGTCTCCTAATTTAACAATTGAAACGCCATCAGTTAGACTCATTGAATCATTAACTGAACGATTCCACACCATATTTGCTGTGGCGACAGTATCATTAAATGCTAATGAATCTGTAACTGTTCGTGGATGCCATAATTCTGATGTTGCTACTCCGTTCAAAGAGAACGAATCATTTACTACTTTTGTACTCCCTGAAACTAGTTCATAAACAACTGTTTCATTGCATGAGAGTGAATCAGTAACAACGCGAGGACCAGCTAATAATGTGAAGGTTGCTACATCATTAACTGAGAAAGAATCAAAGACTGTCGGAGAAGTCAATGATAATAGCACGTAGGCATATTGGCGTGTAACTCGCAACTTTCCGCTGCCGGGTCCAAGCACAGAAACGTATTGTCGAGTTACTCGTTGGGTCATGGCACCATTACTCCAAATTGAGCAGCATTAAAATTGCTCACGGACCAAGCACTATTTGTGTTAGGATCAGTTTCTAAAATATTACTGACAGTTGTGTAACTGGTTATTACAGTTAAATTTGCACTATTTACAGTAGTCGCACCTGATACACATTGAACCTGTAATGTACTATTAGCAGAAGTATCCTCACAGTCAACACAAACCATTGCACCTTTAATTGAATTTAATACACTTAGATTTGCAAAATCATATAGATCAATATGGCCACTTGTAGAATCCTCTACATAGGTTGTATTGTCGTCAACAGGATTTTCATCTACCAGCGTATAATGAGTACCATTTGCCGAAGGTGTCCATTGAACAGTCCCAGAGTCTCCACTGGGGTATATGGTTTCAACTCTTACATTGCCTAAAAATCCAGTAGCTCCGTTCGTGGCATATACATCATCAACTGTTAGAGTACCTTTCCAGTTATACCCATAAATCCAAAAACCATCAATATATGTATGGGCACCAAGTTTATGGGTGTCACTTCCACTGAATACAGTAGTACCACCTAAACGCAACTCATAGTTAAAATTAGTCGCACTAGTACAAACTATTTGTATTTCAAAATAGTACCAAACATTGGCATTTAATATAAATGTTGAAGTAGCAATTGTTTGCCAAGCACTTGAATAATAGGTTTTTAATTTTAACTTACCATCCATCGTCATACAGATTTGAATCGCTTCGGTAGTTCCATCAATTAAAGATAAAAATGAAGCCTCTGTTTCAAATTGTGACCATTTACATGCAATGCCGACGGTAAAGGTAGCATCTGTCGAACCAGCCAAACTTTGTTTTTTAAGAGTATTTGTCCAAGTACCTGCTCCGAGTTGAAGTGCATATCCAGTACCGAATCTTCCAGTGACAAGATTAGCTGTACCAGCATTTGCCATTGTATATTTTCGGGCTAGGATGGTTGCTCCGGCTACAGTCGTCGAGCCAAACTCATCAAATCCGTCACACCATAATAAAGCCATAATTGCACCTACGAAAGTATGAATCCAAACTTAGCGGCATTAAATGCTGTGTCGGACCACAAACCACCTGTTTCTGGGTTTGTTTCAAAAATTTCATTTCGTGTAGAATATGTGCTAGAACCGCATAATTGCGTAGCACCATTTGCCGTAGTGGCTCCTGATACGCATTGTATTTTGTAATTAAATGGCGTTGTATCAGTTTCTCCACTCTCTACGGATACTACTACTCCTTTTATTACTCCAATAGATGTTACATCCTGGAATGTAAAAAGTTCAGCATGGCCGGAAACATTGTCCTCGACATAAGTAGTGAGGTCGCTGATTGCTTCATTTAATAATGAATAATGACTTGCTCCATTTGAACCCGTCCACTCATTAGGACTCGCATCGCCATCAGGATATACTAATTGTACAACAATATTTCCGAGAAAATCATTGTTATAACTTCCACTCCCATCACAAATATATAGATCATCGACGGTCATGCCATAATGCCAACTATAACCGACAAGAGCGATGCCGTTATGGTAAGCATGTGACCCACCTTTATGGGTATCAGACCCGTTAAAAATTAAGGTTTGGCCAATATGTAATTCATAATCATAGTTTGTTGCAGATGTGCAAGTTATTTTTAGCTCCACATAATACCAAGTCCCTGCTGTTAATGCAAAAGTCGATGTATTAACAGTTGTCGCACCTGCTTTTAGATATATAGTTCCATTTGCATTAAGATGTAGTCCGAGTCCCAAAGTTCCTTCATCTGTAAATTGTAGGAACGGTTGTGAGGCATCAAAACTAGTCGCAATTTTAATACCTACACCGCAAATAAGAGTCGCATTAGTTGTATTTACTGCTTTTCTTAAAGTAGCATTCCAAACGCCTAAGTCTAGTGAATATAAACCAGTTCGACCAGCACGAATGTATGTTGAACTTTCCGACCCTGAACTCATAACATAGTTACGACTCACAATGCCAGCAGGTGAAGGCGCAGAGCCAGCGGTGGTTCCGTAATTATCAAAACCATCAACCCAGAGTAGAGCCATAATTGCACCTTAAAAAACACCCCGGCGTAGATTGCTCTACGCCAAGGTGGGAACAGAGGGAGTTTAGGGTACACTTAACGTGTACGTGACTTTAAGTGTGTCTCCGTTTGCAACGGTGACAGTTGAACTAAAGGCCGCTTCCGACCACATAGTTCCATTTGATCCACCTTTCGTACTGTTGCTTGTAATGAAGATACCCTTCAAAGTAGCAGACGCATTACAAGTAAAGTCAACTGTACTGGCGTTAGTAATTGATCGCGTGGCAGCCGCACCGCACGTCCATGCTGGGCGAGTCGCATTTGAATAGCAAGTAGATTGTTCCGTCCAACCTGCATGGGATGCCATCGTATGGGCAGCAGCCCAAGTTGTCCAACCAGCATTATCGACTAAACCGATATACCAAGTTGCAACTGCCGCCCCGCTGTTAAATTCAGTATCTAGGATGTGATTTACACCCTCAGTGACAACTGCATTAGGTGCTTTGTAGATACCTAAGAGTCTGCCATTCGCATCACGGTGTTCTACCGTGAACAGACCACAAAGTCTGAATTGAGTCATAATAGTCTCCAAATATGCGGACTTTAAGTTACCAGTACCATTCGGGTGGAAAGTCCGCAAACTTCCAACTAGGTACTACAAATTTAGTTCAATTTTATTGTGCCACGTTTAATTTCACGTCGCAACTGTTGTCCGATCTGACGAACGGTTTGTTTAACATTATCCCCACCTGTGAGATTAACTGTAATATCACCAACAGTGGTTACTGGGCCACCAGCCGCTCTAAAGTTTGGCGTGACCCCCGCATTCATTGCTTGTAGTTGTGGATAAAATTTCGCGGCTTGCGAATCCTTTACCACATACTCTCCCGGAGACAACATAGCTGGGCGCGTATCTTTCCATTGTGGAGCCATACCACCAGCCGCAAAACGTATTACACCGCCATGTGCAGCGTTTTGAGAACCACCAGCAGCTTCCGCAGCCATGACAGCATACATTGCTTGTATTGCCGCTGCTTCGATTGCATACATAGCTGATTCAACACCGTAAGCAGCCCCTTCAACATTTCCTAATGCACCTACCATTCCTGGAAGTGGACCATTACTAATAGAGGTAACTGTTACGCCAGTCTGATCTAAGCCAGCGTTCATATTGATGATACTCTGACGAAGAGGTTCTGTAATCAATTTAAGTTTTTCTATATCCGCTTCAATTGATTCTGCTTTGATCTTCAATTCCATTTGTGCATTGGCTTCGCCAAAAATCTTCTTGGCTTCGTCAACCATCGATCTGAATGGGTCTAAAGTTTCAGGCTTAATACTGCTTGCGAACTTTTCCGCCCAATTCATTTTACCAAATGCTTCATCAAAATTCTTTAATTGAGTACTTAATCGACCAAATGCCTGACTAAATTCATCAGTGCCGGGTTTTGCTTCCTGCAATTTTTTAGCCGCCATTGCAATATCCACAAATGCTTGTGAAATTGCCGGGCCACCCGTATTTTCTTGGGTAATATTAAGTAGATCAACTAATTTTTGACCAGATGGTAACTGTTCAAAAGCGGCGGTGACAGCATTGCGGAAGTTGACTAAATCTTTATCAGTAGCACCGATTTGGTCATTAACCTTCTTTAATTCATCGCCCAACTCTTTACTCTTAGTAGCAGCACTTCCAAATAGATTCGAGGTATCTAAATCTAAATCTTTAGCCACCTGAGTTTGTTCAGGAGTCAATGATCTGCTAGGGGCAGTTAAAAGTTCTTGTTCTGCATTTACCTTGGCCTGAATTTGAATCTTATACCCTTGTAGGGCATTAAACTGTGAAGTAATTTGTTCTTGCAGGTGATAAACACCAAGCATATCTGCTGCTTGGGGTGTTCTATCCTTCATTAGGGTAAACACTTGTTCCCAGGCTTCTGCAACTTTCTTTTGACCTTCTTGCCACTGAGCCGTTGTCTTATCGACACCAGCCTTTGTTTTTCTATTGTTACCTTCTTCGATAATCTTAAATAGTTCGGCAGTTTTTTCAAGAGATTGTTGTTCTTTTAATGCTTTGTCAGCATTGGCCGCAGTTTGTTTCTTGATTGTATTTATTTCCTGCTCGCCAAGTACATTACGTTGACGATCAATGTTTAGACCTACTTCATGTAGTCTATTTAATTCGGAATAATTAGCACCCTGTTGCTGTGCCTGTGAGGTTGCCTTTTCATTCAAAGCAGCCGCACGATCTAATAACTCGTTGACTCTAGCCACATCCTCTGGTGATTGTACCTGAGTTGTTTTAGCCTTGGCCTGAGATAGTAATTCTTCTGCACGTTGTTCTTCCAGAAATGCTTGACGACGTGCATCAAAACGACTTATAGAATATTCAAATTCCTTATCAGCAATCTTTTGTTTACGGTTTGAAATTTGTTCTTGAATTGCAACAATTTTCTTCTGGCCCTCAGCCTCGCTATTAACAAGGGCTTGGATATAAGATTTTTGTGCATCAAGAATTTTATTAAAACGGTCCTTAGTCATTGCGACAATTGCCGCATTTTCGCTGGCTACTGTTGCAGTTTCTTTACTGAGTAAGACCTTTGCTCTAGTTAGAACATCGATCATTTGTCCAGTGCGTTTATCGATTGCGTCATTTTGTACGCGAGTTCGCTTGGCAACTTCTTCAATTTCAACCTTTGAAAGTTCCTGTGTACGGGCTGTAATTGTATCAATTAGTTTTTTATGCCGAGCCTCAATGCTATCGAAGGCACCTGACCATGCGAGTAGCATGGTTGCACCTAAAGTAATCATCACAGCAATGCCCGCAGGAGTTGCAAGAAATGCCGCTACAAGACCCCAGGTTGCTGTTGTAGCTCCTATCGCAGCCGTGCCATACGTCATCACTGCGTATGTAAGTCCACCGATAATTGCTGTTATTGATACGATTGCAGCCGCAGGGCTGCTAGCGAAATTGATTAGTAAGCCAGCAACTTGTGCTAGTGTGGTTTTAATGGGCAGCATTTTTTCGCCCAGTTGTTCCCACGCAAGCGTTAAGTTGTTAAGGGCAACTCTTGCTTTACCACCTTCCGACTCAAGGTTAAGTTTAGCGGCTGCTTCTGCGGCCCCTTCTGACCCTGTTTTTAATCTGTCGAAGGCTTTAACGGCTAGATCAGCGTTATCGCCCATCAAGCCCATTTCACCACGGATAGCACGGACGTTGGCTGTTAATTTAGCCATTTCGTCAGACGTGCCGCCACCAGCCTTTTCTAATTCTCGCAATAGACCTAAAATGCCGCCAAATTTAAGAATGGCTTGTTCTGCATTCTGAACTCCCCACTGCTCATTCATTAGTTTCTTGAGTGCGTCAGTTGGCTTAATTAAGGCCGTCATCACTGCATTTAATTGTGTGATAGCTGTATCAGCCTTCACACCTTGCTGTGTCATAATAGCCACAGCCGCCATTGCTTCTTCGACACTGATGCCCATTGCGTGAGCAGTCGGACCAATACGACCTAATGTATTTGCGAGATCAGAAGCCTCAAATCGACCGATCTTAATAGCCTCGAAGAATACATCACTTAAATGCTTAGATTGGTCAACATTAAGATTCCAGCCTTTGATTGCAGCCGTAATAACGTCAATTGAATCTCCTAATGGCACATTATTAGCGGTAGCCAAATTGGCGGCTTCTTTGAATACCATCAAAGAATCTGCTGCTCCACCGACTTGATTCTGCATAGTCTGATAAAAGGCTTGTGCAGCTTGGTCTAATGGCATACCAAATGCTTTTGACGTGGCCAATATCGCGGCCCTAACGTCACTCATTTTCATGGATGTGTCATCCATGATGCCTTGTATCTGGGCAATTTTAATACTAAAATCTTGTGCAGCCTGAATACCTTCGGTGAAGCCTTGCTTCAATTCTACAAGCGCAGATAAGAAAGCACGTAGCGCAACGATCTTACCGATCTGGCCCATAAACGCCATAACACCACCAGCCGCTTGTTGGGCTGCTGGCACTAAGGACGTATATTGTGTTTTTAGATTTCCTACTTGGGTATTTAACTGGCCGAGTATCGGCGTAGTATTAGCTAGCGTACCCGCGAAGGCTTGCGTGACTTGTTGATTTGAAATCTTATTTGTTGTCACGTAATCAGCCAAGGCGGCTTTTGCGGCACCAAAATCAACACTAGCCTGTCCCTTCGGTACACGACCCCACTCAGAAGTTAAGTCCTTAATCTGCTTTAGTGCCGCAGATGTATCGACTGTTAAACTTGGTGGTTGTACGGTAGAAAGAGAATTAAACTTGCTTAGCATTTGATCTACTTTGGCATTCATATCCTGTATGGATTTGCCAAATGCGGACCCTGCTGAGTTATATTCTCGTAGAGAGGTAGCTACTGTTGAGATAGACCCATTTAGATTGTCTAAAGCGGTCTTTAGGGCATTCAAATTTGAGAGCGAATCCCCTGTATCAAACCCCATTCGTTGAATTATTTCTTCGGCCATTATTACACCTTGCGATTAACCAGTGTTATGTACGTCCACGGGGACGGTAAACTTACATTCGCCGCTGTGTATGCTTGGAATGCAGCGTTTGCTTGTTCTTGAAATCCATAAGGACCGGGGCGAATCAATCTACTATAGACATGCGCCGCTTCTTTATTGGCATTACCATCATTATATTCATTATAAATCAAATGCCACAATGTAGTCGAATACTCTGCTACATATACACCATTCCATGTGGTTAATCTACCTTGACTTGCACGTTGCCCCTCGGCGGGTCCAACGAATCCTGGCATGTTAATGCCGCCGACTGAAAATGTTTGGCCGATTTTACCCGCTAATTTAATAAAGGTTGCGTGTGATGCGCCTGTCCAGACAGGTATAAGCGATACTGCTGTATTTATCCATAGGCCCACCGCCTCACGCAAATGTTGATTCATTATTCGGTCTAGCTCTTTTCTATAGGCTGAGACCGAAAATCTGATTAGACTGTACTCGAATGTTGCTTTCATGGTCAGCAATCCAAAACTGGCTGGCTTATTCACTGCCACCAGCCAGTTTGATTTTCATTTCAGTTTCATCGTGTTCTGCGATTTGGTCATACGCTAAGATCATAGCTTGTGCCCACACATCGCAATCGTCCCAGGAGTCTTTGACTCCTGGCGGTTTTATTCCGAGTCGTTGGCAGGCTCGCCAGATGGCGTACTCTGCGGTTCGGTAGTCGGGGTAGAGGATTTTTCTTGAACCGGATGCTGACCACGTATAAAAACCTCGCGGGCCTTTTCGAGTTTCTTTTCATCCAGTGCGTTGGCTTCCATTACGGCACCAACAATCCGATTGATTTCAACTGAGGAGAATCCTGCATTCTTGAAATCGTTAATGTAATTAGTCCAGGTTGAGGGGTTGTTAATATCGGTAGTGTCCCACTCGATATTACTTGGCTCAAGGGACTTAATCACAAGGAAAGCAATTCGTTGCTCCATGTGCCGCATGAGGCAGAATTGATAATTTTCATCGTCTTTGTTTGGCTCCCAGCCATTTTTAGTTAGCCGTCCTGGCGGTTTTGGTTCTGGACAAATATTATAAAATGAATCCAAGTCCAGAATAGCTTTTGCGCGAATAATAACTTCTTCTTCTACTCCGCGAGGTAGAACAAGGATAACTTCATGCACACCAGAAATTTCACGTCCACCAATCTTCATAATTTTCTCCCTCAAGAAAGTGAAAAGATTGGGTCGAGGTTACTCGACCCAATCATCTTAGTTCCAATTAACCACGGGTAACGATGGCAGAAGATGCCATGCACTTACCACTAACAGAGATCGTAGCATCCTTCAAGCTAAAGTCCAGTTTCTCATAACGGAAGTCTGGTAGCAAGGTCGTTTCATCCTGATTCGTGCCACAAGGTTGAACCTGTTCGATTTCCAAATCGACACAATACGGTTCACACAAGTCCGCAGATGAACTTACCCATTCGTCAGCCGCCCCAATTTTCTTCAAAGCGTCAACGGGACTCATGGACTCGGAAGTACCAGTCGTCACATGTTCATACACGAATTGTAGATCAACGTCGATAGGTTTCTCGTCACCTTCCCGAACCGTATCCAGATCACCACGATCAAGTAAATAATCGTAGTTCTTATTCTCCGAATACTTCAAGTTACCATCGCCGATCTTAATCTCCAATTCCTGCGCGTGGAAAGTTACCACGTCATTTACAACTGACGCACCGCCCGTCCAGATAGGACTGACAGTAACATTAGTCGTCGGACTAGTAGAGACACCATTCACATCGGCAGGTGTTCGAGCAGTAACGATATACGTACCTGTGTTGTTAGCTGAATTAACAGTTAAACGCGCACCAATCGGAATAAGATCAGTATCGGTCGTATTGAGTACAATAGTATCGACATTGATATTCGTATCATTCACTGCTGCATTTGCACTAATTTTCGCCGTGCCGGCGAGACCGTCCTTTAGACGAATCGTAGCATCACGTAGTTCAATTCTGGCCATGTAATATTCTCCTTTTGCAAAAGATTGTTTATTTATAAGGGATTTGGCCTACACCCTTGTCTAACGCAACTGCGTTTAATTTGAAACAGTTATATAGCAAATAAATGCGCCATCCACCATTGATTGGCGAACCCGATCTGTTTTGCTGATCTGACCAAAATGAAAGATTCGATTAGGGTCAAATTTTGATCTTTGTGGGGTTAAACATTCAAACCAAGCACTGTCATCAACGCCCCCTGTATCCGGGCCGTAATGATAGAGATTGATTGGGCCATCCATTGCTACTTCAAATGCACCACACCAGTCCTGTAGATCATACACATTTGTTCGGTCCATCAATTCAGTCAGAAGTACATTTACTCCCACTACAACTCTAAAGTATCCTCGGCTTAATTCTACAATAGATGGGCCGTTAATTCTTAGTTCTGCATGGTCGTAATGTTCTTTGTCTCCCATACGTTCATCCACACCTTCGACAAGCAAAGGTAGTGGAATCGCTTGAGCAGCGGTCTTAAAATAATCGGCAATTGAAGCCATTATCCATCGAGGCCAGTTTTTATTAGGTTGCATCGTCATTCATCCCCATAACGTCTGTCACTCTTACCATCGGGTCAACAATTCTTTGAGTCTCATTGAATCCCAAACTATCCGTAACTGTGGCAGCGGGGCCTTTTACAGAGGTTTCTGACGGGGTTATATTTTCAACCAAATCTAACCTAATTGTAGCGGGTCCAACAACTGATTTACCAGAAATCAACCAACCAGTTTTTTGTTCTAATTCAACAACATTTTTCATTTCAAACCGCTGGTCATTATATACGAGGTAATCATTTTGCCGTGGCGAGTATCCGCGAGGTAAATCACGGGCATCAATCACGAAGTCACGGGAGTCACTATCGTAAGAACCACCATAAACGAAATTTTTATTAGCGGATATTGCAGATACGGACTGCACTACTTCTCTCGTAATCTTTACTGGTAAGACAATACATTTTCGTACTATATGCGTCTCGGTTGTGTTGCTTTTGACACCAGTTTTATAATCTGTCGTAGATTCTAGGAATCTATAGATTGTCACCATATTCCCAAACGCTCGTTTAAGAACATAGAGAGTTTGTCTAATTCTACGGTTCAGACTTAAATTGGTGGCATTCATTTTAGACTTTCTGGTTTCTCGCAATCATCGCCAACCATTCGTGGGCAAACTCGCGTCAGACGTTCAATTACACGACCAATCCATTTGATACATTCTGCACTTTGCGTGAGTGCTGTCACGGCATCTTGTACCAGACTTTGTAGCACTTCTCGTTGATATTTTTCAAGTCTCTCGACTCTTCGATTCATTGATTTCTCTCGTTGCCAATCTCTCCAAAAGAAGAATAGAATAACAGTGAGAGTAGGTCCGCCAATTTTTAAGGTTTCCATCCAAGGGAAGTCCATTTTATTTCTCCTTTAGAAAACACCCACACCCAGAGTCTTTCGACTCTGGGTTGGGGTAATTGGCAGGTCTTAGCCGAGTAGAACGCAACCGAGGTTGAGGTCTAGCAAGGCAACGCCACCGAGTAAATCGCAAGTAACGATTGTACCCTGTGTGGTAATATCGTATTGCATGGTAACACGCATTGCGATATTGTTATAGGACGCAACTGCTGACCGAACACCGAAAGCGGAGTTTGGAAGAGCTAGTGGGCGGCTAACGAAAGCCAAAGCGTCCCGGTGGAACAATAGGTTCAAGGCACCGGCTGGGCCTGGGAACATATCTTGGTTATCAACCAAGTTAGCACCTGCAACGTCCAACGGACGGTCCAACCAAATGATCGTTTGGTTAGCGTTGGCAGGATTCTCGTAAGCCTCGATGATGGTGTACGTGCAGCGGGAAGTACCAGTGCCGGTAGCGATTAGCTGACCAACTTGTGGCACCTTTCCAGCGGTGTAACCGTCAACGGTAATACCCTTTGAGTAACCAGTCGCATAAGCACCGTCGCAATCAACCTTGTTGTATTGCGTAACCGTTGCATTCACGCCAGGAACGCCTAGCGGACCAGAAGCGTACTTCAAGCCTTCGCTCAACGTAATGGACGTGTTGGCCACGGAGTTGGTGGCATAAACTGGCTGCATGTCGTTTTCGACAGTGATGAACTCACCGGCGACCACGGCTTGGGCCATATTCACTTCAATCAAAGTCGCACCGATTGCTTCCGCATTGGTGGCAATGCCGGTCTTAACATCGGCATTGGTAATCGTAATACCCGGTTGGTTCTGAGCCATGTAGCTGTCAAAACCGAACACCCGACCTAGAGCCGCTTCCCGAAGGGCCTGACCCTGATCGCCACGTTCATTCGCGGCGGTAAATAGCTGAGTCTGCAACATGGCAGTTTCAGACGATGGAGCAAGAACCATGTTACGACCACTTGGGTAGGCGAGGTTCTTGTTTAGTTTTTCACGACCTTCGAGCAAGTAATCCTTTGCGTTTGCGCTGCTCAACCCACCTAGTTTACCAACGCGGTTGGCAAGGAACTTGTGGACTTGACCGCAAAGAGCGCGATCAACACCGCGAGCAATACCCTGCATGGCAGGGGCGAGGTACACTTGCACCAAGTCTTGGAAAGACTTGCTGGCTTCGCCGTCCTTGATGGTGAAGCTGATATAGAAGTGCTGGTCCAAAGGAACCCGCACGTCATCAGTCGTAGCGTCTTGCAACGCGATGCTGTCGGCATCAACCTTACGTTTCACCTTGAAAGCCCCTGGCCGACGGGTATTAACCACGTCACCAAAGTTAGCAACTTCTGCGGAAAAGTCACGGTGAACTAGGTTCGCCATAACCATGTTTTCCTCAAGAATAGCAAGACCTTCATTGGCCCAAAGTTCCGGCACGAATGCGTCGGTGTTGTTTTCGTAGCAAGCGACACTGGTTTGTAGAATAAACATTCTCATAGTCTCCATAAATTGTTTGGTTTGTTTTGTTTCGTCTCACAAACCCTACAATACACACTAGTCGGACTCCAAAATGTAGGTCTTTCGGCGACTGGCCTGATTTAACGTCACCAGTAACGGCCTTTCGGCTAAATCTCTAAAAAACCCGGCCTCGCCGGTGCTTGCAGTCATCTGCAAGGATAATCAAGTGCTGTTCACTCTAAACAGCGAGCAGCACTTGATAACATACTTCTTAACGCCGTGTTGGAATACCCAATTTGGCTGGGTCTTTACGACGCATTTCCATATACTGTTCGGTTGACAACTTACCTGGGTCAATCGTTCCTGAGCGATTTCCGCCAGGGGCCGTACCCGCACCAATGCCACTCACGACATTAGAACTAAATAGTCCGCCGTACTCAGGCAACTCTTTCATACGCTTCACAGCATCCTCTGGGGTACGTCGCGTAACAATCGTTTCCCCGGTCTTTGCATCCACGTCAGTTAGATCGACGATTGTGGTCCACTCTCCGGTGCCACGTCCTTGGTCGTCAGTCTTTTCCACGACCTTTGACATTGTTTTCAAAAGAGTCGTCAAGACGTTTGGATTGTGAGCATCATGCTTCACGGCTGCGTCCTGCAATTTTTGTTCGAGCATCGTATTCTTGAACAAGGTTTCCCAATGTTGAGCAGAATCTTTATAAGAAACTAGTTCCTTGGAATATTTTTCTTCCAATTGTTTCCGCTCATGTTCCAATTGCTGTTCCTTGGAACGGAAGGTTTTTTGCAAGTCCTCCAACTTTTCCTCTAACTGAACACGTTGTTCTTGAGTTAGATTTTGATTGGTTAGTGCTTCTTTATACGCACCTTCCAATTGCTGATATTTTTGTGTCGTCTTACGCCGTTCATCGGCTAAGAACTTATTCACTTCATCTTGAGTGAAAATCTTCACACCTTTGCGGCCCGCATTTGGGTCGCCACCACCATTGGCAACAGGTTCACCGCCTGCGTTTGGGTCGCCATGAATATTGGCAGAACCACCGGCACCAGCGTTGGGGTCGATATTCTCAAGACCAAAACCATCGCCTTCACCATCAAACATAGCCACAGAACTTTGTAAAACGTAATTCATCAACATTCTCAATCTCCTAATTGTCCCTACAATGTTTTGCACCTGAATCTGTCGTAGGTTTCCAGAGGCGCATCCTTAGTCGCGGACCAAGTATTATACACGCGAAATTTTCACTATTCGACTAAATGTTAGATAAGGTTTTAACATTCGCCAAGCTAGTGAACTTGCAATTCCATTTGACAAGTGTTCGATAGGGGCCGATAGTCGATCAAAACTATTTTTAACGCCAGCAAAAGATGTGCTGGTTAAACCTAAGTTTTCAATCTCCATTTCAGGGTCCACGCCATCGAGTAATGAAAAGGCTATTTCATAACACGCTTGTTCAATTTCTATTGGCACGGTAGTATCACCATCCCGTGGAAATTCAAGTTCCTGTGTTAAATTAGCAATTCGTATATCATCGTCAGTTACGTCATTCGGGTCTGTAACTGCTAGATATAAATTATATGCCGGGGTTTTATTTCCTTTGAAGTTAAGTCGATCTATACTTCTAGTCGCGGTGTACAAGGCTTTTGCCTTGTCAACAGCAGAGGATAAATCCCAGGCTTCTGAATGCAAGCGGGTTGTAAAATAAGCATCCCCACCTACAACACTACCATACATACTTGCCATAATTATTTCCCCTCTCCTCGGACAGCCTTCTTACCATCTGATTGGACGGCGGCATCCTGTGATAGTGCCTTCTCATTAGCAGCCGCATTCGGGTCAACTGCCATATCTTTCACACCCCTGGCAGCGGGGTTATCTAAGGCTGCTCCATCAGCATCTTGTGCGGCGGCTCCTGCACCCGCACCCTTTTGTTGGGCTTGTGCAATCCGCATAATTCTAGCAAGATTATCTTCGCGGGCTTTTAGGTATTCATCATCATTGAACCCAAGAGCCATTGAAGCTGTCTGATCGCTACAACTACCTTGTGCTTGTGCAGCCAAGATTGTTTCTGGTACACTAGTCGTATAAGGTGCTTGGTCGATCTCGTCGTTGATTGTTTCTAAAGTATCAACAGAAACTTTCCCGGTAAACAGTGAAGTCACAATGCACTTCGCTAGCTCGCGCTTCACAGTTTGACCGGGGACGGAATACATAAGTTCGCTTAATTTCTTAGCTTCATCAATTCGTGAAACATCTGATTTTAAGCTATATCTATCTGGATATTTAATAACGGGAACTTGTCGCCGTATTGGATTTTTCTCTTCATAGGATGCCCAGTGTTCAGCGATTTTTCGTTCGCTATTTTCTAGTATCAATCCAATGAATGATAATCCAGCTTCCAGACCTTGATTATCCATATCCTTTGCTTCTGCGGATATAGATCGACCAGTCTTATTAGCTACTGCTAAATTGACTAGTTTTCGTATGTCATCTTCCAGTTTTTCTTGAAGTTTTAGGGATGCGACCAATGGTTCAGAGGACGGACTGATAAACTCAGGCCGGTCCATGCCCATGCCATACGCAATACCCTGTGCTGCACTAACTTGTAATTCCGTAGGGCCGGAAGCATTCCCAGCCGCCCCGGTCGTGCTACCGGACATACCATCATGTTTTAGATGGCTTCCAAATGCCTTCAAATCTCGTTGTTCAGTGTAGAACGGGAAGTTTGCTTTCAAAGCATACGCCACGTCGCTAGAACCTAGATTTAATAAAGCAATTTGATGTTTGCAAACATCTTTCAAGACGCTATCACCAATGTCCATTAGAACAAATGGTATGCGAGTAAGTTGTAGTTCAATTGGATATGGTCCAACTGTTAAATTGTTATGCGAGTCAGTTGGGTCTCCATTTGAATTATAAAACTGTACGTTTACTCGCCCAGTATTTGGATTGATATAAACCAATCGATACCGTTCATAACTGCCCGATGGGAGTGAAATCGGGAGATTAAATCCCATGTCACCTACACTATTATAATCTACACATTGATCGCGTAGAAGAATAGCTTGGTAATCAGATTCCGCATCAGGTAAAGAAGAGGACCAAGATAAAATATCTTCGACACTGTACATATATAAATATGGTCGTGCGCCTTGGACTTCTGCTAACGTAGTAGCATTCAATTCTGGCATATCAATATAAATGCCAACTTTACCCATCACAAGAAGTTCTGTTAATGCCTGATAGCCCATAAAGGCCGTCATATTAGAACCTCGCATATCTACACCGCCCAACGCGCCTTCAACGGCGTTGAGATAATTTTTACTTCCACCCTTTCTTAACACGTCTCGCATACGTTGGAAAATTGAATTTCGTATGTCATTGACGGCTGCTTTTGCAAAAGAAGGAACCGGAGTAATTGACCGACGCAGGTTAAAATCTACTACAGTTTCTCGCATAGAAAACTGTTTCAGATTTTGCATTGTATAATCATCCCCACCGGCATACGTCAATCGCCATTCATCCCAGTAGGTCATATCGGCCCAATAATTTGGATGCCGAATATTGATTAGCAAATTTTTATTATCTTGTGCCATTATAGAAATGCTCCTATCGGTCTGTTAGTTGCACAGGATGCAGCCAACGGTAAAGCTATCTCAGCGTAGTTCAAAGCATGGCCGTAGTGGTCTGCACCAGTCTCTACGTATCGTGCTTGTTGATTGCCGTATGTATCTTTAATATACGTGCGAACAAATGCCTTTATATGTTCTTTGAACTCGTCTCCCGTATCTTTGGGGATAGCAATACGCCTGGAATTAAAGCGTCCTAAAGACGCATCTAACCAATTTGTCCGATCAACAGTGGCCATAGGTGCGCCATCTTCATCGGATATGGAAATTTCTTTTCCGGTCACGCCACTTCTATATCGACATAGGGTTACGAACCCTGGAAATCGTCTCGCAAATCGTCGAGCGTCGTTTGTAAATGGGTCAGCATCGATAACACAATGGGATACCTGCCACTCCCGCATCAACATATCTAATCGCTCAAATTCTGACCCTAAAATAGTTCCGTGCCATAATATCTTGCCAAAGGCTGAGACATTGATATCGTGGTCAAACTTATCCGGGGAGAACTCCATGATGACGACGTTGCATCTTTTACCAACATCGACACCCATTACAATGGGTTTTGATTCACTATATAAAGCTGGAACCAATTCGCCGTTGCAATAGTTTGCAAGACAATTCTCAATCATAGCGTCTGTTACTTGTGCGCCTTCTCCAATATAGGGTTGACCTAATTTAGAATTGTGAAACTCGGTCGCAGCACCTTCGTCGCATTCGCCGCGAAAGAAGGCTTGTACAAGTTCGCCAGGATTGACTGTAAATGAGTATAGCTGACTGACGTGAAAACTGCGGTGATCTGGGTTATTGTCGTGATTTGTCACTACCCAATGTCCACTTCGCAGGAACTCAGGTTTTTCTGCCTGTTCTAATCTATGGCCACATTCCTTACATTTTAGGAATGATTCCATACATTTCGGGTCGGTCACACTCTCGCCGCGTATTTCAATGCAATCCGGCCATGTAAGCATTGTTTCCCTGCCGCAGTGTGGGCAGTTAAACATCCATTGCTCTTGAGTACCTTGTAGGTATAAAGCATGTATGCCAAATTTAGGGATTGTCGGGGTCGAAATGGACCAGATATTTTTTTCAACCTGACCACTAAGACGCTCATACGCTAACCAAATTTGTTTGTCGTCCATTTCGTCCAATTCATCGAGAATCATTGTCGATGCTGGACAGGACTTTAAGTTGATGTTTCCTCTTGAACCGCGAATGTACAGACTCACTGACCCGGCGATTTTTAACCGATCAGTATTAGTCTTAGTGAAAATGGACGCGATATATGGGCTAAGTGAAAGTGCCCCACTAAATCGTGTCTTACTAAAATCCGAAGCAGCAATAGCTGTCGGCAATACATATAGCACATCGCGTTTCAAAATATCAATCGTATATAAGGCTCGATTGATGGCGGCTTCTGTTAAGCCTGTCTGCGCACCCTTCATAACTGAATTGAAGGAAGTTTGGGAATCCGATACGTCTCTTGCCCAAGGATGGTACTTGAAAGTGTATGGACCTGGAAACGGTGCGCCCATGATTCTACGGTGTTCTGCCCATCGTGAACAGCTAGTCAACGTATTGCTCTTTAGGCCAGCGGCCAGAGCGCGTCTAAATTCTTGTGCTAAACTGTTCATAATGGTATCCAATTACATTGAGGCTGAATTTTTTGAGTCCAGTTTGCGTTGTTTCTTCTTTGCTTCAACTGGTGCAGCCTCTTGTTCATTTAATGCACTTAACTTCTCACAACCCTTTTCTGGGATGTTGACTGTTTCTTCAAATGTCATTGGAAGAGCAGGAACTTCATCTTGTGGTTCAATCTCAGGTTCAGGTTCAAGTTTAAGTTCAGGCTTTGGTGCCAACTCTGCCCTGAGTAATTCAATGTCGTGTAACTCAGGGTCAAATTTTCGCCACAAGCCGTCATGTTCCTTAAATGATAAACCCCAAGAGTTAATCATTTGTTTCCCGGCTGAGTAGGCATCAACCACAATAAGAATTGTGTCGTCATCAACTGAAATTGACTTATGGACGAGCGGACTCATTGTACATTTGATTGTTTTTTCGAGACTAGAAATCTCAACATTGAGTGATGCTGCACCGAGCGAAGAGGGTAATTGGATATTTTTCATCATTGTTCCTTATAAAAGTAGAAGCAGGCTTAAAAGTAGTTTTAATACTTCTGGCCAATTTTCTTTGAACCAGATTACTAACTTTTGCCAGAAGGATTGTAAGTCGCCCTTAAAGGCATTTTCCTTGACATGTTTTTCAAGTTCTTCCATGAGATTTATTCGTTGCCCATCCTTTGTAGTTCGACGTGGGCATTTACAGGCATCCATTAGAGTCGTATAATCTTGTAAGGATAATAACCCCTCAGCCATACTCTCTTGTAGTGCTTGTCGGTATAATCTTTGAAATCGCATAATTCACCATATAATATAGTCAGGGTTTTTACGAGACATAGAGGCTCGTACTTGTTCTTCTGTAAACCTACCAGTAAATCGTTTGATTTCCTTGTCACCATTTAGAATGACAAGGGTTGGTAGGGATATTACGCCGTATTGTTTTTCTTTCTCTTTGGAATCGTCAACATCTACCTTTTCAATATCATAGCCATCCTTTTGTAATTTGACTACAATTGGTGCGATAGTACGGCAAACGGAACACCACTTAGCTGTAAAATATAGTGCGTTCATTATTACACCTTGTACAGTGACGAAAGAGCAGCACGTAACTCAGCCTCGGTAAAAGTTTTAATTAGGCGTTGAACTTCATTGTCTGCCCAATCTTTAACAATCAGTGTCGGTACAACCTTGACATTATTTTGTCGTGCCTTATCAGCATAACGAGCAATATCAAACATTGTAATATTGACACCTTCTTTCTTCAATCGCAATACAATTGGAGTTGTTAATTTACATGCAGGCGAGACAATCGAGAAAAAATAAATAGCTTTCATTGTTTTTTCCTAAATTTCTTAAATAAATCCCGAAGTCGAAATTTTGTAGTGCCAACCATATCATAGTCGGGAATCATATTTATTGGTTTTGTAGGGTCTTTCGTTTTATCGTTGACCTTCTTGGCAATATCTAAGACTTCATCAATTTCTTTATGCCAATCAATTGGTTTCTTTGTCATCCATGCAAGCAACAAAGTTCTTAACCAGACAACAAAGACTCTCCATATTGAAAACATAATGATTCCTCTTAGAATATATCGTAATCTAGTTTTGGATATCCAGCATACGCACTAATTGCGACCGTATCCATTTGTTTGGCCATTCGGTCGATAACACTCGCATCTGCCCAGAAACTTCCGTCAGGCTGTCCAAGTCTCTTAGGACCGGACACCCAACTGATTGGCCATGAGTTCTGAATGAGGCACCCTGGACGTTTAGGGCTATCATCTACACCAACGATGCACATGCAGTGATTCCACTCTCCTCGCGGAGCTAGAAAACCTTCTTGATCTCGCTTGGTTGTAAAACCTTGGTTAGAGCAAATAGGCACTGGATAACCATTATAAATACAGTCACGTATTTCTTCATACGTTGTCACAACAGCAGCACTTCCTACAGGATGTAGTTTGCAGAGAAGTTGCAACTCTTTTGGTAGGCCAGTACGACCTAATTGGTCGGCCTTCGCCCCACTGTATTTAGTAAAATCATAGTTCAAATACTTCTGACGAAGTAAAATACCGTATTCCTTTACAAATTCGCCGGTATGTAAACCAATCGCACCCGCACCGGGGATACGCATCTTGTATCTGCCCTGGCTGATTTGGATACGACTACCACCGTAGATGGCTTCTGTAGCGGATTCAGCTACCCAGCGTTGCGGCGAGTTTCGTTTAACAATTTGAATTGCTGTTAGCAAGTCAACGCCCAATCCAAAACCGTGACTGACACAATCGCCAGTGTCTTGGATATGGGATATAAAAGTGTGATTTTGTAGTTTTTCAAGGAAGGGGAAGAGTAAGGATGTTTTACCTGCGCCTGTGCCACGAATTTCTTCGTCGAATTTATTTAGGTATGGGTTGTCATTTTCATCCATCCAGATTTCACGGGCGGCTGGGTCATTTACCCAGCCCATATAAATTGGATGACTAGCTTCAATCTCTTGTGCCAGTGCGCGAATCGGGGTAAAAAATCTTGCCCCTACAATACCAAGCCCTGCTAATGAGGCTAATTTAAGAAACTCTCGCCTATCCATGATATATCCCTTTACTTCGCTACAAGTTTTAGTCCTTCGCTAATTTGTTTCCACATGGTAGCGTGTTGGTCTGCCGTAACCAGTAGGCCAGCTTGCGCTTGATTCTTCATTTCAGTCTGCAAACCTGTTAGGAATGGAAGCCAATTATTGATATTGTTTCCAAGGGCGGTTTGATTAGCGGTCTTTTGAGCCGCAATGATTTGGTCAGCAGTCGTCAAGGTGCCAGCGTTAATTTGTGCAACAGTAGCGTCAAAGCCTGCGGCTAATGCCAAGGCTTCGGCTTTCTTATTTGCACTATTTACTGGGGTTGCTAGTTCTGTAACTCTTCCAATGAATCCACCTGGATTAGGAGGAATTGGTCCGGGTCCGGGAGGAACAACACCGTCACTAGTTACCTTAACGATAAAATATTTCAAATCCTGTTCGTTATCATTTAGATCGGA